CGTAATGCTGTAAGTATGGTTGCGCGCACATTGTTTTCTGATAAAGAGCTTGAAGGTAAGTCTACCGAAGAGCGCAAGCAAATGATGGCAGAAAAGTATAAGGTGGATTGGAACTTAATTCTTTCTTTCTATCGTAAGGGTGTTTGCGTGCGTAAATATGAATGTGTAGAATCTTTCACGCGGCCGGATGGCACCAAAATTGAAGTTCCTCGTAAACGTTGGAACGTAGAAAAGTGCATTCCTTCTTTCCAAGAACATCCAGAATATATAAATGAGTTAGTCAATATTTGACTAACTCTTAAATTTATGATATAATAATTATATCAAATGAAGGGAGAAAATATTTTGAAAAGTGATAGTCATTTGTTTAGATTGGCGCGAGAATGTAGTTTCAAATCAGATTATAGCGGCTGTGGACGGGCTCGTATAGGTGCGGTAATATCCTATAAAGGCACCGTGCTCGCAAAAGGCTTTAATACTGACCGCACGCATACTGACCAAGCCAAATATAATAAATGGCGTTATAAAGACAATACTTCAAAGTATCTGCCAGAGAAACTTCATGCGGAGCTCTCTGCTTTGCGGAAGATTAAATATCTTGATATTGACTTTTCTAAGGTTCATATATATGTTTATCGTGAACTTAGAAATGGTAAATTGGGAATGGCTAGACCGTGTTCGGCTTGTATGGCCGCGATTAAACAACTTGGTATTAAACATGTTCATTACACAACCGATAGCGGTTATGCCGCAGAAAGGATAACAGAATGAAACCAGTAGCGCAGATTCTTTATGGAAGTCAGAATTATCATTTGAATGGCCCTGATTCTGACTGTGATTATAAACTTATCATGATGCCTGACTTCAATGATTTTTATAGCTACCATAAAGTAGATAAAAATGATTTACCCGAAGGCTATGCCCCCGAGCATTATAATGTTATGAGTATTCTTACTTTTGATAAGAATGTTCGTAAAGGTAATGTCAATGCCTTAGAAATGCTTTTCTCTCATTATATTAAATGTGCGGGCGATATTGAAACTTATATTGATGCGGCAAAACGTGCATATGCAGAAGGTTATCTTTTCATTGTATGGGATAGTTTTATTGCTACGGTTGAAGGTATGATTAAAAATTCGCTTGATCGCTATGGGGCCAACCGTAAATCTGCTTCGCGTGCACTATATCTTATCAATCTTTGCTCTTTCGTAGCAGAACATGATTTTGCTATGGATAATACAACCTGGGGAGAATATGAAGTTTTTTCAAGTGCGCGAGAACTTCGTTTTAATGAAGAAAGAGAACTTCCTACAAAAGAAGCAATTTTTGCGACTTTTGAAGATACGAAACGTTTTGCGGATAATTGTCGTAATTATCATCGTCTTATGTATTCTGAATCTGAACTTAATTTAATTGCGTCTTGGGACGATGATTTGGCAACTTGTATGAAAAATACTGTAAAAGGATATTTAAAGAAAGAGCTATGAGTTTATTTAAAAAAGAAAAACCTAAATCAGCATTATACTATGCTCTTGATTTGCAAGTTAATGAAGCTAAAGAAGCGGGTAGAACTGCTATTTATTATCCACTAAAAGAAGACGAAATTAAACAAGCTGAAGCTTGGGCGTTACATCATCGTTATTGGCTAAGAATTAGTCATAAAACCGAAAAAGATTTAGTTTATAAAATCAGTGGATTTTAAAGGAGGAATTAGTGTGAGAAAAGCACAATATGACGACATTTATACAGAGTGGATTGAAAATCATGTGTTCTTGGAGTTTGAAGATTACGAAGATGAAGAAGCCTTCGCAAGACATCTCAATAGGCTACATCATTGATTTATACAATAAATTCGCTCGGAATGAAAATGTTGTTTCTATTTTTAAAATTCACGGACAAGAGTATTGTATTAGGGCAATAACCGAATTTGAATGGGGTAAACCTATTTTTGATAAAAGTATAGATGATGACTTTGATGGTTATTGTGTTTATGATACAATAGAAGAAGCAGAAGGATATGTAAGATATTTAAAACAATTAGATGGGAGTAGAATATAGTATGTGCAAGTATTGTGAAAATGCCGATAATGAACTAGAAGTTTATTCTGATTTACGACTCCGTGCCTCAATTGAAACCAGGAGAGGTAATCCTTATATTGAAATTTGGGGTTCTTTGGATGGCGGATATTTTGGTTATGCTGACATTGACGGTGAAATTGAAATTAATTATTGCCCCGTGTGCGGTCGCAAGCTAGCAGAAGTAGCCGACGCTGAATTTGGAGAGATACGGAATGAATAATGTTTTTAAACTTTGGTTTCGTCCATCTTATTATTTTAGACATCCTATCAAATTTTTTAAAGAGATTGTCACGAATTTAAAAGCGGCTTGGATGCGTGCAACAAAAGGATATTGTTATACTGATGTATGGAATATTGATACTTGGTTTTGTTTAGTGCTGCCGCCAATGCTCCGTCATATGGCTGACCATGGTAGTGCTTATCCAGGGAACGAACCTTTTGAGACACCTAAAAAATGGCATGATTGGCTTCATAGCATAGCTGATGTCATAGAAACTTTCAATGATGAAGATTTTTGGTATACAACCAAGAATGAATTTGCGGAAGAATGGGATAAGGTTTGTAAAGAAGCTCGCTCAATAATTATAGATGATTCTGGAAACTGTAAGATGGTAAAGTATAATGAAAGTGACCATTATAAAGAAATCAAAGAACTTTACTTTGCCCGAATGGAAGAAATTTCTAAAGAGCGGCAAGCCCTAATAGAAAACACATTTCATGAATTAGGAAAACATTTTGATTGCCTATGGGATTAAGGAGGAAAAGGATTATGCTATATAGTAAGGAAACTACAATTGCACTGATTAATTATCGTATCAATCTTATGAAGGCCCGCGGAGAGGCCATGAATATGAAGCTTATTGCCGCACTTGAGCGGGAGAAGCGAAACCTGGAGGGAGCATGATGGCTTCATTTATAAGTGATTATAATAGTTTTTTACAATATGGTGGATTAAATAGAGAGGCTTTATTTTATATAATTGAATATCAAAAATATAATAACCAGTATGAAAGATATTCAATTCTTCAAAATGAAATACTCGCACATCCGCAAGACTTCAAAGAGCGTTTAAATAATAAAGTATATCGTATTTGGCTCACGGTGCCATATGATAACCCTTGGTAAGAAGAAAGTTTGAACTTTCTTCTTTTTATTTTTATTACTACACCCGTGAAGGAGGGGTGATAAAATGGCAATGAATGACAGCTTAAGAATAAGTAATGATTGGAAAGTAGGCGATGATATTACTAATTATCCTGAAAAAGATTGGGAAAATGGTAATACAATTGAAGCAGATGCTCTTGATAATATTGAAATTGGAATTAGTAATAATAGAACATTATTACAAAAAATAAATAAGATGTTAGATGATGATATTATTACTGCGATCAATAATTTAAATGAACGTACTAATAATATTGACGAAGAAGGAATAATTGCTAGAGTAACTAGTAGTATTGGTAATAGTTTACAGGATGCTCAGGATAAAATAAATACAGCGTTAACTGAAGCCCAGCAATCAATAAACACTCAATTATCTAATTTTAATAATACTATTAGTTCATTAGTTACTATAGAGAATATATATGGTAGTAATACGATAGATAATGGCGAACAAACTTCTTTTAAAGCTTGGGTGAGTAGTCAAATTACTAATTTAGGAGTAGAAACAATAAAATCTAATGTTAATAATTTATTAAATCGTACTACTGCTTTAGAAGAACAAATAGGTGACGGTTCTGGAAGCGGAACTTTAATTTCCCGTATATCAACATTAGAAGCGTCAAATGGAAACATTCAATCTTCAATTAATAATATTCAATCCTTAGTCGGTGAGGAATATTATAATAATTCTAGCTGGATAACAACTACTGATGATATTAGTACGCGTTTGCATGCTTTAGAGACTGCTACGGTAGATTTATCTCCTATAGAAGCGCAAATTGATGCTATAAAAGGTGTATTAGGCATGGAAGGTGGTACAGCTGGTAGTACTTCTGATTTGGTTGGAGATGTAAATACTGCCTTAACATTGCTATATGGATATACTATTACACAAGACCCAAATGATTCTAGTAAAAAAATAATTACAAGAAATAATAAACCTGATTTAAATGAATTTTCTCTTACTAATAGTTATCCAACTTTATATAATGATTTTTATAATGGTGCGAATGGTTCTGTTCCTGTTCAATTAGCGGGATTAGCAACAACAGTAAGTGAAAATACACAAAATATTCGCAAACTATCTACTAAAGTTGATACATATGATACTGCCATTGAATCTATTAATACAAAATATAGTGGTTCTGATATTGTTACTTATCAAGACAGCGGGAATACGTATTTAGCACTTAAAAAAGATCGCACTCAAGACGTAGCACAATCAGAAGAAGATATTCAATCAGATACTAAAATTGATTATGTTTTATTACCTAAAATGGGCGGCGGAGGCGGTACAGAGTATGAATTAGATGCCAACATCATACAACAAGAACAACTTCCAATCTTCCCAGTAAATAAAATTATTACTTTAGGTAATACTTATGAAGCTAATTTTATTTGGCAGGTTACACAAAATAATACACCACAATCTTTGAATGGAGTTTTAACCGTTCGTTTAAATAATATAGTCGTTGATACTATATATATTATATCTAATACTAATTTTACATTGAATTTAGGACAATATATAACTTCTACTGGTAATAATTCATTTGTTCTATTAGTAAGTAATCCCGCGGTACGTCAGCGTACATTATATGATACTATTACTGTTTATAATGCAGTTTTAACTTCTACTTTTAATCATGACATAATCCAAACAGGCTCTACTATTAATTTCCCTTATGTTGCGGCAATTGGTTCTACAACTGTAGAAAAAACTTTACATATACAAATAGATGACAATGATATTACTTTAACAGGCAATGTAAGTACTTCTGAATCTTTACGTAGTGTTACTTTCGCAACCCCTGCTGCTGGAGACCATATATTACGAATTTGGTTCACAGCTGATATTACAAGCAATGGCTCAAATTCAACACTTACATCTAATATTTTATCTTATGGTATACTTTGCGGTAAAAGCAACAATACACGAATCGTTACTAATCTTACACAAACATCTATAGAACAATACAATGTTCTTAGATTTGATTATTTAGTAGTAACTCCAAACATGGAAACTACTCTAGTTAATTTTTATATCAATGATTCAGTAACGCCAATTCCTTATAGAGTTCCGGCAGAGCATAATACTTTTGAATATCCTGTAACTCAAGCTGGTGGCACGTTAACCATTCGTATTGAAGCTAATGGCGTGGAAAAAATTCTTCAATTAGAAGTTATTACAAGCACTACCTATGATTTTTCTATTGTAGATGAAGGATTAAAAGTAAAATTAGACGCTGAAGGTAGAACAAATGTAGGAAATAATTCTGATTTAATGCAATGGAATAATACTGCTGTATTAGAAAATGATGATCCTTATAAACAGTATTATGGAACATTAAATAATAATTTCTTATTTTATAGTGAAAATAATTATGACGGTTGGCTTCGTAATGCAAATGGCCATAACTTTTTAAGATTGCGTAACCGTGATAAAGTTAATATTAATTTACCCGTGTTTAATTTTTCTATTTCCAATGGTAAAATTTTAGATGGTATGACTTTTGAAATTGATTTTCAAACTTCTAATGTTACTGATTATACAGCACCAATTATTTCTTGCTTTGAGCAGGATAATGCGCAAAGTAAATCTATTATTTTTACGCCTCAAGGATTAACTATTAATAATACAACTGAATTAAAAACCCAATTTAAAGAAGAAGAACGCTTAACTATTACTATTGTTGTAGAAAATAGTGATAATGGTCCTTTATATCAATTATTTAAAATATATATCAATGGTATTTTATCCGCGGCTACTATATATGAAACAACAGCCTTAAATTTTACAGATATTTCTAAAGGTATTATTCAAATCGGATCAGAAAAATGTACCTTAGATATTTATTCTATTCGTTTTTATAATAGACCATTAACATTCCCAGAAGTTATTAAAAACTGGATTGCCAATGAAGATGTCTATCAAAATAAAATTAATTATTTTAATCGTAATAACTATGGTGCAAGTCAAGGCCGCATCACAATGACAGATAACGCTTTTACTTTAGCTTCTCCTAATACTCCTTATATGATTATCACCGGAGAAGGCGATTGGAATAATGAAGATGGTTTAAATGCAATGCCTACTACTAAAGCGGCAGGCACATTTTCTACTGAAGATAAACAAATCGTAGTAGAATATATTGATCCTTTAGATAGCACAAAAAGTTTTACAACCAATTTTGAAGGTGGCTCAGTTGGAGTTGCCATTCAGGGTACTTCTTCTCAAGAATATAAAAGAAAAAACTATAAAATTAAATTAAATGTTTTCCGACAAAATGGAATAACCCACGTTAAAAAACCCGCAAAATCTGCAAATAAAGATGAATATTATACAGATAATACTTATACTGAATTAAAAGAGGGTTATACTGATAAAGGATATAAATTAATTGACACTTCTATTCCAACTTTTACTTTTTGTATAAAAGCTGATGTAGCTTCTTCTGAAAGTGCAAATAATGTGCAATTGGTAAAATTATATAATGATATAGTAAAAGGAATAGAATTGACTCCGCCACAAGGTGATAATCCTAATATCCGCCAAGGCGTTGATGGCTATCCAATGGTTGTTTGGTATTTTAATAATAAAACCAAACAATATATTTTCTTAGGAAAATATAATTTTAACAATGATAAAGGCACAGAAGAAGTATATGGATTTAAAGACGGTGATGAAAGTTGGGAAGTAGGTAATAATGAAAAATTATTATGCTTCTTTGATGAATCAGAAGATCCAACTTGGGAAAATTGGCGCACAGCTTTTGAAACACGTTTCCCAGATGATGATGATAGTCTGACAAAAAAAGAAGATCCATATACTGACGAACAGATTGCTGATCGTTTGGCTGGTTTGCGCGAAATGGTTCATTGGGTCAGTAGTAAAGTAGTATGGGATGATAATACTAAATCTAGCGTACATTTTGACATTACCCCTACTTCAGAAGATACGGCTAATGCCGCACGTACTGGTAAATCAGCAGAGGAAGAAGCGTTTAAACGAGAATTTAAACAATATTTTAATATGAATTTAATTACATTCTTTTATGTATTTACTGAGTTTTTCCTCATGGTTGATAATCGCGCGAAAAATATGTTTTTAACTCGTTATAAAGTTAGTAGTACCAGACCTAACAGCTCTAGTTGGCATAATGCATATGATAGTAATGTAGTTGAACTTGCTTCTTCAACCTCTACACGTGATACGTATACTGGATGGTTTAGTTTACCTTATGATATGGATACTGCTATAGGTACTAATAATGTAGGTGTTTATACTTTTGATTATCATTATGAAAGTGGAGATTTACAACCAAGCGGTGCTGTCGTATTTAACGGACAAAAATCAAAATTATGGGTAGCTTTTGCGCAAGTATTCCCATCTGAAATTCAAAATATGTATGAACGATTTCAAACTAATATTTCATATACCTCTCTTGAAAATAGTTTTGAAGCACACCAAGGTGTGTGGTCTGAAACAGTCGTTAATGAAGATATGGATGCAAAATATATTGACTGGATTACTGCATATGACGCAAATAATCAGCCTTTAACTCGTGATACTCGTGCGCTCCCTATGTTGTTAGGTCTTAAAACAGAACAACGTAAATGGTGGCTAGAAAATAGATTTAAATATTTTAATAGTAAGTATGCAATAAACGCTAACACAGATTTTATTTCTTTAGGCGCGCGAAGCGGCCTATTACATATTCCAGTATCTGTTTATGCAGACGCTTATGTAACATTTAAAGTCGGTGCGCAAGATAGTGCTCCTACTACTATTCGTTTGGCGGCTGGACAGTCGGGAATAATTGAACGTTATGCTACAGGAGAGGGAGGCTCAGACCGCGTAGAGTCTAGTGTCTCACCAGCTTCTAGAATTAGTTCAATTGAAAATTTAGCATCATTAGACTTATTAAATGTTGATTTTACTAGAGCAACTAGACTTCAAACATTGCGTCTAGGAAGTGCTAATGTAATTAATACTCGTTTGACTTCTATTTCTTTATCTGGTAATAAACTATTAAGATTATTTGACTTACGTAATTATGCTGCTTATACAGCAGACTTATCTGTAAATGAATGCTATAATTTGGAATACATTTATTTAAGTGGCACTCAAATTACAAATGTCAATTTACCACAAGGCGGCGTATTAAAAACTATTCAGTATCCTACAACTATTAATACTATTAGAATTATAAATCAGCCTTATTTAGAGAATTTAATTATAGGAGCATATTTACCAGCAGACGAGATTACTGATAGTGAGAACGAAGTTCTCTTTAATGGAAATAATGATTATAGTAATATTACTTCTATTATATTAGATAATATAAGTGAAAATATAGATATTCCAACAATGATTAATAATGCTACTAATTTATCTAATTGTAGTTTAAGTAATTTAACTTTCAAAATGACTACTGAAGATTTCCGCGTTTTCTTTAATAAACTAGTTGCTGTTAATGCCTCTATTACTAATTGCATTATTTATCTTGAAACCGCAATGCCATCTGACTTTACTGTATCTGATATTACTTCAAAATTTGATTTTAAAGTTTATGGTAAAACCGAAGAAGGATATGCAGAATATTATAATGTGCGTTTTTATGGATTTAGCAATGAATTAATTGGTACTAGTAGTGTAGTAAAAGGTGCTAGTATAGATGGCCCAACCTCATACTTTACTGATGAATATTTAGATAATTATAATGGTTTAACTGAAGAAAATAAACCAGAACATCCAACACGAGTTGGATTTGGTGGATGGAATCCTGCACCAGTAAATATTCAGAGTGATTTGAGCGCGCGACCAATATCGCGTGATGAATATAGAATGGAATACCATTATCTAGATGAAAATGTACAACCCAAAATTACTTATACTTATTTAGCTCCAGGTGAACAAATTACTGGTATTATTATCAATGATTTTATTAAAGATTACTATACTTATAAATATAAACACTGGACAAGTGATTCTAATATACCAACAAATTATCCGAATGATGATGAACGTGCGAATGTTTACGATACTGCCTCTATTATATATAAACAAGCTAAAGTAGAAGCGTGGTATGCTGTTTATAATCATGATGAAGCGGCTACATATAATATTTCTGTATATAATACAAATATTCATGGAGAAAAAGTTGGCGAGCCCATAGCTGTATTGAAACGTACAGTGATTGCGGGAACAACCGCTGGGAATACAGTCACAGAAAGTGCTTTAGAACAATATAAACCAGCTATAAATGTTTTAGCCGCGGATGGAAGTAATGAATTAAATGTACCAATAGATGAACGTAAATATCAATTCTTGGGTTGGAATCCTCGTATTGATTCTAACTTTAATTTACGAGTTACTGGTAATCAAGACATTTTGTTGACTTATTATAAAACAGATGATTATTATACTAATTATTTCTTAAATAAGTTAACCAAGTGTACATTAAATAATATTTCTTCAATTAATGATGGCGCGTTTTATCATAATACTAATTTTGTAAAATTAGAAACAAGAGCAACAACGATTGGAAAATATTGTTTCGCTAATTTTACTAATAATAATATTCGGAATTATTTTATTTTTAATGGTAATGGTGATATTACTTTAGGTGCCTACTGTTTTTATGGTATAAATAATGCTATTATTATTTTTAATAATACTGGTCATATAATAGTAGATAACAGTTGTTTCTATAGAGTAACAAATTGTATTATTATAACACCTAATGCTACATTACCAATTATTAATGCTACAGACGCTACAGGAAGTTTTGATAACTTCTTAAATAGTTCTAATACTCTTTATGTCAACTCAACAGTTTATAATGATATTTATAATTCCGCAAATGCAAATAATTATTCTATTCCTACTTATTTAATAAACACAGCGAAAGAGCGTATTGTACCAATCACCGCAAACAATCAAGCTACAGTAAATAGCCTTATTGAGGAGGCGAATAAAGCATGATATATGATCCAAGTATAAGTTTAGCAAAATTAGAGGACTTTTTTTCAAAGTCCTCTAATTTAACTGAAATCAATATACCCGAATTAATTAGTATTGATGATAATCCTAGAGCCAACTATAATGGAATAGTATTATTAGATACAAATGCAAAATCTATTAAATTTCCAAATGTTCAACAGCAAATTGGCTTTATAGGCAATGATAAATTGGAAGAAATTAATTTAGATAGTCTACAATATATAGAAAGTCAATATGGCTTTTTACATGACCATAGTTTTTTCTATATACAGTTTCTTCATAATACTAAATTAGAATCATTAGATTTACCAAATCTAATGGGCGCCCGCAATCCAATACCAAATAGCACTGTTTCTCCAGATGAATCGCAGTCTATGCAAGCTAGCTTTCAGAATAATTATTGGCTGCGCGATGTAGCTATAGGAAAAAATGTAAATATTTTAAATCACAATCAAAGCACAGACTGGTTTAACGGTCTTTGGTTTAGAAATAATTATAGTTTAAAATTTTTACGACTATATAATCCATACGTTCTAACTCCAAATCGTGCTTTAACCGCTGGATTAGGTAGTACTCCTATTGGTTCAGGAAATGGATTTATTTATGTGCCAGAAGAACTATTAGAGGATTATAAAAATAATACTAATTGGAGCACTTACGCGTCGTTCATTAAACCTTTAACAAGTTATGAAGCTGATAAGGCCCTAGATAAGGATAGTATTAGTGATGATATTAAAACTTGGGAACAAATTATTAATGATTGTAATTCCGCTTCTGATTTAAATACAAATATTTATAAGATCGGAGCGACTAAAACAATAAAAATTGATGGTATTCCTACTCAAATGGTTATTGTAGATATGAATAAAGATATTAATACTAATGGCAATTCTGTACGATTAACCTGGATGAGTAAAACGATTACATATTTTAATACTGTACCTTGCTCTGCTTTAGCTACCGGGATAGAACGTAATTATAATAAGGCACCTTCGGCTGTAAAAACTTTTTTAGATGAATTATATTTAAAAATGGACGAACCAATAAGAAATGGTATCAAAACAGTTCAAAAAGAAAGTTTTGGATACAATGAATTAGGAAATAGTACCACTGTTACATCAGAAGAAAAAATTTGGATACCATCTGCTGCGGAAGTAGGTATAACTACTCATAATAGCACACAATCTAAACGTTATAGTTATTTCAGTACCGGTAATAAAAATGATTATAAATTAGGTGAAACTAATATTCGCCCAACAAATGGTATAGTTACTCGTGATTATAGCAGTTCTACTGCGAGCTATTTAGATACAATTCAATATTCTAATTCAGTTGTAACTGTAGTTGGTAATAGCGCGTCCAATCCATATATTATTTTTGGTTTCTGTACATAAAGGAGGTATAAACATGTTAATATATGAAAATTACCAAACCTCTGGTATGACAGAGGCGAGAACAAAAGTTTATTCTAATAAACATTTTTATATACAATTAAATGGCAATTATTATGAATCTTATATTTCTAATAATCAAGAAGAAATAGATAAAATTATTGAATCTAATATTGCCATTAAATCTCCAACCGCTTCAAAGGAATACTTTAATGATTGTTTTCTTACTAATTTTAATAATATAACGCAAGAACAAGTAAAAAAGGCGCATAAATTTTTTACTAAAATGCTAAATGGAATTACAGATAATAATATTTATCAAATACATTTTTTAATTCCTCTTTGGAGTTCTAGTGTCTCATACGCTACGCATGATATAGTGATGTATAATAATACTATTTATCAAGTATTAAATCCAATTAAATCTAATACTCCACCAGATAGAGATTCCATTAATTTTATTGCTATAGAACGTCCTGTGGATTTTATTGAGCCTTGGGATGAAACACGCACACCATACTCTCAAGGCGATAAAATAAAAATGGGAGAATATATTTATACAAGTCTAATAAATGATAATAATTGGAATCCTATTGACTTTCCTTTAGCATGGCAATTAGTAAATGAAGGAAGTCAAGATTAATTCTTGACTTCCTTTTTATTTTTTGGTATAATAAATATAGAAAAAGAAAAGGAGAAAATAATATGCTATTTCTATTAAAGTCAATTTGTTGTATTGGTGGAACTTTTATTCTTGCGGGCGTAGTCACTTCTTTTATGGAATGGTGGGAGAAGCGACCAATCGTAGAAGTAAAAGAAGCTCCCTTCTACATTACACGAACTTACAAGGATATTAAGAGAGGATATTAAGATGAGTAATTGTAATTGCTATATACGAGATACAGATGGTCTTGGAGGTTACATACCACGTTGCTATGGTACAAAAGAAAGAGAAATATGTCAATGTGGCGGAGATGAATCAAAATGTGATTTTTATCCAGAAAAGCGAAAAAAAGCAGAAGTTACAATAACTATGGATGCAGTAGAATATTTGCGGCAAAAGGCACGTATGTGTGCCTACAAGCGTGTCCCAGAAAATGGGGCTTGTGAAAGATGCCCTTTTAATCAAGTTCTTGATAAAATTGATGGTTGCGATGAATTTGATGAACAATATCCAGAAAAGGCAGTTCAGTTAGTTTATGAATGGGCGCAAACTCATCCAGAACTTCCTACTTGGAATGAATGGTTACATAGTGTTTATAATTATTATAAGGGCTTTAATAAAGATCATACAGAAGTTAGTTTTCTTAACTGGTTAAATACTCCTGTTACTCAAGAGGAAGTGGAACGTTTTAACATACCAAATAAGAAGGATTTATAATATGAATATTTTTAGTTATCCCGCACGTTGTGATTTTTATGAATTTGACCGTTTGAGCAAAGAAGTGGATGAAACTTTAAAAACTAAAGAAATCTTTATGAACGGTCATGTAGGAAAATATGTGGCAAAAATTCATAATGAGCAAGAATTAGAACTAATAAAAAATTACTGGAAAGTTGCACTTTCTAGTAGTATAAGCATAGTCACTATTGAAAATGGTGATTTTCGCGGGCCAGACTGGTATTTCATATTCATAAAGCATGAATATGCTTATGAAACAATTTGTACTTTAAAAACACTTACAGAACGTAAGCAAGAATTTGAAGATTTTGTGAGGGAATATGATTAAGGTAGATAGAAGAGAAGTGCAATTTAAGAAGTTTAATGATGGTACTTTGAGATTGCGATTTATACCTCCTTATGCACTAGAAAATGGTTGTATCATCACTTGGTTTTATAATAATGATGAAGAAATGGCAGATTTATATTTTCTTGTAAATCATTTACGCGATAATTATAAAATTTTATATTTAATTCTTGAAATGTGGTATGTTCCGCATGCTCGAATGGACAGAATTAAGGAAAAAGATGAATGTTTTACTCTCAAACATTTTTGTAAATTTATTAATTCGCTTAATTTTAATAAAGTAAAAATTTATGACCCGCATTCTAATGTTACTCCAGCGTTACTAGATAGGGTTGAGGTTTATAGACCCGCTCTTGAAATTAATGGATTATTAGATCATTATAAAGACGCAACTTTATTTTTCTGTGACGAAGGCGGTGCTAAGAGATATAAGGATATTATTGGAGATAATTATTTTGCGTTTGGTGTAAAAGATCGAGAGTGGTCAACTCAAAACATTAATTCTCTTCAGGTTATGGGCGCGAAACATATGATTGCCGGGCATGATATTCTTATTGTAGATGATATTATTTCTCGCGGAAGTACGCTTTATCTTGCGGCAAAACAATTAAAAGAAATGGGATGCAATAACATTTATGTATGGGCATCGCATTGCGAAAATACTGTACTTCAACCGCATATTAATGGAAAATCATTAATGGATATTCCAAATTTAATTACAAAAGTATATACTACAAATTCTATTTATTGTAGCGATCATCCAAATATAATTATTATGAAGGAATTTACATGATTAGAATAATAGAAGGAAATTTATTTTCCGCACCTAGCGGTATTATATGCCATCAAGTAAATTGTAAAGGCAGCATGGGACGAGGCGTGGCTAAAACTTTTAAAGAACTATATCCGTTTGCTTTTAATCAATATCAAAATTTATGTCATGATTTTATAGCAGATGAACTACTTGGTACAATACTAATGCGCGCGGAAATAGATGGTAAATGGACTTGTTGTATGTTTGCTCAGGATAATTGGAGCGTATATAATTGTAATACAGACTACGCAGCCTTTCGCGAATGTTGTTGCGCAATTAAGCGTGAAATTAAAGGATTACATTTAAATAACATAACAATTAATATGCCATACGGTATTGGTGCTGGTCTTGGCGGTGGCGAATGGGAAATTATTTATTCTATTATTGAAGAAGAATTAAATGATTATAATGTTATACTTTGGAAACTTAAACATTGACTTTTAATTAAAATTATATTATAATATAAATAAAGAAAAGAAAAGGAGATAACAAAATTATGAAGATTAACATTACTAAGGACAGGGCTCAGTTTATCGTCAACGAGGACGCACGCAAGGTGATTTGTATTATTGATAATACTTCTTACCTATTTCTTGACTATGCTGATAAGAACTTGAAGATTAGGCCTGATTGTGATAATATCATGATTTGGAATAGTAACCTTTCTCATCTGTATCCCAAGCTAATGATGCCCAATAAGTTTGTTGGCATTGCTTCTTGTAATCCAGAGGATGAGTTTTCTGTTGAGACTGGCAAGCTAATTGCCTTTACTCGCGCGAAGGACAAGATTCAGAACAGCTTTTTTAAGCGCGCGAATCTATATGTTAATACTATTGATAGTTGGCTAAATCAGGCTATGGATTCTATTAATAGTTATGGAAAGAAGCTTGAAATCAACACTAAGCGTCGTCATAAGAAGATTGCCTCACTTATTGGTGAGCCAGAGGAAAAGTAATGGGGAGTCGCATCGTACTCCCCTATGGGGAATCGGGCGAATATATTCAAAAACTTATACCATATGATGCCTCTTTAAATAGTATCAATTTACCTTCCTTTGATGAATATATGGATACTCGTTATCTTGATTTACAAAATATAACTAAACCTGATATAAGAACAGCTATTGAACAGCAATATAATGAATGGTTTACTTGGTATAACGCAACTGAAGATACCCGTAACTTACTGGCTCCAATTGTAGGAACTGGATGGAGTGAAGATAATATTCCAATTTTATACTTTCCTCGTTTTACACCACTCTTAGACGAAGACAAAGTATATAGTTTAAATAGCACTGAAAATCTAATTATTATGGGAATGCGATTACAGCGTTTCAATATTAGTGAAGCAGAGGTAACAGATTTTTTACGAGAAATTCCAATAGTGTGCAATTACTTGGAATTAAATGAGGAAGATATTATAAATAATCCGTCAAATATTGGCTACAACCCAACTTTTGGTTTACGCATTATTGACTATGGATTAAGTACTTGACTTTTATCTAAAATTCTGATATAATAATATCAGAAAGGGGAAAGGAGAATGACAAACTTGCATCCTAATTTTTATGATATTGACGATTGGATTATTCTTGATACAATGGCAGTCAATATGTATGATGAAAATGAAACACCTTTCATTGCGATAAAGGTAAAGATTGGTGTTTTAGACGCGGAGGAAATCAATATTAATAATACCTATTCCAAGCGCACTTTTGATATTGTTCGCTGGATTTCTAAAAAGGAATTTGACCGCCTTAGAAGCGGTGCTGGAGTGATTGTATGGTAGGCGCGTGGTGGTTATTCGGTTCATTCATTTTAGGAATGGCAGTTGGTATCTTTTTAATTGCTTTAGTCTCCGCGAATAAATATTAAAGAGGAACAATATGAAATTTTACAACGAAGAATCTTATAAGGCTTCACAAGAACCGACCCCAGTAAAGATTGAAGAAGAATTCGGTTGTGGTTTTTGCTGGGACAAAAAGAGAAAGAAGGAAAAGGAACTATTCTTTTTAGATGCAGCAAATAACATGAGGATATGTAATTATTGTCCTTCTTGCGGCCGCAAGTATAGTGAAGAAGAGTAAGGTTTGACCTTACTCTTTTTTATTTATAGTAAGAAGAAAACGGGCTGATTACTTTCTAATTCTCATACACTTTCAATGAAGGATATTTATATTCGGAGGACCACATATGAATAGTTATAATGGTATGATGAATAATAATAACCTAATGGGCATGATGAATGGAATGAACGCTATGCCACAACAAGATTATTTGTCTCGCATGAGTGTAAATAGTTTTCCTCGTTATGACATTATTAAGGTTAAGGGCCAAAATGGCGCAGACGCTTTTCAAATGGCGCCCAATAGTAAAGTTCTATTATTAGATGAAAACGATCCTCTGGTCTGGTTTGTACAGACAGATGGCGCGGGATACAAAACAGTAACCCCATATACCATTACGCCATTTCAACCAGCCCCGCCAGTTGATTTAAATTCTCTTGAACAACGACTAGCAGCATTGGAGGAAAAGATGTATGCCAAATCCTATAATGGAGCAAATAAACAGCGGAAGTCAAATACCCGCAACGAACAACTTGACGAAACCTCAAATACAGCAGGCTAAACAAGCATTACAACAGCTAATGAGTTTAAGAAATCCCCAAGCTATGATGAATCAAATGCTTATGAATAATCCTAATATTAAACCAGCATTAGAATTAATCAAACAAAATGGAGGAAATCTCCAAACAGCTTTTATGTCATTAGCAAAACAAAAAGGTATTAACCCCACAGAATTTATACAAGAATTAATGAGTCAGTAATTTATTACTGGCTCTTTTATTATGTCAAAAATCCGCTAGAGCGGATTTTTTATTATATATAATAAAATTAGAGAGGTGTCCCTTATGAATGGTAATGAAGGACTAACTGCTTCTGATGTTGCTCTACTAACCGGCAATAATAATGGCTGGGGTATGGAAGGAGGCTGGGGTAGCATGATTTGGCTATTCGCAATTATTGCCCTAATGGGCGGCTGGGGCAACGGTGGCTTTGGTGGCAATGGCTACCATCCACAGTATGCTACACAAGATTTCGTACAAAATGGTTTCAACTTTAATGACCTACAAGACCAAAATCGTGATCTAATGAATGCTGTTACTAACGGTGCTGCTCAGGCTGTAGCCGCTACTAATCAGGCAAAGTATGACAATATTAATGTAGCTAAAGATATTCAGGCTGCTTTAGCAGCTCAAATTGGTGACATTCGTACCAATCAAATGACTCTACTAGCTAACCAGAATCAGTGCTGCTGCGATACTCGTATGGCAATGATGGAAGGCTTCAATGGCATTAATGCTGGCATCGCCCAGGCTCGTTATGAGAACGCTATGAATACCGCTTCTATCAACCAGACTACTAATGCTGGCGTTCAGAAGATTATTGATGCTATTACTGGTAATCGTATGGCTGATATGCAGAATCAGATTGATGCTCTACAGCTACAGAACGCTCTAAACGGCGTAGTTCGTTATCCTTCCGGCTGGACTTACAATGCCGGTAACAATCCTTTCTGCAACAACAATGGTTGCGGCTGCAATGGATTCAACATGTAATTTAAACACCGAACACATTTAGTGTGTCTAGTTTAATGAGGCACTTGTTTTCGGACAGGTGCCTCTTTTTTATTATAGGAGGAATTAAAATGATTCAAGCTTATAGTGATGGCGTAACTGTCGCCGCTAATGGTACTTATCCTTTAAATAATGTTGTTTTTCTAAAAGGTAATACAGCTGTAGCCGCAGGCGCGGGCGGAATTGCCCTAACAAAGCGTGGTATTTATAATGTTCATGTAGATGGTTTTGCTACTTTAGCTGACGCAGGAGATTATTCTATTCAGCTAACTCGCAATGGTGTACCACTACCACAAGCTATTAGCACAACTACTCTTGCGGCCGCAGGTTCTGCGAATGGTGCTTTTGAAGCTCTCGTAGTAGTAGAAGAAAGTGATTGTCCTTGTAATTGGACTTCTGCGGCAGTAACTATTGGTGTTCTAAATCCAAGCGAAGTTGAGGCAACAGACGCACATATTAATATGATAGTTTCTAAATTAATTTAATGGAGGGATGAGTTATGGCTCAGAACAATCAAGAACTACAAACTCTCTACTCCGAACTAATTAATAGAATGAAGCAGGGTGTGGAGATGCACGAGCAGCTTGCTGATTATTATGCTTTCTTAAACCTACCTGGTTATCAGAAGTGTCATGAGTATCAAATGCTTTGCGAACTACTTACATATCGTAAGGCAAAAGATATGTATATGAAAGAGTACAATCAGTTAGTACAGCCTACATATATGGTAAGTGGCATGTTATCTAATATGGCTAATATGGCCAATAATAATCAAAATAATAATCAAAATAATAATAATCAAAATAGTATGAATAACAATAATATGAATAATAATATCAATGGCATGACCAGTATGGCTAATGTTGGTAAAAATTATGCTAATAATGTTATTCCTACCACTTGGTATAATTACACTCGTTATGATGTAGACCAAGGAACCAAACGCAATGCGGTTAAAGATGGTTTTAAAAAGTGGATTGAATATGAGAAAGAAACTCGTCAGTATCTATCTCAAATGGCACAGCGTTTAGAGCAAATGAATGAGCGTGAAGCTGCCCGCAAATTAGACCATCTAATTGAGCATGTAGAAAAAGAAATTGCAACTGCTGAAAACAAGATGATGAATCTTGAAAGTACTGGCTATGATATGGCCTATATTTTACAACAGCAAGATGAACTAAAGCGTCATTATGCTGACAAGATTCGTACAATGAATGAAAAGAATTCTCAATTCCGTCGTCGCGGCGAAGGTAATTATGCTAATTACAATTTCAATGATGACGATGAAGATGAAGATGAAGAAGAGTTTGGATACTATCCACGTTATAACAGACGCGGAAATGATTATAGATATTATCGTTAAATGAGAGGGTGATGATTAATGATTAGGCTAATTCAGCGTCGTTTAATCATTCCTCGCGGTGACACCGGTTCTTTTACTATACCCTTACAGGGAACGGTGGAAGGAAATGATACAGCGGTTTTTTATATATATGACCCAATGACTAAAAAATCGGTTCATGCTATAAAGGGTACTATTGATGATGATATTATTACGATTAATTTTACTCGTGAAGATACTGCTGATTTAGAACCTAAAAAATATCTTTGGGATATAGTTTTATATAAGAATCCGCAATATGAAGAAGGCGATGAAGAGCAAATACGCCCTATAGATGGTGATGAAATTAATTCATATTATGCAGCCTTCTCTCTTCCAATTTGTGATATTCGGGAAGTGACTCAAGATGTGTAAAGAAAGATGGCGTACAAGAGATTTACTTCTTGAATATAATTCTCACATTATGCCGCCCAGACCTCGCACCGCAGGTCTGGGAATGGTTTATCCTTGGGAGAATGCATCCATTAGTAGTTTAGTAAAACAATTATTTATAATCGCAGCTGGAAGTGGCTATTATGGCACAGAAACTGAGTTTAAAAAGCATTTTGGTGCATATCTTAATAATAAACAAATTATTTTTGATTTATTTACAAATTTTCCAGCTACGGGTTCAGAAGAATATCTATATTTTGATTTAGATGAAAAGATACTTTATTATTGGGATAATGAATATATTCCAGTTAATGCAATGCTTATCGCAAATACTATTATAGATGGAGGCGAGGCATAATGGCACAAAATAATGTAAAAGCAACCTTGATTCTCCGTAATGACTCCGCCGAAATGTGGGCGTCTAAAAATCCAAAATTAGCACGCGGTGAAGTTGGTATTGAAATTGATACCGGTTTAGTCAAAGTTGGCGATGGCGTTACTAATTTTAACGACCTAGATTATATAAATACTCATACTAATGTTGATGGCATATTAACCACTTTAGTTGATGATAAAATCAGCGTAGCAGACTTTGGAAAGACTTATTGGTATTATAATGAAAACACTTTTGAAGAAATACAAGTAAATGAAACAGATTTAACAAAATGGCCTACTAGGGTAGAATTAGAAGTAAAAAATGGAACGGCTCGTTGGGTGCGACCAAAAGCAACATATGACCCAATGCAGGGTACTTTAGATGGTGTTTTAGTTACTCTTGTGCGTGATCCTCAAGCCAATAATGAAGCCTCTACAAAAAATTATGTAGATGTTACAGTAGCAAACGCTGTTGCTAGTGCTGACCATCTTAAACGTCGTGTAGTCACTGAACTACCTACTACAAGTATTGAATCCAATACCATATATATGATAAAGGATACTACTGCTACTGGTGCAGATAAATATAAAGAATATATTTCAATAGATGGCGTCCTGACTCAAATTGGTGATACATCAGTGGATTTAACTAACTACGTTCAGAAACCTTCTGTACAAGCTCCAGGTAACTTGGCAAGTATAGCGGCAGATGGTAGTTTGGTTGATAGTGGAGTCGCCGCAAGTGATGTGGGTAAATTAAATATTGCTACCTCCACAACGCTAGGTGGTGTATATTCTAGTAATGCTGATAACAGTGTTTCAGTTGACTCTATCACTGGTATTATGTCACTTAATCGTGTTTCAACTACAAAATTATATGTTCCAAATGGTGATGAATTTATTCTTAATGGCGGTACAGCATAAGGAGGTGTAAGCAATGCCTAGTAATACAATTCAAACTAGAATTCAATTAAAATATGATACTTTAACTCATTGGATGTCTAGCACATTTGTTCCAATGAAGGGTGAAGTTTGTATTGCTGAAATACCTACTGGGGCTACCGCAAGTCCAGACGGCAATACATTATCAAATAATCCACCAGCTATAGGTATTAAAATTGGTGATGGAGTTGCGGGACATACTTTTTCTGTTTTACCTTGGATTCAAGCAATAGCTGGCGATGTTTATAGTTGGGCAAAAGCCGCAACAAAACCTACTTATACAGCATCAGAAATTGAAAATATTGATTCATACATTGCTGGCCAAATTCAAGATACTGATACACAATATAGAATCCAAGCAGGCACCGGAAACGATGCAGGTAAATATTTTTTACAATCTAAGGCAAAAGGAACTGATGACGATACTTTTACAACTATAAGTACAATTGATTTATCAAGTGTACAAGATGCTTTAGAGTTTGATGGTACATATAATGCTTCTACTAATAAAGTAGCTACTCAAAGTACTGTAATAGATGCTATTAGTGGATTAACTGATACTCTTACCGGGACTCCTGGAGCAGCAAAAACCATTACAGTTTTTGACGAAGTGGATGGTAAAATTACTGCCACCTTTAGTGATATTGCCATTGCAGAATCTCAGGTTACTAATTTAACTACAGATTTAGCCGCAAAAGCGCCAATCAATTCTCCGGATTTGACTGGTACTCCTACAGCTCCCACAGCCGCAGCTGGTACAAATACCACACAAATTGCTACCACAGCATTTGTTCATGATGCAGTTGCTGGTTTAAGTGGAGCAATGCATTATCAAGGTGAAGTTGAAGCTGACCCAACACAGACGACTCCAACAGGAACTTATAATGCTGGTGATGTTGTTACTTATGGTAATTCAGAATATGTTTATGATGGCACCAGTTGGCGTGAATTAGGCGACGAAGGTTCTTATGCTTTAAAAACCACTACAGTAACTGGTACTGATGGATTAACTGGCGGTGGCGCAATTAGTTCTAATCAAACAATTAGTCACGCAGTTCCTTCTGGAGCTACAGCAAGCACTAAAGGCACAGCAGGTGGCCGCACATATATCCAAACAATTACTACTGATAAATTTGGTCATATTACTGATGTGGCTACTGCTACAGAAACAGTAACAGATACTACTTATACATTTGCTGAAGGCTCCGTAAATGGTGAATTTTCAGTCACACCAACCGGTGGTACTGCTTCTCAAGTAAAAGTACATGGATTAGATGCGGCAGCGTATAAAGATGTTAGTACCTCAATTCCTGCCTCTGGGACAGCTGATGATGCTAAATTACCAACGGTTGCTGCGGTCAAGGCTTATGCAAGTGGACTAGTAACTGATTTAGACTCTTCTCAATCTGCTACCGCCGCGAACGGTGATGTTTATAGTGTTTTAACTGGCATCACTCAAACCAATGGTGAGCTTTCTAGTCATACAGAAGTTACTTTAGCAAAAATTGCTAAAACTGGTAGTATATATGATATTACCGAAGGTAGTAATACAACAGCAACAGGAAGTCAAAAATATTTAATTTTAGATTGCGGTTCTGCTTCAATCTTGGTAGACTGAGAAAAAGGAGGGTTTTAACTATGATGTTATTCAATTTAGGTGTTGCTACAGAACATAATGACTATAATGAAGAAAACGAAGACCAAGTTTGGATTAAAATGGATAATGGTCGTTTAGTTTTAGTGGAGGATAGTAGCAATGAAAACAATTAAAAATAAAGATAAAGGCGTTGAAGTAACGATACTTCAAGTTTATTTAGATATAGAAGCTGACGGTAAATTTGGTCCTAAAACCGCGGCCGCACTTAATAACTGGAAAGAAGGACTAGGTCTAGAGCCTAACGGAGAAATGACCGAAAATGATTGGTGCATCTTAGCTAAAACTCTCCCAACAATTCGTCAAGGTGATAAAAACAAATATGTTAAGATGTGGCAATTATTTTTAGGTATAACCGATGATGGAGTCTTTGGTTCTAAGACTAAAGCTTCTACTCGTGCTTATCAAACTACGGCGGGAGTATTAATCGTAGATGGTGTTGTAGGCCCTTCTACTTGGATGACGGCTTTCTCAAATGAAAAAACTGTAGAGCAACCTACTACTCCTAATAAGAAAAACGTCCAACCCAAGAATTTTAAACAATATGATAGCAAGTGGGGCTCTGTAGTATATACTAAAAATAATACTTATAATAAAAAGCAGACCATTCGTAATTCAGGATGCGGTCCTACAAGTATGGCAGATATAGTAGCGACTTGGTGGGATAGTACAGCTACTCCTAAAACTCTAGCTGCACTCGCAGTTTCCAAAGGCTATCGCACTACGAACAGTGGTACTGCTTGGGGTTTCTTTAAATGTTGTGCTAATAAATACGGCGCGAGCAAATTCGTACAAACTACCTCTTTCGCTACTGCTGAAGCCGCAATTAAAGACGGCGCATATGTAGTATGTAGTATGAAGCCAGGTCTTTGGACTAAAGGTGGACACTTCATTTGTTGGTGGTGGGTTGACGACACATATGTATATGTAAACGACCCCGCTTCTGCGGCTGCTGCAAGAGCTAAGGCAAAGAAGAAATTAATGAAAGAACAATGCAAGCAATACTTTATTTTCTATAAATAAGGCGGGTATTTTACCCGCCTTTTTTCTTTTATGGAGGGAACGGTATGAAAATAGCAGATGTGAGCGTTTATCAAGGGAATATAGATTGGGCTAAGGCGCGCAAAGAATTAGATATGGTAATTTTTCGTTCTAGCGTAGGTAATAGCAAAGACACAAAATATGTTTCTAATGCTAAAAATTGCGGGCTTCCTTTTGGAGTATATCATTATTTTAAAGCAGGAACGAAAGAGGAAGCAGAGGAAGAAACAAAATTTTTCTATGCGGCTGCAACGCAAGATGGGTTAGAACCTTTATTTTTCTGTCCAGACATAGAATATAAAACTCAAACATCTAAAACTACAAAAATAGTTTGTCAAACAATTTTAGAAACATTAAGATTTTTAGGAGCGAAAAAAGTTGGCATATATATAAGCCAAAGCCGCTACCCTTATATAAGAGATATAAAAGATTCTTTTGATTTTATTTGGATACCACGTTATGGCAAAAATATCGGATTAACCGATGAAAATTATATGCCAAAATTTCCTTGTGATATTTGGCAATATACAAGTGTAGGCCGTGTAGATGGTATTTCTGGCAATGTGGATTTAAATAAATTATGTGGAAGTAAAGATTTAGAATGGTTTATAACAGACCAACTTCGTCTTGAGCCTCCTCTTAAAAGGAGTTTCTTTTTCTTACAGTGGACTACGGTAAGAAAGGGTGATAATAATGGAGCTGTTCAAGAATTACAACAAGCATTAAATGAATTAGGTTATGATTGCGGCCGCAAGGATGGAATTTTTGATGCCGCGACAGAACAAGCGTTGAAGGAATATCAAAAGCAAAATGGATTAATTGCTGATGGTATTTGTGGAAAGAAGACGCTTACAAAATTAATTGGCTGAAATGATGCCAAGGAAGTGATTTTATGGCTGGAAATACCATAAAAACGAGAATTCAGTTGAAAAATGATACTGAAGCACATTGGGACTTAGCAACCAACTTTGTTCCACGCGAGGGTGAGGTCATCATATATTCAGCTGATGATACTCACCCTTTTTCTCGTTTAAAGGTAGGTGACGGTGAAACTAATGTTATAAATTTACCCTTTATTGATAGCGGAACAGTTAATAATAAAACAGTATTATCTAATGTGCCTGAAAATGCTATTTTCACTGATACAAAAGTTGAGGTGATTCGTTTATGAGCGTTTATTTAGGAAGAAATAAAGTTGGAGTAAGTTATAAAAAAACATCTGGAAATGAAATTGATAGCGAAACTTTAAATAATTTGAATGATGCTGTCAATTATAGAATTGGAGAATTTGATACAAAAGATATTCCGCAAATGATAACAGCACTGAAAAAAAATTATTTTCAAGCGCGCGAATATGATATGTTTACTTCTTTTGATAATAATCATTGGGTACGTCCTCAAGAGTGGCCAGACTTGGATAGCCTTAATCTACAAATGGAAGGCAATGACTTTATTTATATGACTTATGATAATACACGTGGACGCGCAGCTGTCGCGTGGCATATTGAAAAAACTAGTAATGGCGCAGATATAAACGTAGAAATTGGCCATGTAATTAATGGAGTTTATACTCCTTATGATACTATTAGTGATTCTAGTAATAATTATGTACGATGGTTGGACAATACTATTGATGGTGATTATCCAGTAATTCGTATTACTGGTGATATTTATAGATGTTATAGTTATAATGTAACGCAAGATGGTGCTACACAACATTATAGACGTCAGCCAGTAATTGAAAGGATAGCTTATGTACCACATTTACAAAGTTTTTGTCTTGGTTATTCAACTAATGCTTGGGGACTTTTTACTTTACAACGTGAAAAAATTGCTAATGGAGATGGGACAGCATTAACAAGTCTATATTATGCTTGGGCTTATTGTCGTGAATTACAAGATTTTGACATTAGCGGATTAAAAACACCAAATGTTACTACCATGGACTCAGCTTTTAGACAACTATTAAAAATTAGAACTTTAGACTTACATCATTTAACAGTAAATAAAGTTACTAATTTTAGTTATGCGTTTGAGGGAAATAAAGCCTTAGCTGAATTAAATTTAGAAGGATGGAAGACAAATGCTGGGGTAAATTTTTCATCTATGTTTGCTAGTTGTTTTTCTTTAACTGAAATTAAAGGAATAGAAAATTTTAATACTAGTCAAGCTACAAATTTTTCTAGTTTTTTTAATGGATGTCATTCAATACTAAGTCTTGATTTAAGTTCTTGGGACACAGAAAAAGTAACAAATTTATCAAGCTGTTTTAGTAACTGCCAATCTATTATAGAATTGAATTTATCAACTTGGAATGTAAATAAAGTTACCAGTCTTAATTCAACTTTTTCTTATTGCTATTGTTTAAAACAACTAAACACGGATGGTTGGCAAATTGGTGCATTAACAACTATTGTTTCAATGTACGCTTATTGTTGGTCATTAGAAAAAATTAATACAAGTTGGTTAGAAATTACAAATAAGTGTACAAACATATATAATGCTTTTTTTCAATGTTATTCTTTAAAAGAATTAAATCTACCAGATTGGGATGTAAGTGGTTTAAGCAGCACCAGTAATACAGCTAACAGTGTATTTAGTAACTGTTGGTCTTTAGAAAAAATAACGGGTATTAAAGATTGGCAATTTCATTTAACTAATAGTATAGCCAGTATTTTTAATAACTGTTATTGTTTAAAAGAATTAGACGTAAGTGGATGGAGAGTGAATACTGTCACTTCATTAGTGAGTTGTTTTACTAACTGCATATCTTTAAAAAATTTAGATTTAAGTAATTGGCAACCCGAGAAATGCACTTCATTTGCTTCCATGTTTTCTGGTTGTCATAGTCTAGTAAGTGTTGGAGATATAGGTGATTGGGATATAAGTAATGCTACTACACTTGATTCAATGTTTAAATCTTGTTATTCATTAGAAGAGCTTCCTAATGTTCAAAACTGGAATTATTCTAAAGTCACTAATATGAATAATATCTTTTATGAATGTACTTCTTTAAAACAGGTTATATGGAGAAATATTTCTTTGCCAGTTTGTACTACGATGAATACTATATTAAGATACAATTACAATTTACAATATGTTGATTTAAGTGGTTGGTCTATACCTTCTGTTACTAATCAAACTAGTGCCAATGCTTATTCTCATCTAGGAGATTGCTCGACTTTACAAGATGTTATAGGGTTTCCAATACCACCGAACTATACTCACATAGGTTTTGCAAACTGTGAAAATCTTTCACATCAATCACTATTAAATATATTAAACAGTTTGCCTCAAGTTTCTTCTACACATACTGTTCATATAACAGCTATCGTAGCTAATACATTAACCACTACAGAAAAAGCAATCGCGACAAATAAAGGGTGGACCATTGCCGCATAAGGAGAAAGTTATGATAATTAATAATAATGAAATAATCGCAGAAGATGGTTATATTTTAACAAATGGAGAATATTATACTTCATATGCTGTCCTTGGTATTTATGATGCACTCTCTAACTGGCGAGAAATTCCACTAGAGGAGGTGCCGCAAGATGAGCAATTATCTACAGAAAATAGTTTACCTTACTGAAGAACAGGCGCAAACACTTTTCAACACCGGTACAGTAACATCTAATGGCATTACAGTAAATTATAATGATAATGATTTATATGTTACATCGGATGACATATCAATAAAGGCTGACACAACTACAAATTGGAATGAACGAACCACCTTTGTTCCAAATAAAGGTGATATTATTATATATTTAGATAAAAGAACCGTTAATGGGACAATCATTCCTGGTATAAAAGTAGGCGATGGTTTAACATATGGAATTGATTTACCTTTTGTTGGAGATGAAATCGCCGCAGATTTATTATCACATATAAATAATACTACAGTTCACATTACCGCGGCAGAACGCACAAAATGGGACGGTAAGTTAAATTGCAATGACAATATAGTAAATGAAACCCTTGTCCTAACCCGTAATTAAGGAGGAAAAAATATGGCAGATATTAGTAAAATTACGTTACCTTCGGGTACTACGTATAATATAAAAGATGAAGTCGCAAGAAATTTTATAAATGGCGGTTCTTTTATTGTTGCTTGGAATGGAACCGGTACAGCCACTGCAGCAAATATTCCAGCTGGCGTAGTAGCTGGTTCTGTAACAGGAACTTTAGCAGCAAAAGATGCAACTCCAGGAGCTTTTTATTTAGTAAAATCTTCAACTACTCCTTCAGAACAAAGTTTAGATGTATATGATGAATATGTAGTAATAAAACCAAACATAGATGATGACACAACTTGGTTTTGGGAAAAAATTGGAGATACGAGATTAAATTTAGCCAATATTTTAACTAATGTAGCTATTGACAAGAAAACTGACACTGTTATTGGTACAGATGCAACTTTTACTATCACTCAACCAACTATTTCTTTGGCAACAGGAGCAACAGCAGGAACTGGAGTTATTAGTGTTGCAACTGGTATTACAAGTGCGTCAGCTAGTGGCGATAATGTATCTGCAATGACTGGTCTTGGTGAACCATCTACTTCAACAGTTTTGACAGGAGTTAAAGTTACTACTCAGCCAACCATTTCTCTTTCAGCCGCAGATAGTACTGCAACAGGAAAAGTTGGTGTATTGACTAATGCAACTGCAACCAAGACTAATGTAAAAGCAACTGCAAGCGGTGCAAATACCGCTTGGAATTCTAAAGATGCTAAAAGTGCTGTGACTGGAATTACTAGTCCTAAATTTGAAACAGTATTAAAAACTGTTTCTCCAACTAGTAAAAAATTATCTACAACTAGTATTACTGGATGTAATGGTACTGTTACTGCGTCAAAAGCAACCGCTGCTACAAGTCAAACAACAGTAAGTGGAGCAGCTAATTCTACTTCTAATGAAGATTTTCTTGCTAATGTTAGTGTAAGTAATGAAACTTTAGTTATTGGAGCAAAAAAATTAAATACGCAAACTACTACTCAATTTACTTTTTCAGATGTAACTGCAGCCAAAAAGGCTGATTCCGCAACTACTGTAGCAACTGGTTCTACTGTTGCCACATCTACTACAACAAATGTTGGAGCAACAATTGTTGAATCTGTTGCAAGTGGAACTACTGTTTCTGCTTTAAGTGGTACTGGAAATCCCGCCGCAAGTAGTGTTATAGGAGCAAATTCAACATTCACTGTCACTCAACCAACTGTAGTTCTTGCTACTGGAGCAGACGATGAAGAATCTGGTATTATTTCCGTAGCAACAGATATTAGTAAAACAACTAAATATATTGGCGGTTCCGCTTCTGGAACTGCTGTAGGAGCTAATGGCACCGCTACAGTAGTTACTGGTTATCCAGATATTGTTACAGATGAAGTACTCGGTACTGGTAGCACAATTACAGTTACTCCTACAACAACCAATATTAAGGCTACCGCTTCTGGAGCAAATACTAAATGGAATAATAAAGATAGTGTTACTGTATTAACAAATTCTACTGGATTAACACTAACTCATGGTCAATAAAAAGTGAATGGTATAAATACCATTTACTTTTATTGAAGGGGTGATAAAATGGCAACAAATGAATATACAATAAGCAAAATACAATTACCAAGTGGTGATGTTTGTAATATTAAAGATACTACTTATTCCGCGGGAACTGGCATTGGAATTTCAGGCACTACAATTAGCAATACGGGAGTCACTGGTATAAAAGGCAACTCAGAAAGCAGTTATAGAACCGGACAAGTTAATTTAACTGCGGCGAATATTGGGGCGGTTGCTAGTAGCGGGAATGAAACAGTAACTGGAAATAAAACTTTTTCTGGAATTACTAATTTGACAATAGGTTCTACTTATTCTGTAACTAATGGCACTGTTATTCCAGCAAATGCTTCAGCTATTATTCAATCACCAATACCTAAATATTTATGGCATGATATATGGGCTTTTTGTAGAGCGACTACACCAAAATATTATACTTCTACCAATGGTTCTTCTTGGATAGAGTCAACTCTTGAAAAAAGATTATTTAGTCATAAAGAGGCTTGGGGAAAATCTAACGTTTTATCTTCTTCTATCAAAGGATCTAGATGGGTATGGTTAAATGGTGGTTTTTACGCATCTGCTGCTTCTTGGTTAGTTTTGGGCGTTACTTATAACTATCCATCTGCACATTTTAATTTAACTTTAGAAACAAGCGATGATGGTGGTTCTAATTGGACTATTTTAATGACTGCTACTGATTTATATTATTCTCAAACTCCTATTTGGATTAGAAGTATTGGTACTTGTCAGGATAGTTTACGGCTAACTTTAACTTGGAATAATAATAGTGAGAGTAATGCTGCATTAGGATTATGCTCCATTAGATTCTTGACTTCACGTTGGGGTGATCAAGGTAAGGGTGGTGAATATGAATATCCTTATACGTGGGATATCAATTATAATATATCACCATTAAGCGAAGCTAAATTTATTGGTCCATTAGAAGGTAATGTTACAGGAAACGTCAGCGGAACTGCCACAAATGTAACCGGTACAGTCGCAATTGACCACGGAGGAACTGGAGCAGCTACAGCCGCAGGAGCAAGAACCAATTTGGGTTTAGGCTCAATGGCAACTGAAGCTGCCACAGATTATTTGAAATTAAGCGGTGGGACAATGACAGGACCACTTAAATGGACTAGCAGCAGTGCTTTACCAGAAAAAGCGGCTCCAGAATATTTTCTTACTATTGATACTTTTGCTAGTGGAGGTACTACTTATTGGGTAAGTAAAGCTAACGCTAAAAAGGCATTATTAGATACTAACACAACACATAATAATCAATTCCTACGAAAAGACGGAACTTGGACAACACCACCATATCCAGTAACAAGTGTCGCTGGCAATACAGGTGCAATTACTGCTGACACTTTACGCACATCACTCGGTCTATCAAACGCAATGCATTTCCTAGGCGTTACGACTACAAATATATCTACTGGAACCGCAAATACAACTGCTACAGTTTCCATTAGTGGTTCAAATGTAACTGCGGCCGCGGGTGATGTTGTGTTATATGGTTCTCAAGAATATGTGTGGGGCAATAGTAAATGGAATTTACTTGGTGATGAAAGTTCATACGCTTTAAAATCAACCACACTTAGCGGCTATGGAATTACAGATGCTAAAATTACAAATGGAGTTATTACTTTAGGTAATAACTCTATTACTCCTTTAACATCATCTAATGATATTGTTATAGAAAAAACATCTCCGCTTTTTACACTTCATAATGAAAATATTACTCGTGGTATTGCTCCTTCAGCCAATACCTATACAAGTATTCAATTTAAAAGCAAAAAATCAGATAATAAAATATTAGGTGTTATCAACAATCTTTATCAAAGTGATGGAATAATGAGAATGGAATTTCTAACCGCCACGCCTTTGACAACAAATGATGCTGTCTATCATGGTATAAGATTATTCCACACAAGCGAAAATGTTTCTAGAGTTGATTTTGATGTATCTAAATTGTCAACCACTGGTGTATGGGATACTGATATAACTATAAATAAAGGAACTGAAACACAAGCAAATTCATTTTTTAGAGTCTCTGCGGGCGGCCGTGAAATGTGGTTTTATGCTAATAATGTAAATGGTAATTTAGCTCGTGGTATATGGTTACCCGCAACTGGAACTGGCACAGGAAAAAGTGTTGTTAGTATAGATGATAATAATAATATCTATTATAATTCTGGTAAAGTAAATGGAGATTTATGGATACAACCAACTTCAGCGGCAACTGCTACATATTTAGGTATAAGAAACACAGCTGGAGCATTATATTTTTGGCAAAGTAGTAGTAGTACAAATGAGCCTAATAAAGGTATTTATATCGCTTCGGCTGGCGATACTAATACAATTGATGACTCACCTTTATTTGAAGTAAATCAAGCTAATCGTATTCGTCGTTGGGCCGATTACAATATTGGAATACAATATAGTACTAATTTTTATTATGCTTCTTTAGATGTAACTAAAAACGCACACGCCAGGGGCGGAACTGCCGGTACTGTTGTTTATCCTTCTAACTGGAGTTTAACGGATACAAATGGAAACATAGTAACTCGGTTAGAAGCAAATATTTACTCTGCTACTGGTAACACTAAATCTGAAGATGATGGAAGAGTAGATGCCTATTGGTATGTAAGGAATAATTATAATGGAAGTAGTTTTGATGCTTTGGGAATTAGAATGACTATATATGCTTCTGGAACAAAAGCTTATCAAATTCAAAATCCTGAATTGTTTAAAGCGGCATTATTTGAATCCACTCCTGCAATGAATCCACTTATAAAACACTTTAATGGCATAGACCAACATTGGGGCATTGGTAGTGTAGTACAAGCGGCAACATCGGGCACAAAAGCATATTTAAATAAACGCACTTTTATGGTGCTAACAGATGTTGGAATGGGATTATGGAACAGTACAGATGAAAAATGGGGCTGGTCATTTCAATCTAATGGCAATGATTTAATTTATAGATTATATCAAAATCCTGCTGAAAGTTCTCCCGGCACGCTTAAAGTAAATGCCAAGTTAGCCTTTAAAACTAACGATAGCAATCCAGTTGGCAGTGCTTCAACTCCTATTTTCTTAGATGGAAATGGTAAAGCTACCGCTTGTAGTTATACTTTTACAAATTATTTATTAAAATCTGGCGGTACAATGACTGGTGAACTTACTGTTAATGCAGCAGCTAGTTTCATATCAACATCAACTAGTACTGCAAGATATATATATTTTAAAAATACCGCCCTAGTAACAACTTCACCGAATATAGTCATGCAAATTGGTTTAAGCTCTAATAATCAATATCATGGAATATATTCTCAAGGATATTATGATGGAACATCATTTACTCCAACAGGAGGTTGGTTAATTGGACGTAATGCAGAAGGTAAAGCAACTATAGGTGGTAGCACCAGTAGCCCAATGGGAGTAGAATTAATAGGAAACACATCTGTAATTAATGGGTATTTCTTTGTCGGAGCTGATTCTGATACTGTTTCACGAAGCGTATATGCCACTTCAAATTCTGGACGTATTTGTTTGTACTCAACCGGTAATAGTAATGGAAATGGCAATCGTGGAGTTTGGATAGCAAAACAAGGAAGTAATGGACAGGAACATGCGATTGTAAGCGCAGATGCAAATAATCAGTCAAGAATTAATTTAATGCGAAGCAATGATAGCTTTATTAATTTATATCGCTATGACGTAACAAGAGGAACTGCACCTAGCGCTGCTAAATATTGGACAATAGGATGTTATGAAAATTATTCAAGTGACACTAAACGCCTTGCTTTAATTGATGCTCACTATAATACAGATGGTTCTATTTCCGTAGAAATGATGACCCAAACTCCAGTAAGTACCAATGAAAATGATGCTTATCGTGGAATTATGATTACTCAAAATCCAGATAAATCTTCTATTACAAATTTAAGAACTGATGAGATTACAGCTTCAGGCCATTTATATCCAGTAACCAATTCTGCGACAACTTTAGGCACAGATACAAATGCATGGAAACAAATATTTATTCAAAATACTAGTGGCTCTAATGGAGATATTACCATTAAACGCGGTTCAAGTGTATTTAAAATAGGATATGGTAGCGATGATACAAATTATGGACTATATGATGCTGCCACTTCTCAATGGATGATATATTCAGATGGAACAAAAACTATTTTGTCAGCAATAACCACTGGTGCAATAAATGCAACTGGGAGTATTGCTGCAACTAGTAACGTATGGGCTGGTACCACTACAGCCTCTGGCGACCATGAAGTTTATGCTGCATCTACAATAGGACGTATTGGTATGTATTCAGATGGCTCTAAAGACCGTGGTATTTGGATCTATAAAGATGCGCCAGGAAAACCAAATTCTGCTTTTGCCGCATTAAAATATAATAATAATGATAACACTATGACAATAAAATGTAATCGCATATTAGCGATAGAAAGTGATGATGGATTTTTTGGGTATGGAACAACTGTAAATGGATGGAATGGAGTTACTGATAACTCATCGCAAATATTTGGTTCTGCTGCTTATAAAACTTATATTCGTTCCAATAATAATCCTTTATATCATCGCAGAAACACTACCACTTATATGATTCCAGATGGAAGAAATAATTATGCTACCAATACAAGAATTTGGGGAATCACATTGCCAACTAATTCCAATAATACCACAAATAAAAATAATACAATAGAACTAGTTGTAGATAATAATTGTTTATTCTTATGGGATAACACTAATGCCAAAACACTTTGGCAAATACCACCAATAGTATATAGCACAACCACTCCATCCTCTCCAACCGAAGGTATGATTTGGTTACAACCGATTTCATAATGAGCAAAATCAATAGGAGGTTAATATTATGGGATTTATGAAAGAAACTTATTCTAACAATCGCGCAGGTTTATTAGTAACTTTTGGAGGCAATGAACCAACACCCTCATATACCCCAACCGACAGCGTTCAAGAAGCATTGGAATACTTTAATCTATATGAAGAAAACGGAATCATCTATTCTCGCACTGAGGCAGAAGAGATTTATGACGAACTAGGAGTAAATACCACTACCGAAGTAGAAGAACTACGCACATCTATAAATGCAATTACCGCTACACTTTCAGATGAAGCGGCCGCAGAGCATCCAATTCTGTTTAAAGAATGGAAAACTGGTGTAAATTATGCAGCAGGTGACCGCATTCGTTATCGTCAAGGTCTTTACAAAGTACTTACTGCTCATACTTCACAAGCAACTTGGACACCGGACGCCGCGCCAAGTCTATTTGCAATTCTATTAAATCCAGACCCTGATATTATCTATGATTGGATTCAACCTGATTCTACAAATGGCTATGCAACTGGCGCACGTGTGCGTCACAACGGTGATATTTGGACTTCTACAGCAGATAATAATGTTTGGGAACCTGGCGCAGTAGGAGCTCCTTGGGTATCTGACACAGAAGCACAGCAAGAATCAACAACTGATGAAATTCCAGAATGGGTTCAGCCCGATTCAACCAATGCGTATAAGACTGGCGACCGTGTAATGTTTGAAGGCCAAGTTTATGAATCTACAATTGATAATAATATTTGGTCTCCTTCTGCATATCCTGCTGGTTGGCAATTAATTACTACTTAATGAAATAAAAACCACAGATAACAAAGAGCAATCTCACTTCTTTATTTAGAGGCAGGATTGCTCTTATTTGTTAAAAAGGAGGTTTTCATATGAATATAATGACTAAGCGCGGTTCACAAGATAATATGGTGACATATGAACATTATTGTGATACAGCCGCAGATATGGCTAATATTGATTCAAAATATATTACTCTCGGTTCAGTTTGTATAGTAGTACAGGGTGAAAGCGGAGATTTAGATGTGTATATCGCAGGGAGCGATAAGCAATGGCATCTTGTATAAGGAGGTATAATCTATGGATATTTTAGATATTATCATAGCGAAAAAGAAATCCTTTACAAGTGAAACTGAAAAATTAACTAGACAAGCGCAAGAAGCAATGGCAAAAGCCAATGAAGTAACCACAAAAATAGATGAAGCACAAGATGCTTTGGATGCCGCAGAAGCCGCAAATACTCGCGCGCAAGAAGTTGCCGATAATTTTGATGCTTTGCAAGAAAATGTTAGCAACACAGTAAATACTATTGTTGACGGGAAAATTGAAACTGCGATTTCTTCTATTACTTCTTCTGTAAATGAAGCTAATTCTAATGCTTCAGCCGCACAAACTGCCGCAGCCGAAGCGATAACAGAAGTAGATGTAGTAGATGCAAACACATCCGCGGCAAAAATTAAAAAGACTCGTGTCCGCAAGAAGGGTGTTCAGCAAGCCTATGAAACAATGAAAAACTATACATCTACCGGTACTAACGAAGATGGTAGTATGACTCAAAAGGCTATTACACAAGCCTTACAAAATCAAAAAACAGAATTAGAAACTAAAATTAAGAATATTCCATCTGGTGGAGGCTCTGGTTCTGGTAATATCTCTGGTAATATTTCAGCGGAGGATGCGGGTTCTATTGTAGCCGTTGATAATGATGGCAATATTACTTCAAGTACAATAACAGAAGAGGACATCATTCTTACTCAAATTATTGCAGGTACTTATCAAAATGATAATATTATTGGCTTAGAAATAGATTATGTAAATAAAGTCTTTACTCGCCTTCAAGGCGCAAAAAATAAAACCGCCGGCCATGATTTTGATAAGTACACTATGCTAGGTGGAAGAAAACGTTGTCTCGTAAATGAAGATGGCAGTATTATTCGCTTCTTGACAGCTTCAGATACTATTGAAGATATAGCTGATAAACGTATTATGGTATATCAACCACCTTGTTATTTTATGCGTATTCCTTTATCTACAACGATAACAGCAAGTGGTATTAAAATAAATAAAGAGCAAATTTATCTTTCTGACACAAAATATGCGGGTTTTGAATTACATCCCATCTTTAAAGATAAAGATGGTAATGAAGTTAAATATATTTTATTACCGGCATATGAAAGTGGCACTTTGCGCGCGAATGGTGAATTTGTAAAAGACGATAAACAAGATATCAACTTCTCTACCGATAAATTAGTTTCAATAGTTAATACTAAGCCAATAAGTGGATATACTCAAAGCTTTACTTATGAAACTGCACAACAAATGGCTGAAAATAATGGGGAAGGATGGCAATTAACTGATCTACGTTTTGAATCATTACATCAAATGTTAATGAGTATTGAATATGGTTCTATGAATTTACAAAATACATTTGATTTAGGCCTTTCACGTGTTAACATTAGCGGTGAGGTAAATATTTCTTCTATTTCTGGCTCTACACATTCATTATTAAATGAATCTGGCAGAGCTGAAAGCACTACAAATATAACTAATGGAGCAACAAATGTATATAATGAAGAGGGTAAATGCGCCATTAGTTATCGCGGACTAGAAAATCCATATGGTAATATTTGGCGCTTTATTGGTGGAGTAGAGGTAAAAAGCCGTGTGCTCTCATATAATGGAGAAGAAATTGGTTTTAAACTTCCAACTGTTCCTGGATGGATTAGTGCCTTTGGCTATGATGAAAATTATAAGTGGGCTTTCTTACCAATTGAATGTGAAGGTAGCAGCTCATTACCAGTAGGAGATTATTCACATTTAACTAATAATACAACTATAAATTCTGGTTTAGCTGGCGGTTTAATTAATTCACAAGATAACTGCGGACCGTTTTACTATGGTTTTAATGTAGCAAAAGCTAATTATCACTATCGTAGTGATTCTGCGCGAATAATGCACATTCCAACTGCCGGTTCAGCTATTGAATTAAATAACTATCGTGCTTGGATAAATTCATAAGAGGTGGTTAAAATGAAAACTTATAATTCTACCTATTCCACAATAGAACCACCCAAAATTGATATAACCGCAACAAAAGTTTTTCTAGCGACAAATATTCAAGAAATTGAGCGTGAAGTAGAAGATACAATAGAACATTGCTATCAATACACACTTACTGAATATGATAAAGACGAATATCTTGCTATTCTTTCTCAAAATCAACAAGATATTGAAGCGTTACAAGAAGAATTACGTGCGGCTAAAATACTATTGGGGGTGGAGTAATTGGGAACATTAGTTGATTTAGCGGTTAAACTCCGCCCTTTCATTGAGAAAGCGGCTTTAAGCCTTGATGATGAAGATGCTTTAGAAGCGGTTCAATTATTTCCGCGCTGGAATGAAAGCGCTGAATATAAAACAGGCGATAAAGTCCGTTTACAAAATGTACTTTATAGATGTCTACAAGACCATATTGCTCAGCCAACTTGGAGTCCAATCGCAGCTCCAAGTCTCTGGGCAAAAGTTTTAATTCCAGACCCAGAAGCTATACCAGAATGGGAACAACCAGACAGCACTAATTCCTATCAAATAGGCGATAAAGTCATGTTTGAAGGCAAGACCTATGAGTGTGTAATTGCTAATAATATATGGTCACCAGCAAGCTATCCAGCTGGATGGAAAGAAATCTAATATTTGACTCTTAATAAAAACTATGCTATAATTATTACATCAGGAGGAGGAAAGGAACTCCTACCTGATGTAATAAAATTTATAAGGAGAGGAACTTATATGAAGTACTACAGTGATGTAACTAAGAAGTTTTATGACAATGCTAATGATTGTCTAGCTGCTGAGCGCGAAGTAATTGCCAAGCAGGAAAAGGAAGAGTATGAAAAGAAGCGTATTGCGGCCGAACGTAAGGCTGCCGCTGAAAAGGTTGAGGCTGCCCGCAAGGCTATGAACGAAGCTCAGTCTGCCTATAAGAAGGAGCTAGAGGCTTTCTGTTCTAAGTACGGTAGCTATCATTACTCTACCAAGGATGTTAGCGACATCCCAACTCTATTCAATGATATCTTCAATATTTTTCATTGATAGTAATTGCCCGTGAAAGCGGGCATGCGTCCGTATACTCAAGTGGCTGAAGAGATTTGTCTTGAAAACAAAGAGGCCGTGATGAGCGGCGCGAGGGTTCGAATCCTTCTACGGACGCCAATATGTGGTCGGTAGTTTAACGGTAAAACTCCTGGTTGTGGCCCGGGTAATGCAGGTTCGACTCCTGTCCTTCCATCCATGTCCCACTGGCGGAATTGGCATACGCGCTAGATTAAGGTTCTAGTTTCTCCGAGTTCAAATCTCGGGTGGGATACCATTTGACTTCTTACATAAATTCTGATATAATATTTATAGAAAGAACGGAATCCACCCGATATGGCTGTGGCTACAAGGTGCGGAAGGGTGGCGGTAGTATTACGCCTCAATTGGCGAAACGATATGCCAATTGAGGATGAAATAAAGCATAATAACGCAAGAGAGTAATACATGACGTAAGTATTTAATTGATAGAGAATGTAGCCGTGCTTCTGGCGGTGCGTTACCGACATACTTATGGACGCCAGATTTATGGAGGATTGACGCAATTGGGAGCGTGTTTCCCTTACAAGGAAAAAGTTGGCGGTTCGAGTCCGTCATCCTCTACCAAGACCCATACAGCAATTTACAAGCTGGACTGAAAATCCCGGCAACTGTTGGTTCGAATCCAACCTACCCCACCATTTATGGGGTAGTGGCGAAAGTGGCAAACGCACGTGAAAGACAGTGGGTCTAGATTATGGCTAGGTAGCTCAGATGGTAGAGCGTTGGCCTGAAGAGCCAAGCGTCACTGGTTCAATTCCAGTCCTAGCCACCAATTCCGCATTGCGGTTAGGCACACACAGCAATTTTCTTATATGTAAATGTTGAATGATATAGAAAATTGAATCGCCAAATACTAAAGGCCGTCGTTATTAAGCAAAACGAGTGCCTAGAAAAAAAGTTGATACTTAATCAAGCTTTTAGTATTTGGTATTATCTGTCGGTATAGTTCAACGGATAGAACATGACACTTCTAATGTCATTATCTGGGTTCAATTCCTAGTACCGACGCCATGTTATGGGCTTATAGTATAGCGGCTAGTACATATGCTTTGCACGCATAAAACTGGGGTTCGATTCCCCATAGGTCCACCAAGATGGAAGGTCGCCCCTTCCAAGGCTATAGTTCCTAACCTTGGTTTCTAAAACTTGCGAGGATAGAGACCGAAAGAACTAATATGTTCCACTAGCACAATTGGCTAATGCATCTGACTCTTAATCAGGGGAGTCTGGGTTCGAATCCCAGGTGGAGCACCAGACGGTACGAAAGCACGGCACCAAACCCAAAGCAGCGTCATGAACTGTACAGTGCCTTGTGTGTTTCCTATTTCCACAAGTAAAGCTAATAAAAATAGGTCGCGTGTTCGATTTATCTAACGGAGAGGATACGTGACTACGAACACGGCATAGGGGTTCGAATCCTCTATCGCATGCCATTAATATGCGGGAGTAAGCCTAATTGGTAAGGCAGTAGTTTGGAGAACTACCAGTAATCGAGTAATCGGTGTTAGAGTTCAAGTCTCTACTCTCGCGCCACATAGTCGCTCACAGCAATTGTTCTTTATAGAACAAATGGGTTCGAATCCCATAGTATGCACAGCATATTTCGCCAAATGGTAAGGCAAACGTCTAATAAACGTTATTCTATTAAAGCGACTAGTATTTGCCCTGATAGGCTAATGGATAGACCTTCGCGCTACGGACGCGACAGTGGGGGTTCGAATCCCTCTCGGGGTGCCATTTATGGGAGATTAAAGTGATAAAGTAGACACGCAGGTCTGTAAAACCTGTCCTTTCGAGGTCGAGTGGGTGCGATTCCCTCATCTCCCACCATAACTAGACACGCACAGCAATTACTTCTACTATTAGCGCCATTCATGCTAGAATTAGAATGTGTCTAGATTTAGGAGCTTAGTGTAATGGTAGCATACCGGTCTCCAACACCGTTGGTGAGGGTTCAAATCCTTCAACTCCTGCCATGCCAAATTAGTTTAATGGTAAAACAGAAGTTTCGTAAACTTCCATTATTAGTTCGATTCTAATATTTGGCTCCATTTGACTTTTAGTATAATTTCTGTTATAATTATTATGTAAGGTTGAGATAGGAAATAATAACAGCTGATAAAATTCCATTCTTTATGCGGAAAGTGGGGCCGCAAACCTTACATCAATTCCCGCTGGGTACGAGTAACAGCGTCGTAGAAACATAAGCCGGTGCATCGACTTATGTAGGTATGTACGTGAACCATACCAAATAAACCGAGTGTCTAGGGACGAACTACACATCCTTAGCCGAAACGCACAAAAACTTGCGCCAAGTGTAGTGGTAGCTATTGGGGACTGGATAGAAACCAATAGGAAGAAGCAAGTTGCTGGTTTTACATCCCTGCGGTTTACCAGCTATTTCGAGCAGTAGCACAGTTGGTTAGTGCAATCGGCTGATAACCGATAGATCATAGGTTCAAGTCCTATCTGCTCGACCAATAAGGTTCACCCTGTAATCCTCCTTAATCGCGAAAGGGAAAAGGGCCTGTTGCAGCTAATAGTATGAGAATAGTAGAGCTTGTACTATGTATTTGCAGTATGTAAATGCCGGGAGTTCTCTTGCCCCGTTAAGGTAGTCCGGAATACACACAAGATTCGCTCGGTAACTAGATTTATCGTTATTAACGAGTCTAGCGGAAGTCGTCCTCGTTAGTGGTGGCCACGAATCCGTGCGTGAATAATAGGCGGTGAGGTCTCAGATGGAGAGTATCTACCAATAAGAGCAAATGATACACAAATATTTCTTGGAGTATACACAACGCGAGTGTTAACTCCTTTACAATGTTCCTCGCGGTGAAATCAAATGGAGGCTCGGATGGATTGAGGCCCGGAAGATGCCAATAGGAGAAGAAACCGCGAGATTTATCGGGAACTAGCTCAGTAGGTCAGAGCAGCGGCCTTCACGAAGTACAATCAAGTAGATGGTCTGACACCACTCAGGCGGGTGATGGGTTCAAGTCCCTCCTTCGTGACCAATAAGCCGTGTGTCCTGGGTTCGAGTCCCAGGTTCCCGACCAACTATTTGTTAAGGAGAACATAATAAATGACACTTAAAGACTTTTATAATTGGATGCGTATGAATAATTTTGAAAACTTTAATCTTTTAATAAAAGATGATGATAGTGTTTGGGATATTGATGAATGTATGATCAATATTAATTTAAAAAATAAAGAAATTATTATTAGTTAAAGGATAAAAATGAATAAGTATAAATTTGGTCGTCTTACTTTTGGAACTATTCTTATAGTAGTAATGTTTAGTAATGGTTTTAAAATTAATACTTGGCAATTTTGGGTAGTTTATATTTCTGCTTGGATGATGGCTTTTATGACTTTTTTGGAGGATTTTAGTGGATGATGAAACTCTTTTATGCTTTTATCGCAGCCTTGAATCTTTTTTATTTTTATACTTTTCAAGATAATGCTATATGGATGCGTGGTCTTAGTTTAGCATGTTGCCTTTTAATGAGCTTGTGTACAATAGTTGAAGCAACAAAATAATGCGTCATTGCCAAATTAATAAATAAAGTATTCGCGCTAGTGGGAGAATGGTTATCCGGAAGTCTGCAAAACTTCACAAGCCAGTTCAATTCTGGCCTAGCGCTCCACAACAATATAAAAGGAGTAAAAGGAGAAAAGTATGTTTGGTCTAATTTTAGCTATTGTTGTTATTATTGCTGGTTTTATCGTAGCAAATGTAATGTTTCCAGATGTAACAAAGCGTAATGGTGACACGAAAAGTAGGAGTTCAATTCGCACAATTATTCGTGCCGTTGCCTTCATTATTGCCGCAGGATTAATTATTCTGTCTTGTATTTCTTATGTACCAACTGGTTATACTGGAATTGTAACAACTTTTGGTAAGGTACACGAGCACACGCTTGACGCAGGTATTAATTTCCATGCGCCTTGGGACAATGTAATTACTATGGATAATCGTGAACAGCGCGCAACTTTCCAACTAGAAGCATTTTCAAAGGATATTCAGCAAGTAGATATTCAAGGCTCTATCAACTATAATATTGATAAACTAACCGCTATGAATCTATATAAGGACGTAGGCACTGGATATGTCAATATTCTAATTGGCCCTCGTATTCAGGAAGATGTAAAGATTGTTGTTGCTCGTTATACTGCTGAAAATCTAATTGCTAGTCGTCAAGAAGCAGCTAATGCTATTGAGACTCTTATTCGTGATGAATTAACTTCAAAGGGTATTAATGTAATTTCTCTTGCAGTAGAAAATATTGACTTTACTGATGCTTTTGAATCTGCCGTTGAAGCAAAGCAAGTTGCTACGCAAGAAAAGCAGCGTGCCCAGACCCAGCAAGAACAGGCAACAATGGAGGCAGAGCAGGCCGCAAAGCGCAAGAAGATTGAAGCAGAAGCAGCGGCCGAAGTGGCAAAGGTGCAAGCAGACGCCGATGCATATTCTACACAGGTAAAGGCGGCCGCGGAAGCAGAAGCTAATGAAAAAATTAATAAGTCTCTAACTGAAGAACTTGTAAATTATCGTCAAATCCAGCGCTGGAATGGAGAACTCCCTCAATTTGTTGGCGGCGGTTCCACTATTCCTATCTTAAACATGGATAAAACTACCGAAACTACAGATTAATATAAATACTTATAACGCACGGGAAACCGTGCGTTTTTTCTATTTGACTTCTAGTAGAAATTATAGTATAATTATTTTAGAAAGAGAAAAGGAGAGCAAAATATATGTCTATTGTTTACAGTGTTATTAGCCCTTTGAAGAACGTTGTTGAAACTCGTGTAAATATTACTAATTTTGAAGAACGAGAACATGGAATTTATTTCATTTGGGAAGGTAGCCAGTGTTTTGTAAACTGGAATGTATTGGGCACTTATTCTCTTGTGGAGGAAGATGAAAATGACACTTGATGGATGCAGAGTGGAAACTCAAAAACACATAGAAAAGGTGCGTAAGTATATCCGCTTTTTTACTGATAGATTAACTACTCGTGGTGTAGAGCATGATGCCGCAAAACTAGAATCTCCAGAAGTGGAACTATTTGCTGAGCATACAGAACAACTTGCCACATTAGAATATGGTTCACAAGAATACAAGCAAGCATTAGAAGCTCTAAAGCCAGCTTTAGAGCATCATTATGCTACTTATCGCCATCATCCAGAACATTTCCCTAATGGCATTAATGACATGAACTTAATTGATTTAGTAGAGTTAATGGCTGACTGGAAGGCTTCTAGTGAGCGCCATAATAATGGAAATCTTTTGAAAAGCATAGAAATTAATGCCAAACGATTTGGTATTAGTAATCAATTGACACAAATATTACTAAATACAGCAAAAATTATGGAAGAAAATGAATAATAAACAACAATTAACACATGATTTTATAAAATTTGTGATGGAAAATTATGGAATACGATTAACTATGACTGAATCAGATGCAGAAACATTTGAAACTTTATTTCCTGATTTAGTTGAAATATTGGAGAAAGAAAATGATACAGGCATATGAAACATTAAAGAAAAATACTACAGTTGGTTATAAATTAAATAATGACAAATATTATAGGCGCGGAAGAGCATTATCTGTAATTTTAACTGATAAGGGTATAGATGTAAGCGTTGAAGATATAGATACACATTATATGTATACTGTGCCATATAATGAATTAATGATTATCAAACCATTAGACGACTTTGATCGTGAATGCCTGATACCTATTAAAGAATTTATAGAAGAAGTTGGGACTGGGTGCATAACTGGCTATGATGGCAGCGGTAATTATAGCGATGGAGAATATCGTTATGGCGGAGTAGACTTTCATCCTGGATTTCTTAAAAATGCCGCTAAAAAATATAAGTATGTGTGTTGGTATAATAAATGAAATTTATCTATGATGATAATCTATATGACGCGATGAAAGACGTATATGATTATGCTTATCGCGTTTTCTTTGGAAAGGCTCCAATAGATGTTATTTATCGTATGAACCGTGGCTGTAAAGGCGCGGAGCAAAAAGTCCTACAATACATTTGGGATACCTATATTGAACCGAAAGGAGAAGAAAATGAGTAATATTTACTTTACAAGCGACACTCATTTTTCACATAATCGTGGCTTTCTTTATGAGCCACGAGGGTTTTCTTCTATTGAAGAACATGATGAAACTATTATAGAAAATTGGAATAAAGTGGTAAAACCAGAGGATGTAATTTATCTTCTTGGCGATGCTATGCTAAATGATAATGATAAGGGCATCCAATGTTTAAACAAGCTTAATGGCCGAATCTTATTTATTCGCGGTAATCATGATAGCAATGAGCGCATTTATCGTATTTACCATGAATGCCCAAATATTCTTTTTGTAGAGAATGGCTCAGAAAATTTCTGTACAGTTGCCGCAGTTAAAAAGTTCAATGGTTATAATGTATACTTATCGCATTATCCAACTTACACCAGTTATATTGAGAATATGGCACCGTTAAAGAAGCATATGTTGAACTTCCATGGCCATACTCACTCAAAAGATAAGTTTTATCAAGACATTCCTTTTATGTATAATGTAGCACTTGACGCACATAACAATGCACCAGTGTCCTTTGATGAAATTATTTCAGATATTGAAGCAAAAGCAAATGAATGTATTGCTATGCTATAAGGAGATAATATGTTTAATTTTGAACCATTCAGCGATACGAAAGAAAAAATTAAAAATTTAACTCAAGATTTTATTTATCTAAGGCAAGATTTTATTGAATTACAGAAACATTTTCTTCACTCCTTATCCATGACACAACGATTAGAAAAGAAGCGTAAACGCCAACGATGGAAATTTTATCATAAATAATTTGACTCTCTACTAAAATTATGATATAATTATTACAGAAAGTGAGGGAATAAGATTGGAAAAGAATTGGTTTATTTATGCTTATCCTGATATGTATGGCGGACTTCATGGTATGTATAACTATGAAGTAGCAAGCGATATATCTTACGATGAAGCATGTGATTGGGGTCATGAGCTCGCTTATGAAACCGTAGAATCTTATTTGCGTGCAGATGAAATTTATTCTACTGATGATTTTATGGATGAGTTTTATGATGGAGCCGAATGGGATGACCGCTATGAGGATGAATATTGGGATGCTTATGAAGAAGTTATGCAAGACCAATGTGCTTTTGAAATTTGGCCTTTCAAAGATGGAGTAACCATTGCCGATTATGAGAAGTGGCAAAAGGAAAATATGGAACCTCGCGATTTCATTGAGCGCTATTGCCGCCAACTCACAGAGGAGGATTATGTCTAATTTAGAGTCTCAGCTCAAACAGGCAACAGATTGCATTAATTTACTTTTAAAAAGAATAGACGATTTAAATGATGATCTTTCTGAATCACAAAAATTAAATCGTTATTATGAAGATAGAATAATGGAACTAGAAAAAGAAAAATCTGCTCTTTATTTACAATTAGAAGATTGGGAAAATTCCTACTATAAACTTATTTGACTTTTACTCAAAATTCTGTTATAATAATATTGTAAGAAAGAAACAAGCCCTAGTCTCAGGGCTGACCAAATGAAAAGGAGAAATAAAAATTATGTCTATGAATCGTCTTTACAATGCTATGGCTTCTCAGAACACCTACAAGACCACTGAAAATGGTGCTGTTGCGCGCACCACGACCAGCTCTAAGCTATATGACCTATTCTCTTTCGGTGCGGCTTATCGTCAGCGTACCGAGAGTGATTGCGTGCTCCTATTTAAGGAGGCATATAAGGAAAGCCCTATGTATGCCCTAAAGTGCCTGTTCTATATCCGTGACATTCGCGGCGGACAGGGTGAACGTCGTTTTTTCCGCACTTGCCTGCATTGGCTTGCGGATTATGACCGCAACGCAGTACTACGCAATCTTGACCAGATTGCTGAGTATGGCCGCTGGGACGACCTATATGCTCTCGTAGGAACTTCCTGCGAGCATGAGGCTCTATATGCTCTTGGTAAGCAGCTTGCCCTTGACTACAAGACCAAGGGTGCTATTTCCCTTGCCGGTAAGTGGGCGGCTTCCGAGAACGCTTCTTCTGCCAAGACTAAGCGTTATGGACGTCTAACTGCCCACGCTATGGGTCTAACCTCTCGTCAGTACCGTGTACTGCTTTCTAACCTTCGTGAGCGTATTCGCGTGCTGGAGCGCCTTATGTCCGCAAATCGGTGGAATGAGATTGAATTTGACAAGATTCCTTCTCGTGCCGGCCTGATTTATAAGAATGCTTTTGCTCGTCGCGATCTAATCAAGGCGAAGTATGAAGCGTTTGCCAAGGATACCTCTACCAAGGTTAACGCAGCCGCGCTATATCCTTATGATGTGGTTGCTAAGGCCATTAAGCTTATGGGTTCAAACTATAGCTGGTATGGCCGTGGCAGTAATGTCGCCCTTGACAACACCGATCGCCTGATGATTAACAAGTATTGGGAGAATCTAACTGATTATTTCCATGGCATGTCTCTGAATGCCCTTGTTGTCGCCGATACAAGTGGAAGTATGACGAGCGGTGCTGGTAGCGTTGCTCCTATTGATGTCGCAGTCTCTCTTGCTCTTTATGCCGCAGAGCGTAATAAGGGGCCTTTCGCGAACTCTTACATTAGCTTCAGCCGCACGGCGAAGTTTGTTGAGACTCGCGGCGTAGACTTCTGCGACAAGGTTGACCGCATCGTAAAGACGAACCTTTGCGAAAATACCAATCTACAGTCTGTATTTGACCTTGTGCTAAATACTGCTATTCGGAATTATCTGCGTCAGGAAGATATGCCTGAAACCATTGTCATTATCAGTGACATGGAAGTAGACGGTATGCAGGGATACTCCTCTTGGAGGGGCGATGCTCCTGGTATGAAGGGTGTTCAGACCTTTATGGATAAGATCCGTAATACTTGGTCTTTTCATGGCTATAAGCTACCTAAGCTAGTTCTGTGGAACGTAAATGCCCGTAACAACACCGTGCTTGATGCTGGCCCTGACGTTTCTTGCGTGAGTGGCTGCTCTCCTGTCATTTTTGAAATGGTTATGTCTGGAAAGACTGGCTATGATCTAATGATGGACAAGCTTAACAGCTCTCGATACGCGGCCATCAAGTAATTTTTCCCCTCCATAAAGAAGATGAATGAAAATTCATCTTCTTTTTTATTGACTAAATATAGAAATTATAGTATAATAATTACAGAAAGGGTGAGAGAAATGAGAATTATAGTTGATAGTTTGCCAGAAGAGAAAAGTGAATGCTTCTTTTCTTATCATAGCTGTGAATATGGATGGCTATGTAAGCTTTATAGAAGTAAAGAACAAGACATTAGAAAGCGAAGAATGAATCCAGAAGTGCCAAAATGTGAAATTGAAAATTGCCCTTATTTGCGCGAAGAAAGTTGTTCGGAATAAAAGATGAATGATTGTATTTATTTTGATAAAGAATGGTCAAGATGCCTAGAAAAACATCATCAATGTCGTATTGAACAAAAACAATGTGTAAATTGCCAGTATAAGGAAACTTATAATTTTGGAGAAAATTTTAGAAAGAAAAGAAAGGAACCAAAAGTATGATAAATATTTATATCTATGTAGATGATATTCGTGAAGATGATACCTTCTTCAAGACGTTGCATAACTATACTCATATGGAATGGATTCCTATTATTTGCCGTAGTGCAGACGAAGCAATTTTCTTTCTAAACTATTACAACGAAGAGTTTTATAATGTAATTATTGATCTTGACCATGATTTGGGTGAAGGGCATGAAATGAATGACTCTTTTGCTCCTTCTGGTTATGACGTTTGTAAATATATTGTAGAAAATCAAATTTCACTTATGGGATTTCATATTCATTCTATGAATCCTGTTGGTGTAGCAAATATGCGGCAACTTCTTACTCATTATGGATATAAGGAAATTTAATATGTATAGCAATGAATTTGAACCTTATCTCAATATTATTGATTTTCTAATGGAAGAAATCAAAAATCTCCGTCGTGAAAAATCCGATTTAGAAGAAAAGAATAATGAATTAATTTATCAACTTGGCTATACTCGTAGTGAACTTGAACGATTTAAAGAAAAAGAAAATATTTGACTTCCTATATAATTTTTGATATAATTATTATAGTAAGAAGAAAGGAACAAAATATATGAGAAAGTATGAAAAGATTGATACTCTCTATCAAAGAGACACAGTTGGAACTAAAAAGCTACTTCCTGGTGTTTTCCGTGACCCGACTGTAGAATATCTCAGCGATAATGACTGGATTTGGACTGAAAAGGTTGATGGCACCAATATCCGTGTATGCTGGGATGGCCATACTGTCACCTTTGGTGGCCGCACCGATAATGCTGCTATTCCCGCAGAACTTATTACTCGTCTAAATGAACTGTTCGGCGGTGAAACTAACGCTCAGATTTTTGAGCAGGCTTTTGGCGAAAAGGAAGTTATTCTTTTCGGTGAAGGATATGGTCGCAAAATTCAGAAGGGCGGCGGCAAGTATATTCCCGACGGCGTAGATTTTATTCTCTTTGATGTGCTTATTGGTGATAACTATCAGGCACGCGAATGGGTAGAGGAAACTGCCAAGATGTTTGGAATTAAGGTTGTTCCTATTGTTGGTACCGGCCCGCTATACGCAGCAGTAGAATATGTAAAGGCCCATCCCAATTCTGTAATCGCAAAAGAAGAGCGTGAAATGGAAGGTGTTGTTTGTCGTCCTATGATTGAACTGCGTAATCGTTGTGGCGAGCGTGTAATCGTTAAAATCAAGTGGGAAGATATGAAGGAGCTTGTATAATATGGTAAGATATGAAATTGATTATTGGGACGAAGACACTGGCGAGCGCAAGCATGAACGTGGCCTTGTATCTATTCAGGGGACTATCGGTAATCATGTAGACCATCTTTACGATTATTTTGGAAAGGATAATGTAATTGAAGCAAAGATATATGAGTGCTTTGATGTTCTTTCTGACGCAGAACTTCTAGAAATCATAAATGAAAATACTTGACTTTCATTAAAAATTTTGATATAATTATTATACAAGGTGAGGGAAACTTCCCTTGACGTTTTACCAGAGATTGCCTTGTATGCTCCTCACTGGTCCAACTACGATAATGTTGGTTGACGATAATCAGCATCAAATAAAGATGTCGTATACACGAGAATGCCTAGGCAGAGCAGAGTATCGTAAAGACTCAAAAAGGCTTACTTGCGCAAGGGGTTACGGCACATTCCTCACTTCGGTGAAATATGGCCGCCACATAATGCGGGATGATGCAGAGGTCAGCAATCAAGCCTCATAAACTTGAAGTCGTAGGTTCGAATCCTACTCCCGCTACCAACGCTCAATAGTTTAATTGGCTAAAATTTCCCGTTCATACCGGGACGACTCCTAGTTCGATTCTAGGTTGAGCGACCAATCAGTCTTTTAAAGATTTTCCTGTAAAGAAAACTTAATCTTCCCCGAATGGAGGAGTTGCGTTCACAGTTCGCATTATAACCTGTGACGGCACAATTTATGGAAAGCCTAATCCAAAGTAAGATAGGTATTGTGCTAAGTTATAAAGCGCAAAAGGAGAGCAAGCTGTTACTCCAAGTGGTCTTATCGGCGCCATATAAATAGGAAAAACCAATAAAATACAGCATAGAGCAAATATGACATCTAGACTTTCAACTAAGCTCTTCGCGGTTGCCCGCATAGTAGGTAGGCGTGCTATGGCAGCATTGTCAAAAAATGGGAAGGAAGTCATATCACCAGATGGGAAGGGAACCGAGTTATGCTCTTCCAGTGAGTAGGAGTCATGACCTACAATAGTCTGAACGCGGGATATTTCGTCGCCGCACTGGTGTTCAACCGGTTGATTTACGTAAATGAGTCGTTAGGAACGGCCCCAGAACTGAGGCCACGCGGGCACCTGGGTTATCAAAGCGCGTGGTGAATGGTACCTTATCCCGAGCGTCCACGTTCGCGGTGCTGGAAACTCGCCCCATTGGCTAAGGGTCGAGGCAAAGAGGGAACGTTGTTGGTGGTAACGGTGAAAATTCGCCCCGTCTTAGCCAAGGTTGTGACGGTTAAAGGGTATTCTAGATAAACCTACAACCTTTTTATTGATTCGGGAGGAAGTGTCCGTAGATGAACTTCTCGGAGTAATCGCCAAAATCGAATCGCTTCCGGGAGTGACGGGGTGTCGTAGACGCAGAGTATCACTCACGTGTATTGTAAGAAACTTCTGTCATCCTTAGTTTCTTGTAGTTTCAAGGATGAGGGTCGCGGCCACCAGAGCGCCGCAACATGCTCGGTTGGTGCAGTGGCTAGCACGTCGGGCTTTCAATCCGGCGATAGGGGTTCAATTCCCCTACCGAGTACCAGGCACTTCTTGCGGTTGGCAGCAAGATTATAGTGCAGAATTATAAATAGCTAACCGGTTGATTTTGAAGTCCTTTCCGTAATAGGATAGAGGGAACCCAGCTAGCAAAAACACATCCAACAGTGGTGCGCGTGGGTTAACGCACATTATGCTACCATCGTCTAATGGCTTAGGATATATGCCTCTCACGCATATGATACCAGTTCAAATCTGGTTGGTAGTACCATTCGTTCTCCTGCTGTGAGGGCAAGGAGTAGGAGGGCGACAGTCGTTATGATTCTCGGGCAGTATGAGTTGCGAACGGTCTGCGTTATCAAAATCGTTAGCTTTTTTATTAAAATAAGGAGTTGTTGTATTATGGCAATTCACGATAGAGCATATACTCGTGCAAAAAGTTATTCTAAAGCCATGCGGAAATATCATATTGATAGGGATACTGCCGCTGGCAGATGGCCCCTTTATTACAACAATATCCATCAATATGCCGATAATAAAATTCATTGTCCTTTGTGCTCTGAAAAAACCAATAATAAAAATCGTAATGGCGCCAGAGGATGGGAGCCTTCAAAGAATTGGTCTATTGCAGATAAAAGAAAAATAGAAAATATGAAAAGTCAGGTAGAGGAATTAGATACTTGACTTTCTTTTTAAATTATATTATAATATATATAGAAAGAATGAAGGAGATAATTATGATTAAAATTATCAAGCATGGTCACGCGCAATATAAAGCCACTTGTAAGTATTGCGAATGTATCTTTTCATTTGAAGATGCAGACATTCAAAATAATGGATGCCAATGGGACTGGTGTGAATGGATTATTTGTCCAGAGTGTCATAGACAAAATGACATATCTAGTCGTAGTGCGTTTAAATTCCATCAGTTTCAAGATTGACTTTCTATAAAAATTATAGTATAATTATTATAGTAAAAGGAAAGGAGCAAATCATTTATGAATTATCTTGATGATTTTGTTTGTGAACGTCAAAGTGATGAAGCCTATCCTTGGGGTGACATTGCTCCATTTGATTGGCCTGAAGAAGATGAATATGAAAATGATTCGTTCTGGTTTTGGATTGATGAACGTGATTTAGGAATGGGGATAGAAAATTAATGTATAGTAGAGATTATCTTGATGATTATGACCCGTCATCAACCTATTCAGATGCGTTTTCCACAACTGGTAGAACCGCGGCTGAACGCCGCAAGAATGATTGGAAGTATGCTAAACGTAATCAAGCAATAGTTGACGCGATAGGTGGTGTTGACAAGCCCCTTCATTATTATGTTAAGACCGCGCCTGAATATTATTACCAAAGACGTAATAAAACCAACAATAAGGGCAGACATCGTACTGCTTACGGTAATTATAATGTTTCTAAAAATTGGAGTCCAAACGATAAGCGTAAATTAAACGATTATCAAAATCAAATTGAAGAATTACTTGACGAAGAATAAAAATTGTGATATAATATTTATAGAAACAAGGAAAGGATGATAATTGTGCGTAAGACTTCTCGTACTGTGTTTTCTTCTTCTTGGACTCGCCGCGAACAGGCTGAAATGCTTGATGAGTGGCAGAATTAGCCGGTATAAGCAGACAAATTGCGGCCAATAGAATGCCGGTACCGCATTGGGCTGGTAGAAATACCCTGGTCCACCTAGAAGTAGGATATATAGGCCTACGGTTGCGGCGAACAACAATAAAAATCGCCCATTGTTAACAATGTATAGCGGCGTGATGGTCGCGGACGCACCCTGTTCGAGGAGTGTCGATTTAAGGGCTTCTTAGTGTGGTTCAGAAGTAAAAGGAGCAAATATCGAACAACCACACACTTATTTATTAAGGTTGTGCCTGACAGCCTATATAACCGCAATTGATGTGTTTTAATGTATGTAAAGTTATCACTTGTGCGGCAGCGATAATATCAGGTTTTTATGCCCCGGTGGCGGAATAGGCAGACGCAGCGGACTTACGTGGGCCCAGTGGCTTGTTGGAGAGCAGCACTCCTTCCCACGACCAAAATCCGCTATCCGTGAGGGTGTACGGGTTCAAGTCCCGTCTGGGGCACCATATGAGCTTGTAACCGAATTGGCATAGGTACTTGGCTCAAACCCAAGGTTTTGTGGGTTCGACTCCCACCAAGCTCACCATTTGACTTTCTTCTAAAATTATAATATAATAATTATAGTAAAGGGAAAGGATAATTTATGATTAAATGTGAAATTTTTCAGCATGATTACCAGGTAGTAAATTTTTGTAATGAGAATCACATTACTAAAGAAAATATAATTTCATTGCTTTTTAATCCTGAATTGTTATTTAGTTATAGATTATTCTATGAGGTAAATAATTGACTTTTAGCAGAAAATCTGCTATAATAATTATGTAAGGCGGCCACAGCAACTATTATTTAAGCAGTAATCTTTTAAATTATGTAGCTAAAAATCCGCCTAGAATTTGGGCTTGTAACCGAATTGGCATAGGTACCGGTCTTAGAAGCCGGGTTTTGGAAGTTCAACTCTTCTCAAGCCCACCAGTCACCTCCCGCAAGAAAAGTGACAAGTCGCGTTAACATTCGTTTGTTAGCTACGCTGGGAAAACGCGACTATAAAATACAAAGAAGCCAGGCCAACGGCGCTAACCGTATGTAGCGACCGCCGTAACTATCACATTCTAGGAGTCCTGACACTGTTATTGGACTTAATACTCAACGGATATGCGCGCAAAACAAATCCTAGAATGTTATGGCATCAAGTAAAGAGCCTTCTCGTGGCGATGCTGTTTTGACTAATCTTTACATAAATATTAAAGAGCGCTTTTCCTTGCTGTACACTCGTTGAAAAGCCAAACGTTCCCGTATGAGAATACGCAGGTTATACCTGTATATTGAAGCCCCATAAGACGTCGTAAAGGAATGGATAGAAATTACAATGGGCCATTCAGAAAGTAGAACACTTTAATATTTGACTTTTTCTGAAAATCATGCTATAATAATTATAGAAACAAGGAAAGGAAGTAGATACCCTATTTAATAAAATGGTTGAACCAAGTGAAGAAGAGTTAACCACTCTGCTTGGGCTACCTGAACAACAGCCATACGATTTGGCGGGATACTACTAAATCGCGGCCGCAAAATCAGTAATGATTAGCGATAAGGAGAAACTCCAAATGTTAAGGGTAGGCGCTTGGTTATCCGCTAACAAAAGCACGATTCCTCACGGCATTATAATAGAAGTCAAGCGTTAAAAGCGTAGACTGAATCCTAGTTAGGGTTTAGCCGGTGACTGTATCAAACCTAGGAAAGACCAACAAGGTGCTATTGTCGTTGAAACCTAGAAATAGGCTATAAGTGAGGTTTGCGGTAAAAGTAGCTTAAAGTGACAACAAGTTCTTGGTATTAGAACAAATAGAAAATATTTGATTTATTATTAAAGAATTTGCTGAATGGTTTGAGTGAAATTTGAGAGTAGACAATCTCTCCGTTGCTAGTCGAAAGACAGGGTGAAGAAGTTAAAGGGTCGCTACCTTTGGCTCAGCCTTCATCTTCAACGTGGCTGAATATGTTTAGAAGGATAATACAAGTATGACGAAGGTCGCAACGGTTTTATTAAATAGGGTATTTGCCCTAATGCGTTCTTTGATATGACCTCACTCTTGCCCGTTAGAGTAATAAACGGGACCTCCATGGCCCTGGAGCTCGGCTGGTCGTAGCAGGTGACTGTTAATCACAAGGTCGTGGGTTCGATCCCCACCGGGGCCGCCATAATTCATAAAGGAGAAATAACAATGGGACTAGATAATGGAGTCGTAGTTCGTTCTTCAAAACGACTAGTTACACGAGATATACTTCCGAAAGAGTTAGTATATCCATTTGATAAGGATTATACAGTGGGTGAAGTAGAAATTGTTTATTGGCGCAAGAATTGGAATTTAAGAAATGCTGTTCTTGATTCAAATGCTGTTCTACCAACTGGAGCAAACACGTATGAATTTTCAATTGATACTTCCGCGCAAGTATTTGAACTTATCAAAATCATTGTCTCCTTCATGAATAAAGACACTTGGGAAGATGATGAATATGGTTCCACTATTTGGGATTATGATGAAATACTTCCAATTCTCCAACGTGATGTTATGAACCTAGCAATTATCGCTTCGTTTATGATAAATAACCCTGATGTTTATTTAGTATTCTATGATTCATATTAAAGGAGAAAGCAAAAATGAGTGACGTAAGACTAAAGATTCTACCGCCTTGGACTATCGTTATTCGTAAGTTTGAGGCATTATTTGACGGTGACCCACAGATTGCTTGTAATTGTAATTTCGCAGGCTCTAATCCTTCCATTGTATTAGCTTGTAATAATGGTGATAAGGTCACTGCCCTACAACAGATTCTTCCTTCTGAAATCAGTTTTGGTAATATCAAGCTAAGGATTGAGGTTGATGGTATTCCTTCTAACCGTGCTTTTACTAGTAAGGTAGAACTATTTGATACCGCTTTTAAGGGTAATCCTGCTTATGCCTACGCTGTGTGTCCTGCTGAAGAAGGCTATCAGTGGATTGGAACTACTTATGTAGTATTTAATAATTGCGTAGTACAGTTCGCGGCAGATAATCTAAACGATTGTCACGGCATTATTAGTACTCTATATGAGACTATTGCCGACGAGCTTCTAACTGGCCCCGCTACTGAAGGCGTATTTTATAATACAAATGTAGAGCGTGCAGGGCTTGGGAAGCCCCTAGGCGAGTGGCCATAAGCCACTCTAATTTGGGCCTATAGTTCAGCGGCTAGAATGTCCGGTTGTCTCCCGGAAGATCGCAGGTTCGAATCCTGTTAGGCTCGCCATAGACTCATCCAGCAATTCTTTTTGCGCTGTAGGAGCCGGTAGTATTGGTTCAAATCCAGTTCTCCTCGCCATATGAGGAGATAGTGTAATGGATAGCACGCCGTAAAATGAGTCTAGTATTTCGGAGTGTGGCTCAGTTTGGTAGAGCGGGTGGTTTGGGACCATCAGGTCGGGGGTTCAAATCCCTCCACTCCGACCATAAACAACTGGGTTTGAAGATTATCCCAACCGTAAAATCTTCCCCTTTCTCTCTCTCTTGACTTTTTCTAGAATTTTTGATATAATAAATATATCAAAGGAAAGGAAAAATAATATGGATAAGAAAGAATTGTCCGCGCAAGCAACCAAGGCTGAATTTGTTAAGTCAATTCATCATTGGCTTATGAATACCCTCAAGCAGAATGGTAAAGAAGAATATAGTGATTGCTTTACTATTGAAGGTTCTAGCATTATGTGCCAACTGCCCGCGGATTATTTTAATCTATACTCTATTCCCGCAAACACCAAAATCGAAATGAAATTTATTTCTAAGAAATCTTAAAATTTAAGCCGTCACAGCAATCTTTTTAAGTGGTTAATTTATTTTGATTGAGAAGCAAAATGATAGATGGTTCGAACCCATCACAATTAAACAATTAACGGCTTAGTATTATTGTTACAAGTAAGGCACCTACAGCAATTACTTTTATAATTACAAAATATAGATATTGGCAGTATATTAAAGTAAATTATTAGTGCCTTGAATTTATGCCGGTGTGGCGCAACGGTAGCGCAATCGCCTTGTAAGCGATAGGTTGTGGGTCCGATTCCCTCCACCGGCTCCACTTTTAAAAGGAGTTTATTATGGGATTTTTCACTAAAAAGAAAACAGTTGCAGAACCGTCTAAACCTATTGAGAAAAAGTGCGAACATAAATTTCAAGATTTTCCTTGGTTTTTAACTTGGGATTTACAGTATAATCATTATACTATTAAAGTAATTGAACCCTATGTTTGTATCTTTTGCGGCGAAAGGAAAAATAAAGTTCTTGCATCTTACACGGGCACAAACTGTAATGAAGGCGAAAAACTTCTTAATCAACTCAGAAATCGCTTTGATAATCATATCAAATATCAAGAAGAAGTAGAAGATATGATAAATGACATGGTTCTAGTAGACCCTGAATATTTAAAATGGTATCATTTACTACGCGAGCAACAAGACCCTTCTACCTCGCGGCCGCAAGCCGAATTTAATAAGAAACCAGAATTAAAGCTATGATAAATAGGCACACACAGCAACTTGCATAGTCAATCTATGTGTCATCGGTTCGAGTCCGATTATGCCATCCAGAATCTGGCGTATCACCCAGTTGGTAGGGTAATAGAAAAATGTGCCTAGATGAAAGGATTTTATGAAGATTTATATTTCCTATTTTGCTCAAATTCGTAATTTCCCGCCCAATTTGGTCGGGCTTTCTACTGCGGTTTGGAATCCAAAATGGCTCCAGAAAGGAAGAAGTCAAAATGGAATTATTTGGTTAGATATTCCGCCGCTAAAACCCGGAAAGAATTGTGATGGATTATGTAATGGCAAATGTTCTCCTAAACATCCAAATGATTGTGAGTTCTTACGCGAATATAAAAATCAGCTAGATAAGATAGATTTCAATATGCTGATGGAGCACCTGCAAGTATTAAATGAAACTATAAAAGTTGGAGAACAATTTGATGATGTAGATTTTGCGTTGTTAGTTTATGAAAAATATGATAATATTTGTTCTGAACGATGGCCTCTTATTCAGTGGTTTAAAGAGCATGGTATGGAGTTAGAAGAATGGCAATTAGACAAAAACCGATAACTACAGAAAAAGAATTTTGTGAATTAATAAGAGAAATAGATCCTCATGAGCGCGGTGAAACTTTATACATTCAATGGAATCCAAATTATGAAGCAAATGATGAAAATTGGCCACGGGTAGAATTACTAGAAAACTTTCTTTGGATTCATACTGACCCAAATGATTCTTGGTGGTATATTGAAAATGGAGATGCCCGTGCTTGGAAAATGTTTCCTAATTTTGAAGAAAGACAACTACCTTGGGGACTAACCTAATGGAAGGGTCTTCGGCTCTGACCCGAAGTGTGATAGTTCAATTCTATCGTCCCCAGCCATATGGGAGTGTAGCTCAGTAGGAAGAGCACTAGACTTTTAATCTAGGCGTCGAGGGTTCGATTCCCTCCACTCTCACCAAATATTATGCGGTATTAGCGTAGAGGCCGAACGCGGGAGTTTGCTAAACTCTGCCGACCTTAGATGGTCCGAAGGTTCGAATCCTTCATACCGCGCCAGGGAAGCCATTAAACCGACGTGTTAGTATCAGCTGCTACGGCACCAGTAGGTGAAACCGTATTGCAAAAATGATGGTAAGGCACTTCCTACCAATTGTGGACTGTTGGCTTAGAAGCAGCCATCAGCTAAGGAGTTCTAAGTTCTTCCGCGGGTGCGAAATGTATCAAAAGGCTACGATTGTGGAACGCCCTTTTGAGTATGATGTGCCTGCGGATAATGGGAACATGAGATTTGGCGTAAAAGCACACCACAAATATTGAGCTGGCCAGAGTAGTGTGCAGAAAGCTCATTAAACACGGGGTTACTACATAGCTCATCTGCCATGTGTAGAAGGAGCGGAAAAATCGCTTTGCGATTTTGCTAAATGCGGTGGCGGAATAGGTAAACGCTACACGTAAGATATTGGAATCGTCGCTGAAAAAGTGCTGGCATTTTGGAAACAATATCATGTAAGGTGCAAATCCTTACCCGCATTAAATAGACTTGCCCGCGCCTCTGATTCAAGCGTACCTGGGGAGCACGCGGCCACAGCGGTTAAAGTGGCTTATGCGCCATTGGTGTAACGGTAACATATTAGCCTTCCAAGCTGAGGTTGTGGGTTCAAGTCCCATATGGCGCTCCAGGATGCTTTAGACAGATTCAGCAATTATTTTCACTTGCTATTGTGATATTAGGATTCATCCACCTAATAAAAACTGTCTAGTTTTTAGCCCCTTAGCGTAACGGCAGCGCGCTGGACTTTGACTCCATATGTGTTGGTTCGATTCCAACAGGGGCTGCCAATTTTAGACGCCATTGCGCCGAAACAACAGCAATTATTTTTCAGCTCCATTTTTATTCTATAAGGCGTCTAGTTTTGAGGTGGAATTATGGCACAAATTTATACTCGTACCTATACTTGGCCACAAAAGAATGATACTTATTTTACAGTTTATTCAAGACACGGTAGTACTTGGACATGGGGAAATACATCTATATCCGCTCATCGCGCTGGTTTGGCTACACAAACTGGAATAGGAGAAGTTTGGGGAAGTTATTGTACAATAACAGGAGATACTACTCATTATGCTACAAAAATTACTTCAATCTCTTGTAGCTGTTATTTTGATCACCCCAATACAGCTGGTAGTAAAGTATATTACTACGCCCTTGGAAATAATGGTAGTCAGTTAGTTACAATTTCTGCTGATGAAAATAGTTGGGTCGGTGCTGAACGATACACTAAAACAAAAACTGGTCTAACATTAAGTGGTGACTTTTTAAATAATGGTATTTATGGAATGGTAGTATATTGTTCTGCTCCAAACCAACAAATATCCTTAGATAGAGGATATTCTAGATTAACAATTACATTTGAAGGAACAAATTCATTAAAATATTATACCAATAATGATTGGCAAAATTGTCAAGCAAAATATTATGACGGAACAAATTGGATAGATGTTATTCCTAATTATTATGATGGTTCAAATTGGCAACAAGTATAAAATCCAATAAGGAGGTATTCGGAATGGATAAAATAGAAGAATTTATTAATCGTCGTTTTCAATCAGATTGTGATTGGTTAGAAGGAAATTGTTATTACTTCGCGCGCATTCTCAAAATGCGTTTTAAGGGAGAAATTTGGTACAACCTTGTTGAAGGACATTTCCTTTTCCGTAGTTTTGATAAGTTTTATGATTGGGGTGGTTGGTGCGAAGAATATGATTTTAACAAGCCGGAAACCGTTGAAAACTTAGTTAAATGGTCTGATTACAAGAGAATCGATCCAGTACATTATGATAGAATTGTGAGGGATGTAATAGAATGAGTAAGTTTTTAAAGAATATTAAGGATTTGGAAGCATTTAAGGCAGCGGTACGTAGTTGTACTGGCGATGTTTTTCTAGTGAAGAATGATGGTAGTGAAGAGTTTAATTTAAAGAGTACACTTTCAGAATATCTTGGATTGGCTAGATTGGCTGACGCTCATGGAGATGAATATGAGATTTTTTGCCAGCTACCCGCTGATGAAGGTAATCTATTAAAGTATTTCTTTGAGAGATAATGGAATAGATTTGATGTAAATTTAATACTTATATTATGAAGAACGCCCGCAAATGCGGGCGAATTTTTTATATGTGGGGTGAGGAAATGGCCACAACACCAGAAAATTGGAAAACGTTGGGTAATTTATTATTTTATCCAGGATTAAATAAACGTTTTTTTTATTTTGCCTCTTTATTAAATGGGTATACTAAACATAATGATATTTATAATCCAAAAGCTAATGCGATAGGTAGTGCAGCAAAAGATATATTATCAAATAATTTAGATACTAATGAAATTAATAATGCATCATTATCTTGGAATGAAAAATATAAAACAATAATTGCTTTTTTAACTAAGGCAATAATAACTGAACAACAAAATGAAAAGGCATATTTAGAAGGAAAAATAAAATTAATGAAACAACAATTTTCTAAAAAAGATATATCCGAATCTCCTGAATTAAGTCAAATAGAAGCTATTTATCAACAAGCTGTTAACGGTGGAGCATTCAATTATAATCAATTTATAATTGCTTTAAATGGATTATTGCAAGGATTAAGTAATACAAAAGAGCTGTTTAGTTATGAATATGATCGTTTAAATCATATGCAGGAAGGTTTAAACCAGATTTATCAAAATAGAGAAAATCAAATTCGTGGTCTTGCCACTAAGCAACGAAAAGATATTGTAGAAACAGAACAAATGATACAACAAAGTATGGAAGAATTTGACAAAAAACGTAAAATTACATATGTAGCCGATAGCCCGAAAATTTCAACCTTAAGAGGTTTTAAAACTAATATTAAGGACGTAGGAGTTACTTCAGATGTTGCTATTTCACGTTGGGTTAATGAGGTAATTAATAAAATATTTCATTCAACAAAATTTATAAATTTAGCAAAAAAAGCAATTCAAGAATGTGGTTATGATAAAGTAAAAGCAAGAAGCATGTTGCGCCCTATAATAATAAAATCAGTTACTTCTTATGCCTTGAAACATATGGATGAAGTACTAAATCAACAAATATATGACAAAAGCATCACTAATATTATAAACGAATTACAAGATGAAATTCAATTCAATGCAAAAATTAGTATTAAAGGATACGATGATAAATTTGGAGAAAAAGGCACACACTTAGATTATTTTAAAAAAGGACTAGAAGGAATTCTTGAAGGAGAACAACACGCTACTGGTATTTATGGTGCCATCTCTTCTCTGTATGAAAAATCTAAACAAACAAGTAATAAACCATTACAAAAAGATGCAATTAGTGTATTGTCTATGTTAAAAAGTAAAAATCCAACTTTATTATATAGTGTAGAACAATTAAATCAATTTGAAGCACAAATAAATGCTATAAACAAATTAATTAAAACAGAAATAAAATTAACTAAAAAAAATCAAGCCATAACCAATCAAATATTAAATACAACGCAGAGTATTACTTTATCTTCTAACAATCAAAATATAACTATAAATATCTCTATTGATAAAGAAGGAAATATTACATTTGATGATAAAACCAATGCGCAAGAGCAATTTAGTAATCTTTTCGGCATAAAAGCAGCCGGAATTAATTTGACGACATCAAAAGTCCGCTCTGCTATAACCTATACAAAAGGTTTTTTAAGCCCGCAATTGAGAAAAGAACTAGACGCAGAATTTGAAAAAGGTTATCGCTCTACTAAACAAAAATTATATGATACCTTATATTATACTTTACAAGATATTGATTTAGGAATTAATGGTCCTATATTATCTGAAATTAAATTACTTATACAAAATACACTAATAAATGAAACTAATAGCCGACTGAATTGGATTGGAAAAGGTAATGTAAAAACCGACGCTTTTGAAATATTTACTCCGGGTATAAGTAATAAACAATTAAAAACAATTAATTATCAGCGCGATCCTAACTTAAAAACTTTAGTTTTAGCAATAAATAAAAAAATGCTCGCGCAAAGAAATAAATTATTAGATGAATTTGCTTCTGGCCTAGAGAACATGACAGAATTATATACACAAGAACATAAAAAATTATATAACCGATATAGCATATATGCTAGTCGTTATCTAGAAGCACTATCTAATTATACACAAAAAGATAAAATGATTCAAACTTTAATTGAAAAAACAGTTAAACAAGTGCGAGCTCAAATAAAAGGCACTATACCACAAACACAATTATTAGCTAAAATATTAGCTGAAAGGCAATCTGCATTTTTAAATAGTTTAAAAAATACATTATATATTTCTTCCACAATGAAAACATATAATGAATATCAAAATGATATAGGATTTATTGGAGGCTCATTAGGTGGAAATGTAATAACTCAATTGGCTCACTTAGGCGTCTTATTTAGAAACGCAGGTATGGAATTAACTAAAGATGAATTTGAGTGGTTATTGTTTGCTATTATTAACTGTTCATCAGTTAGTGTAGTAGGCGAAAAAAATAAAAATATTATAGAAAATTATTTAGGTGCAATAGCTGCATTCGCTTTATTTGATGAAGCTGGTGCAGAACTATTTATGTTAAAACAACAATTAACTGATAGAAAAAATGCACAGAGTTCATCAAATATTTTACATCTATATGGATTAAATGGAATATACTATCCTGGTTCATTTATATTAACACAAGTATTAGAGAGTGTACAATCAATGCAAACAGTTATGGATATAGATTCTATTGAATCTAATATTCATAATGGCATTAGTATTATTAATGGAGCAAATTATAAAATGATTCCAAATAGAAATGGACGTGCAAACACTAAAAAGCCAAGTAATTCAGACCCATGGGGAACAGTTTCAAAAAAAGTTATTGCCTCAACGCATTTAAAAATTACTTTTATGGCGGGTTTACTAGGAATATTAGATAATTTAAATTCACTAATGCAAGAAATACCAATACCTAATTAATTTATATTAAATAACTTGTACACTTATTACATATCTCATGAGAAATGAAATCTCATTTATTCTTTTCATGGAGGGGAAGACCAATGGGAACACAAGCCCAACAAATATGGGAGTGGATAGGAAAAAATATCTGGCAAATAATTATTTTTGGTTCTTTATTTATTCAAATAGCTCCCATAAAAATTAATCCTTGGTCTGCCTTAATAAAGTGGATTGGTAAACTAATTACCGGTGATGCATGTACTAAAATTGATGGACTAATTGAAAAAGTAAACAAAATTGATGGGTTAGTCAAATCAGTTGATAATCTTAAAACCAATATAGATAATATCAATCAAGAAGTAGTAACAAATGAAAAAGACCGCATACGCTGGGAAATTTTAGATTTTGCCAATTCGTGTCATAATGGCAGAAAGCACACACGCGATGAGTATCGTCATATAGATAAATTAAATCATAAATATATTCAGTTATTAGCACAAACTAATGACAGCAATGGTGAATTTGAAGCTGAATATGATTATATTAAAGAACTATATGCTGAACGTATTCGTAAAAATGATTTCTTAGAAAATAGGGAGGGAATATCAGATGACTAATTTTAAAAAATGGATCGCGGCCGCTGGTGTCCGCGCAATAAAAACAGTAGCACAAACCGCAGTAGCGACTATTAGCACAAGTGCAATTATGTCTGAAGTAAATTGGCCAGTAGTTGCGTCAGCATCTTTATTGGCAGGTATTCTAAGTCTATTAACAAGTATTGCTGGCTTACCAGAATTAGAAGTTGAGAAAGAGGGTTAAACCTCTTTCTTGACTTTTTTTTTATTTTATTGTATAATAATATAAAGAAGGCAAGGAGGATATTCTGTGGAAAAACGGAGTAAAGAAAAGCTAATACCACTCGAAATTTATACAGATGGTTCACTTAAAAAGATGGGACAACGTTCAACTTTTGGAGGCTGGGCCTTTTATGCATTGCGCGAGGGAAATGATTTTTATCATAAATCTGGAAGTGTTGCTATGACAACAAATCAACGAATGGAATTACTTGCTATTCTTGAAGCATTAAAATATGCCCAGGGTATCCGACAAAAAGGAGAAAAAGTAATTATTTATAGTGATTCTGCTTATGCTATTAATTGTTATAAGCAAGAGTGGTACGTAAGTTGGCGAACTAATGGTTGGCAAAACTCTAAAAAACAACCCGTCGCGAATCAAGATTTATGGCAAGAAATTATTCCATTCTTTGATAATTTTTGGTATGACTTCCGCAAGGTAGAAGGACACGCTGGAAATTATTGGAATGAACAATGCGATAAACTCGCGCAATTAGAAGCAGAAACACTAAAAATACATTGGCGAGGTTAATATGGATAATAGTATTTATGAAGTCACAAGAGAAGATTATAAAGGCTTTGTAAACCAAATAAAGCCTGAATGCCGCGATGTAAGAATTGAAGAAATCGGAACAACTCATGTCGCGGCAAAAATATATAGTAAGAAAACCGGAAAATGCCTGTGTAGCCGCGTTTCTTATTCGGTAGACTACGGAGAGCCAGAGCCAGAAAAATATTACATCTTTGAAATGCCAGAAGATGATGAGCGACAGGCTCCCGTCCCAGTAAAAAAAATTACACTTACATCTAAGGAAGAAGTTCAAGCATTTTTTGATGCTATAAAGAAACTTCAAGAACAACAAAACAATGATTGAATTATTTCCTAATGTTCCAGGCTACATTAGAGATTTAGCAAAAAATTGGGTTGATTTGGCATTACAGCAATCCAATCCTTTTGAGGGCGTAAAAATGGTTTCTAATTTCGCAAACTCTTGTCAAACAGAAGAAGAAAAAGAGTTTGTAGACTTTTATTTTAGATTAAGATTGGAGCAATTGAGAAATGAAAGTAGTAATGATTAGTGGAAAAAGTATGTCAGGTAAGGATACTGTAGCAAACATTATGAAAGAAAAGTTGGAGAACTCTGGAAAGCGTGTTCTCGTAATGCACTTTGCTGATTTAGTTAAGTATTATGCAACCCAGTATTTTAATTGGAATGGCGAAAAGGATGAGGCTGGCCGCAGTTTACTACAAGAGATTGGTACAACAGTTATGCGCGGTCGCTATCCCACTTATTGGGCTGAAATAATTGGAAAATTTATTGATGCTTATACAATTCCAGATCATAGTTTCTTTGATTATATTTTAATTCCTGATTGGCGATTTGTAAATGAATATGAAGTAGTGTACGATTACGCGGCCATTCAGAATAATGAAACTATTACAATTCGGGTAAATCGTTATGTAAATGATGAGTTATTTATTAATCCAAATATGACAGGAGAGCAACTAATTCACATAAGTGAATGTGAACTTGATAATTTCGCATTTAATTGGATTATAGAAAATTGCAGAGGACTTGAAGACCTTGCGGATAGTGTAGAAGAAATTATGAAAGAGGAGCATTTTTATGATTGACTATTTCACTAGTGAACCAATGCGTTATTGGGCACCCGCAAGCTCTATGTCTCCAGCTGTTAAACGTCAACACTTGGAACAAATGATTGCTAGCGGCCAATACATATGGAGCCGCAAATATGACGGCAACTGGTCTCGTGCTGTTATTACACCAGAACGCAATGCTCTTCAAACTCGTGGCATTAGCAAGAAAACTGGAACTTATGGTGAAATTCAAAATAAAGTTTTCTTTTGGGAAGACGTAGTAAAGGCGTTTACTGATACTACCGTCATACTTGGTGAAGTTTATCTTCCAGGTGGCATTGATAAAGATGTTGGTTCCATTCTTCGCTGCCTTGATCCAAAAGCATTAGCGCGGCAAAAAGATAAAAAGCTAGAATGGCGCATTTTTGATATTCTTGCTTTTAATGGTAAAGATATGATGAATTGCTGTGTTGAAGAGCGTGTAAGACTCATTCCTGAAGTCGTTAAAATGATTAATAGCCCATTAGTAACTGGAATTGATTATCACTATATGGATGAAGATTTTTTTGATGATTTAAATAATATTTTTATGGATGGCGGCGAAGGCGCTGTATGCTATAAGCGTTCTTCTATTTACATTCCAGGAAAGCGAGGCCCTTCTGCTTGGGAAACCTGTAAAGTAAAGCAAGAGATTTCCGCAGATGTTGATTGTTTTATTACAGGCATTGAACCGGCTGTACGAGATTACACTGGTAAAGATATTGGTTCTTGGAATCTATGGGAAGATGAACGTAGCGGTGAAAAACTGACCGGTGAACTATATGGTGAATACCGTAATGGACGAGCCATCCGCCCAGTATCAAAAGGTTATTTCTATGGATGGCCCGGCGCAATTTATACTAGCGTATATGATGATAACGGTAATATTATTCCATTATGTAAAGTCGCTGGGCTTACAGAAGATTTCAAAACTGAACTTCGTGATAACTTTGACGAATGGTATATGTGTCCACTAACTATTGGTGGAATGATGGTTTCAACCGCACAAGCGGAAAGTGATGGAACTGGCATCTCAATTCGCCACCCTTATATAAAGAGTATTAGAAAGAATGACATAGACCCAAAAGACTGTACTTTGTCAAAAATTCTTTCTTAATATAAATAAATAAGTTGTCCCTCCGACAACGAGGAGGATTAAATGAGCGACCTAGAATTTTTGGGTTTTGCTAATGAAGTTAGCACTTTAGACCCAGTAATGTATCAATATTTTAATCAACTTTTAAAGAAAAGAACTATTATTTTAAATTCAGAAATTGATGAAAGTATTTTAGAAACAGTAGTTCTTCCATTAAAGGACTTTGAGGATGACGAAGATAAGACACCCATTACTCTTATTCTCAATACCCCTGGTGGTTCCGTAGCAGACGGGCTAATGCTTTGTAATGTAATAGATAATTACAAGCACCCATTAGAAATCATTGTTCCTTCTTATTCATGTAGTATGGGAACAATTATTCTATGCTCCGGAAATAATAACCCTAACATTACCAAAAAGGCATACCCCTTTTCATTTGCTTTATTCCATAGCGGCCAAACTTATGTTGGCGGCGAATCAACTTCGGTAGATGATGTTATTGATTTTAATCGTGCAGTAGATAATAAAATTCGTGATTATGTAGTTAAAAACACTAATATTTCCGAAGAACTTTATGCTGCGCATCATAGAAAGCAGTGGTATCTCACCGCAGAAGAAATGCTACAATATGGATTAATAGATGAAATTATTGGGGCGTGATAATGTGATTAATTTTCTTGATACGTCTGCTATACTAAATGGAGCGTTAGATTTATATGATAATGTCTATATTAGTCCACTAGCTATTGCAGAATTAGAAAATATAAAAACCTCTATTCATAAGGATGACAATCTTAAATATAAAGCGCGGCAAGCTATTCGCGCAATACTTTCTAGTGAAAAAGTAAAGGTTCTACCTGTTTCCACGAAACAGGTAGATAAAATTTTCAAAGAGTATCCATTTTTAATGGATATTAATGACCATTATTTATTATGTGAAGCGGTTATTCTTAATAGAAAGAAGGCACATGTAAATTTCATAACAAGTGATGGCGCATTATATGAAATGGCTCGTTATTTAGATTTACAAAAAATCACATATCTAAATGAGCCAGAAAAAGAACAAATTAAAGAAGCATTTTATTGCGGTTATGGAAAATATTATCCAACAGATGATGAACTAGTAACATTATATTCTGAAGGTTTAAATCAAAATGTATTAAACGCTAAAGTAAATGAATATTGTGAGATATTTGATAAGGAAGGTAATCTAGCAGATATTTTGCGATGGGACGGTAAATCATACCAAAGATTGCGTTATACAAATATTGAGAACAAGACATTAGGTATAAAAGTATCGCCACGCAATTTAAATCAAAAGATGATGTTTGATTTACTTCAAAATCCAAATATTCCAATAAAACTTATTACTGGCGTTTATGGAAGTGGAAAAGATTATTGTGCTCTTATCCACGCACTAAACCTAATTGAAAAAGGGAAGAAAAATAAATTAGTATTTGTTCGTAATCTTATTGATTTAAAAGATACTCCACAAATTGGTTTCCTACCAAATGACATAGAGCAAAAAATTGGATGGGGTCTTGGCCCAATAAAAGATATTCTCGGCGGCGACGAGGCGCTTGAAATCTTTACTTCCCAAGATCAGATAGAAGCCGTAAACCTAGGATTCTGTCGCGGCCGCAGTTGGGAGAACGCAATTATCTATGTAACCGAAGGACAAAACCTTACAAGTTCTCAAATAAAATTATTAATCTCTCGTTTGGGTGAAGGGTCTGAAATTATAATTAATGGTGACTATCACGGACAAGTAGATAAAGAAATTTTTGAAAAGGATAATGGAATTAAAGCAATGCAAAGAAAGTTAGTTGGACAGCCAATGTTTGGTTGTATTGATTTAATTAAAACAGAAAGAAGTAAGATGGCTGAATTAGCAACCTTACTAGATTGAGGGAGAGAAATCTCCCTCTTTTTATTTTTGACTTTTTTCAGATTTTATGGTATAATAAAAGAAAAAAGGAGCAAAGTATGAACCAATATTTTGAAGAACAAAATCGAAAGTTTTGGATTTTATCAGGATTGAATGAAGATAATTTAGTTGAATTTTGGGCAAAACAAACCTATGACCAATATCAAGATGATGTCGCGGCAATGGCCGCTTTTGTCACGGTTTTAAACCATAAGTGTTGGTATTGGTTCGATAAAGGAAATGAAGAACTTTCTAAAATCTATTCAGACCTTTATTATAAGTATAATGATTTAGAGTGGGATTGGCTTGAAGCCCACGGGACTTCTGATGAAAAAAGTTGGTATTTTGATACTTTGGATTAACATTTTACCAAAGAAAAAATTATAATAATTTCTCTTTGGCACTATCACCAATAAGTAGAAGGAAACTTCAATTTATATGAGGTGATTATATGAAATTAATTGATATGACTGGTTGGGTGATGAAAGAACACGGTGTTCCAGAAAGCCGAATTACAGTTCTTGAAAAAGATTTAAACAATAAAACAAAAATTACAAAATGGATTTGTAAATGTGAATGTGGCACGATTTTTAGCGCGGCAGGAACTAAAATTCGTAATGGATGGACTCGTAGTTGTGGTTGCTTACAAAAAGAAGTTACTTCTAAAAGAACACGAGCAGATTTAACTGGTCAGCAATTTGGCAATTTAACGGTTATAAAATCATTAGGCACATATGGTCATACTGTTTTATGGGAATGTAAGTGTAAATGCGGTAATATTAAACACGCCACCAGTAATAATTTACTTAGTGGTCAAACACACTCTTGTGGGTGTCTAAAATCTTATGGAGAATTACTCGTTAAACAATATTTAACAGAACATAATATTGAATATCAATCAGAGTATAATTTAGGTAATTTACGGAATATTCCTAAAAGTTCAGCAAGAATTGATTTCGCTATTATAAAAAATAATTTACCAATTGGTTTTATTGAAGTAGATGGAGTTCAACACTATGATAAAAATAATCCTTGGCATAATCAAGGAGTAGAAGAAAATAGTGAATTGAAAGAAGAATACTCTCAAAAGTATAATATTCCAATTTTACATTTATTTTATAATAATAATCAAATTAATTTACAAGAATTAGAAAATTTTTTATCTAAATTGGAGGTTTAGTATGAAAATTTATTTAGCGGGTTCAATATTTTATCACGGTGATGTTTTGCGAAACACAGAGTGGGCCGCAAAAATTCGTGCGGCAATACCTAACGTAGATTTATATAGCCCTATTGAAAATACGGAAATTAATGGTGCAGAAGGTAAAAAGAAGTTCGCAGGCTCACAAGAAATTGCTAATGGTGATAACATTAGACTAAATAACACTGATATTCTTGTTGCTTGTATTGACGGCGATATTCTTCCTGCGGGAACTTGTGCAGAAATTGGTAAGTTCCACGAAAAAATTGAGCGTGGCGACCATAAATATATTGTAGGCATTTGCACAGATAATCGTCAAATGTATTTAACTCATAGTGAAGCTAAAAATACTGGTGGTGCAGCTGCACTTGGAGAACAGCAATATAGTTATCAAAATCTATATGTAACTGGTTTAATTAAGCAAGGCGGTATTTTAGTATCTAATATTGAAGATGCTATTGCTTTTATTAAAGAAAAGGAGAATGAATTTTAATGAATAATATGTTATATGGTATTAACGATAAACTTCCAACAAAGCGACTAATTGTCGCCGCACTACAGCAAGTAGTTGCGTGCTTTGTTGCAACCGTTCTAATTCCACAGATTTGTGGTATTCCTATTGCACCAGCGATGGTTGGCGCTGGCTTAGGAACTCTAATTTACCAGTTATTCACTCGCGGCCAAAGTCCTATGTTTATTAGTTCTTCTGGAGCATTTGTTGCCGCGATTATTGGGGCGCTTGCGATTGGAGCCGCTCCAAACTTTACCGCAGTCGCGATTGGCGGCCTGATTGTTGGCCTTATTTATTGTGTAATTGGTTTGGTAATAAATAAGTTTGGAACTGATTGGGTAAATAAGCTTCTACCACCAGTTGTAATTGGGCCTATTGTTGCAGTTATTGGTCTAAATCTAGCTACGTTTCTACCAACCTATTTTCAAATTAATGGGCAATACAGTCTAATTGGACTTGGACTTGGTATGCTAACTCTCATAATTACTGCTTTAATTTCTCATTATGGAAAAGGTTTTATTAAGAACCTACCTTTTCTATTTGCGATTTTAATTGTATATGCATTTTCCGCTCTACTAACTGTTTGCGGTATTCCAATTATTGATTTCTCTGCGTTCCAACATATGAGACTAATTCAAATTCCTGATTTTTCATTCTTCCATATGAACTTCACGCATTTTAATTGGTCTTATCTACCACAAATACTACTACTATTTGCTCCACTGTCACTCGTATGTATTGCAGAACACATCTCTGACCATAAGGCTTTAAGTGCTGTTATTGGAACAGACCTAACACAAAATCCTGGTGTTGGTAATACTCTAATTGGTGATGGTATCGCTTCTACACTTGGTGGCTTGATTTGCGGCCTGATGAACACCTCATATGGAGAAAGTGTCGGTACAACTGGTTTTAGTAAAATTTGTTCTCGTTATGTAATTAGTCTGGCCGCGGTTATTATGGCCGTTTCTGGTTTCTTTGGCCCACTCCAAGCCTTCCTAGTATCAATTCCAGCGTGTATTTTTGGAGGATGTGCTGCAGTTCTTTACGGATACATTACCCTATCTGGTATTCGCACAATTAAGGATAGCAATATTGATTTAAATAATAATAAGAACATTACTATTCTTGCTTCTGTTCTAACTCTTGGTGTATCTGGTGTTGTATGTAATTTTGGAGTTGTAAGTATTGGAACAACTGCTCTTGCTATGATTGTAGGTATTATTCTAAATCTTATCTTAAAGGAGGAGAAGGTAGCTTAAACTGCCTTCTTTAAAATTGTGAGCTGTATAGGATGTAAAAATTTTTATTATCGTAGTGATGGTGGCGGCTGTTGCGATATGCCTTATAAAGATGCTTGTTTGAAGAATAATTTTCAATTTTATCAATTATCATCTGATTTTTCTAACAAAGAAGAAGCAGAAAGATATTTTAGACAAAAATTTCTTTGTGGTTTACGAGCAACTACAGGTGTTATTGAGGATTATTTAGTAGAAGATAAAAATGTTTTAGATATATTTTTAAGCGAAAATTTAGAAGGAACTCCACTGCCTCCTTTGTTTTGACTTTTCATTTAATTTGTTCTATAATAAAAATAGAAAAAGAAAGGAAGTTTTAATTATGAGTATGTATAATAATTGTCTAAAAGATAATTTATTTAATGAAATAAAAGAAATGTTTGAAAGTGGTTATACAATAAGTGAAGTATTAGAAGTTGTCGCAGCGGCCACAGATGAATTTTTTAATAATGTGAGGCATTGAATATGATTAAAACAATTAGATATTGTGATATTTGCGGTAAAGAACTGCGAGACGGTTTTGATAAATTTTATGACTTATCTTTGCCTCTAACAGATGGAATAAGTATAATTGGTCTAACAAAATCAGATATATGTTCTGAATGTGCTATGAAACTTTATTGGAAAATTGATGAACTAAAACATCCAAACAGGAAGTGTCTCGATTGAAATTAAATATAAATAATTCTAAATCGGTAAAAATGTTTAATCATTGTTATCAACGCGCTTGCTTTCATCCTAAGCGGCGCGTGCGAAAAAAGAATTATAAGCGAGCAACTAATATGTTATATAATTCTATTGTTGGTGATAAAACTATTCTACCACTAAGAAGAATTATGAAACTTCTACTTGGAAAAGACAAAATGAAATGGCTACGATGGGAAGCAGAAAATAATAAAGAAACAAATTAGAAATAATACCTATCTTATGATAGGATTATTTCTTTATGTCGGAGGTGTGTGCGATTTGATACAGAAGATTATAGATAAATTTAAAGAATATATGTATTCACAACAACTCTCACAAGGAGCGGCCGCAGAATTAATTCAAATTAGTAGAACACATTTAAATAAAGTTTTAAATGGTCGTGAGGCTCCTTCTATGGCTCTTCTTATGAGAATGGAAAAGGTGATGAATGATGGAAAAGAAGATTAATTATTATCGTGTATATACTCGCCGTTTAGCAGCACAATTACGCGCAAAAGGGTTTGAGCTATTGGGTATAGATAAAGATTACAAACATCCGGGATATGATAATTATTTATTTGAGGATAGTCCGGAATTGCGGAAAGAAATTGAAAATCTTACACGCAATCATTAACGGAGGATGAGCGATATGAGCGAAGCAAATCAGTTATTTATAACTTCAAAAAAGAAAAGTCCAGAAGAATACGGCGCTGGAAAATGGGGATATTTTAATTTTGATGGGACATTTACAGCATGGAAAAATTTAAAGCCAGCAAGTTTTGCTCTTTATTTATTTTTATTGCGCGATCAACCTGGTTTTAATAGAACCTTATATAAAGTTGAATTTGAAAAAGAAACAGGATATAAAAAGACAGCTTATTATGGAGCATTACAAGAATTGAAAGATAAAGGTTATCTTATACATACCGCGGGAACTCATTGGGATTTTTATCCTGAAGGATTTTCCGCAAATGCGGATATAAAATAATTCCTATCCGTAAAAACGGAAAAACTTTCCGTAAATGCGGAAAAAATTGTCCGCAAAAACGGATAGAAGTTTCCGCAAAAACGGACTACTTGTCCGCAAATGCGGACAGATTTTCCGCAAAAACGGTATAGAATATAAATAAATAAAAAATATTATTTTATAAATATCTACAAAGAAATAAAAGAATTTTTGCTTCGTGCAAGACGAATATTTGACACAATCTCAAAACTATGTTATAATAAAGAAAAAAGGAGTAATAAAATGAATATTCAAGGCGTATGTATTCTCTCTCAACATACAATTTTTGATCCAATGTGGTATGGTATTGCCGCATGGGTAATTATGATATGTCTTACTTTGTTCTTTGCTATAATATGGTTAGATGGGTGTGAAGAATGGGCTGGCCCAGTTTGTTGGATTTTCTTCGTTTTATTTATTGTTTGTATCGCTTTAACTTTTATTGAAGAAAGCAAAACTATCTTTAATCATCCATCTAAAATTGAATACACAGTTGAAATAACCGATGATAACGCATGGAAAGAACTCGGTCCCAATTATACAGTAAAAGAAAAGCCTTATGAAACAAAAGAAATTTATATAATTGAAGGAGACTATACGGATGACAATACTTGAAACAATTCCTATTATTGAAGCGCCAGGAAATTATATAAATTTTATGTTATATGGTTTAGCGGGCGCACTTATATGTTTAATTTTAGCAGGATTATTATTTGGTGAAAGCTATGAAATAGCACCGGCAATATTAACTTGTTTTTCTGCTATTGGATTAATAATTTTTTTAATCGGACTTGTTCTTACAATTTTTGAGCCTAAAGTAGATACTGGCCGCAAGCAATATATCATAAGAGTAGATGAAAATACACCTATAAATGAAATCTATGATAATTATAAAATCATAGAGCATACAAAATATACTGATGTTTATACAGTGGAGGATTTAAAAAATGATTAAGGTTATTGGTCCTCGTGGAACAGGAAAGACGACAAAACTTTTTGAACTCGCGCGCGAAAATAATGCTATGATTCTTACCTCAAATTCTCGCGCTATGCGCGAAAAGGCGCGCAGCCGCGGATATGATGATGTAGAAATTATTGGTTATGGCGATTTGGATAATGATAATTATTCACTTAATAAAGATGTCTTGGTGGATAATGCGGATGATGTGCTTAATTGCTTAATTAATAAATTTTATAGCATTAAAGTAATTGGCTATAGTGCTACAATGAATGAAAATGAAAATGAAACGAGGAACTGATCATTGGTGGGAAGTGCGAAAATATTGGGCTGATTATGCGCTTTATGCTCACTGTAAATGTGGCTTTCAATATGTTTGCTCTTCAGAAATAAAAGATGAAAATCAAGATGGAACATGGACTTGGCGAGAAAAAATAAATAAAATTTATCCATATTGCCCTCATTGTGGCGCCCGCAAGAAATGGTATAATGAAAAACCAAAGAAAATAGAAAAATATTCATGGGAGTGATAATATGTCCAATTATGAAACAAGGCAACCCGATATTAATATTATTGCTAATTTAGATTTAGATAGTAGTAACGCCAACGAACATATTAAAGAAGTTAAAGAAAATCTTGAAGAACTTGCAGAACTAATTGAAGAAATTGAATTACCAGACATTCGCCCAATCATAAATTTTTATGGTTGTTCTTTTAATTTTGCTAATGATGGATGTGCCGAAGCAAGATATTATAATGGTTCTGATATTTATAATCAAAGAAAGGAAGATTAAAATGAATAGAATCTTCATTACTGGTGACCTTCATTTGAATATTGATATTAAAAAATTGAGTTTTAAAAATTGGCCTTCCTCACGCGAACTTGATAAAGAAGATACACTCATTATTTGTGGTGATGCTGGACTTACTTGGAATGACTCAAATGAAGTTAAGTATTGGTGTGATTGGCTTGAAGATAGACCTTATACAGTAATTTCTGTTCTTGGCAATCATGAGAATTATGACCTTCTTCGCGCGATTCCAATTACCGAGTGGCATGGCGCAAAAGTTCGTAGAGTGCGGCCGCACGTCATGTATATAGAAAATGGTGAAATTTTCACTATTAATAATCAAACTTTTTTCTGTATGGGCGGAGCGACTTCTGTGGATAAAGTTTATCGTAAAGAAGGTAAATCTTGGTGGCCGCAAGAAATACCTACTTGGGATGAAATGGATTATGCCGCTAATAATCTTCGCTTACATAATTTCCAAGTAGATAATATCATTACCCATTGTGGTCCAAATTATATTGTGGATAAACTCTTTCCTTATGAAAACGCACACGATGATATTACAAACTTTCTTGAAAAGTTTGTAAGAATGACCACCACCTTTAATAAATGGTATATGGGCCATTATCATGTTGATCGTTGTTATGACGATCAAAAATTTAATATTCTCTACCAAGACATTCTTGAAATTATGCCTGATAGAAGATGGGAGATAATAGCATGAGTTATGAATATAAAACAGCAATGAAGAAAGATATATTAGATTATATTGATTCTAGCATTACATTAGAAGATTGGGAATTCCGCACTGACCTTGAAGATTATTTGTATAGCGAATTATGGGCGGACGATTCTATTACTGGTAATGGTGGCAATTATTATGACACAGAAATATCTTGTGAATCTTATCTTGCTTATAACCTTGATTTGATGATGGAAGCTTGTGAAGAATTTTGCGTGGATATGAAAATTCTTTTACAGCATTATCATGATGAAGATTTAGCTAGATTTTTAGATTGCACTATACGTTGCTATTTACTTGGAGAGATTCTTTATGATGTTTTAAATGAAATTTGGAAGTCAGAATAAGATTTGACTTCCTATTTAATTTCTGATATAATATTTATAGAAAAAAGGAAGTGATTTCTAATGGGAAATGAAAATTTACATCAGGCATTAAAAAATAAAAATGATGAATTTTATACTTTTTATGAGGATATAGAAAAAGAATGTAATAATTATATATCTTTTTTTAAGAACAAAAAAATATATTTAATTTGTGATAATGATGAAAGTAATTTTTGGAAATATTTTTTAAAATATTTTAATGAATTTAAATTAAAAAGTTTAACTGCAACATCCTTATCTTTTCCAAAAGGAAAATATTTTTATACAACAGATGGAAAGAATATTATTTTTAAAAATTTAATTGAAAATGGTGATTTTCAAACTCTAGAGGTTCAAAAAATATTAAAAGAACAAGATATTGTTATTACTAATCCGCCTTTTTCTTTATTTCGTAAACTAGTTACTTTATTAGAACAGTATAATAAACAATATTTATTAATTGGTAATGAAAATACTTTAGCATCTACAGAAATTTTTCCATTATTTAAAGACGAAAAAATTACTATGGGATATAATAAAGTTAAAACTTTTTTTACTCCAAATAATGAAATAAAAACTTTTGGCAATATTACTTGGTTTACAAATTTACCAATTCAAAAATTAATAAAGCCATTAAAATTAACTAAAAAATATGATGAAAATATTTATAAAAAATATGATAATTTTGAAGCTATAAATATAGATAAGGTAACTGAAATTCCTTTAGATTACAATGGAGTTATGGGTGTACCAATTACTTATTTAAATAAACATAATAATAAACAATTTAAAATTTTAGGATTAGCTGCTGGTAATACTAAAAATAACAATTTAAATTTTGATGTAAAATATACCCCATCTCCTTTAGATAGAGGAGGATGTGGAGTTATTAATGGTATTAGAAAATATAGTAGAGTATTTATACAAAAAAGAAAGGAAGATGAATAGTGTATTATAAAGAGGTTGCTAAAAGTGGTTATAATTTTTTACTTAATCGCTTTAAAATTCAAAGAGAAATGAATCAAAATGATGGAGGAGCTCTACGAAGCTTCTCTGGAGATACGGTAGAGCTTTTTATGGATAAAATTTTTAATGAATTTAAAAATTATTATAATTTAAATAATTATAGTTTTAAAGTAGGTTCAACTTCTCCTGTAATTCTTGGGGATGGAGATATTAAAGAATCTGTTGATAGACATCTTTATAAAAATAACATTTTACTTTGTGGTATTGAATGTAAAACTTATACTGATAAATGTTATATGCAAAGAGCCGATAGTGATTTTAATTTAATGAAAACTGATTTAACTTTTCAAGGGTGGATTGTTTCATTAGAAAACGGTATTAAAGATACTACTTCTAAATTTTTTATGTCTAGAAAAAATATTGATAAAATATATTATTTAGCTACTGGTAAAAGACAAAGTAAAGAAGAAAAAAGAATTTATAATAATCCAGAAAGATTACAATTAAATTTAATTGAATTGCTTTGTAAAGATCTTGAAGAAAAATTTTTTAAGGAGCAATAAATGAAAATCTATCTTGCCGGTCCTTGCGATACAGAAAATCGCTATAATATGGTTCAAATTGCAAAAGTTTTCCGCGAATATGGACAGTATGAAGTATATTGTCCATGGGAACTTAAAATTGAAAATGCTTGGGATATGCCACAAGAAGAATGGGCGCGAAAAGTCTTTGAAGCCGATATTAAAGCAATTCAAGAATGCGATACATTCGTTATGATTACTCCTGGCCGCGAAAGCACCGCAGGAACAAACTGGGAAAATGGTTACGCCTATGCATTAAATAAACATATTATAATTATTCAGATTACCGATAAACCCACTTCTTTAATGACTTATGCTAGTGCTTCTGAATTTTTTAATTCTTCTTTAGCCGATTGTTTAGAAACTGTAAGAAGGATTATCAATTGTTGGGAACAGTGGGGATTATATATTGCTTTAAATGGTGTTGATGGAAATTATATGTGTAAAACGGTATTAACGTAATGTGGAAAATATATAAAGAATTACGAAAATATTGGTCTTTCTTTAATTATTGCTATAATTGGGGACCTTGGTCAAAAGCAGAATGGATTTATGAAAATAGAATTAAACTATTAGAAAAAGAACATCCAATATTAAGTTTTATTGCGATGATAATATAAAGGTGAAAGGAGTATGAGAGAAGTAACAGATAAAATGCGACTCGCGGCGAAAAAATATATTACTAGTCAATGGCGTGTAAAATATGGATTTTTAGAACCATTTGATATAGATGAAGAAAAAATTCAAGAAACATCTGGAGGCATTTATTTAAAATGTATTTGCCATTTCCCAGATTGCCCTACAATGAAAGATCCTAATCATCCTTATGCTAGTGTACGCGGCAGTAAACTAAATGGCCGTACTCAGATTTCATGTGGAGCTTGCGCGAAAAAAGCTCGTCAATTAAGTGAATATAAATTTGAACAAATGAAGGTCGGAGATACTATTGGCTGTTGGCATTTAGATGAAGAATTAAAAAATAAGGAACTTAAACAAAAAATGGGGTGGTCTGGCCATAGTAAATATTATAAAGCACATTGCATTTATTGTGGCATAGCAGATTATAAAAGTTCAGACCACTTAAAGGTTGGAGATAGCAGTTGTGTTTGCCGTAGTGGCAGTGCGAATGAAAAACGGTTAAATAGTTTATTAAAAAGAATTTTTAATAATACCGATTTCTTTTATACATCAGAATATGCTTTTGATAAACAAAGAATTGATTTTGCTATATTTAATAAAAATGAAGAGCCGCTATTATTTATAGAATATGATGGCGAATTTCATGATAAGGCTGAAATGCATGAAGGCGAGTTAGAACTTAATAAACAACGTGATGAAATTAAGAATTTACGCGCGGAACAATTGAATATACCATTAATCAGAATTAATTATAAAGAACAGAATCATATTACAGAGCCCTGGCTACGACATCATATAGAAGAAATTGTAGGTCAAATAAAGGAGAATAAATAAATGGGATATAAAACTACAACAATTACCACATGCGATAGATGCGGCAAAGAATTAGAAAATTATAGACGTGAAAGAAAATGGAAACTATATAAGAAAATGTTTCGTTTAAATGATATTGATAATACAGATTGGCATGAAAAAAGTGATTTTATTTTATGTCCTGAATGTTATAAACAATTAAGAGAGTGGTTGAAGTCAACTAATTAGTTGACTTTTTCTTTATTTTATGTTATAATTAAATATAAAGAAAAGGAGGGATAATGTGAATCAAAATTATGACATTAACTCCATTGAAAGTCTAGACTTCCGCACCGGCGTTCGTACCCGTATTCAAATGTATTTGGGGTCGGATGACATAGAAGGAACTTATCAGGCTTTAAAGGAAATTATAAATAATAGCACAGACGAAGCACTTGCCGGTTTCGGTAAACGTATTGAAATTGATGTAGATGAAAAAGAAAACGCCGTTATGGTACGCGATTATGGCCGCGGTGTTCCTTTTGGTATTCGTGAAAATGGTGAAAATGTATTGGTTTCCGTCTATACTCAATCTCATACTGGCGGTAAGTTTAATCATAATGCTTATAAAAATTCTAGCGGTCTTAATGGCCTAGGTGCGAGTTGTACTTGCCTGTCTTCTGAAAAATTTGAAGTTCAAAGTAATCGTGATGGTAAGTGCGCCTGTGCTTTCTTTGAAAAAGGCAATCTAGTTACTTATAAGGAAGGAACTACAAAAGACGCCAATGGCACATATGTGCGCTTTAAGCCTGACCCAGAAGTATTTTCCAATGGAGAAATTGGATATTCTTATGAGCGTATTTGCGCGGACATCAAAGACATTTCATATTTATATCCTGGTATTGAATTTATAGTTTCTTGTGGAAAAGAAACTAAGACTTATTGTGCCAAAGAAGGAATTGTAGATTTTGTAAAAGAAATGGTTCAAAAGCCGCTACAAAAGCATATTATTACTGGTTCTGCTACTGATGGAACAGATACGGTAGAAATCGCATTCCAATGGGGAACTAAGCGCGAAACACCATATGTATTCGTGAATGGTCTTCGTTGCCCTGAACTTGGAACCCCAGTAACTGGCGCTCGTGCGGCTATAACTAAGACTTTTAATAGCCTATCGGGCCAGAACTTTGATGGAGAATATATCCGCAAGAATCTATTTTATGTAGTTAATTGTAAAGTAGAAAATCCTTCATTTGCTAATCAAACAAAAACCAAGATTAATAATCCTTCTCTGCGAACTCTTGCTACAACCGCTTTTACTTCTGCTTTAAAGGAAATGAACATTAAATATAATAGTGAATTTACCACTATTGTAGAGATGTTAAAGAAAATTGAAAAGGCGGAAGCCGCGGCTGAAAAGGCTCGTAATGCTGTCCTTAATATGGAAAAAAAGGAAACCGAGCACAAGAAGCAAAAAATTACTTCTTCTGATAAGTTTAAGGATTGTGAAAAGCATGGGCAGGATTCTATGCTAATTGTATGTGAGGGTAATTCCGCACTTGGTGGTCTTATGCCCGCACGCGATGTTAATACAGAAGCGTTATACGCGGTACGTGGTAAAGTTAAAAATCTTTTAAAGCACCCACTTGACGAGTGCCTTGAAAATCAAGAAGTTTCTGATATTATTATGGCTCTTGGTTGCGGTATTCAAAATAAGTATAATAGCAAGAAGTTAAATTATGGTAAAGTTGCTATTGCTGTGGATGCTGATGCAGATGGTTACAACATTATGTGTCTAATTGCTACAATGTTCTATGTCCTTATGCCCGATTTTATTAAAGAGGGTAGACTTTGTTGGTTAAGAGCTCCGTTATATCGTTTAAGTAAAGGTGATAAGAGAGTATTTGCTTATAACGATGCTGAACTCGCAGAACTTCGTAAGAAGTATCCTACTTGGGAGCAAGGACGCAATAAGGGGCTTGGCGAAATGACAGCAGACGATATGGAGGCATCTATGCTTCATCCAACTGAACGGCATCTTGAAGTTTTAACTGTTCATGACGCGGAAGCCGCGGCTGAAAGCCTACAAATGCTTATGGGCAATGATGTTGACCCACGGCGTGAGTTTTTGTTTGAGAATGTTGATTTTAGTGTTTTGAATAATTAAGGAGAATTAAATGAAATCTCAAGAATTTTTTTATACAGCTAAGCCCATTAGGGAAAAAGTATCTAAACAAGAATTTTTAAATTTTATCAAAAACTATCCACGCAAACTTGAAATAGATTGTTGTGGAATTAGTGACCCTCCTAGTATTACTTATAATGATTTTGAACTTGCTAATAGATGGCCATATAGTATTGTAGCTTCAACATTTGCTTATGATGATAATCCAGATGATTATTTTTATGAACCAGAAGATAAAAGAGATTATTTTATCATTATAAATTATGAAGAATTATTTAAATCTAAAACTGGTAATATAGCAAAAAGCAATGAATAAAAGTTTGACTTCTCCTCAAAATCGTGATATAATATAATAAAGAAGAAAAGGAAGTGAAAACAATTTGATTTACGAAACTGACTTTCAAAAACAAATTGAAAATGCTTTCTTGACCTACGGAGCATCCGTGGCGCAAGAACGTGCCATTCCCGATGTTCGGGATATGCTCAAAATCGGTTTGCGTCAAGGACTGTATGCTCAATTCACAAATAAACTAACTCATAAGGACAAGATGCAAAAAGCACAGAAGTCCGTAGCAGCAGCCATGAATCAAAGTTATGTTCATGGTGATGTTGCTATGTATGATACTTTCATTCGTGCGGCAAGACCCTGGTCTTATCGTTATCCTATTGAGGATGTTCAAGGTAGCTTTGGTAATCCATCTTCTCCTGATAGCCACGCGGCCGCACGTTATGTTGAAATGCGAGCCGGTGAAATGGCGGATTATTTCTTTGCTGGTCTAAAGAAAAATGCTATTGGAGAGCAATGGTATTCTAATTATGACGATACAGAAATGATTCCTTCTGTATTTCCTTCTGTTGGCTATTGGAATATTGTAAATGGATGTTCTGGTATTGCGGTTGCAATGGCCACATCAGTTCCTCAATTCAATCTGCGCGAAGTCAATGAAGCACTAATTAAAATTATTCAAAATCCCAATGTAAGTTTCAATGAAATTTATTGTGCTCCTGACTTCGCAACCGGCGGAACAATTACAAATGCAAAGGCAGTTCGTGAGAGTCTCAAGAACGGTAAAGGCGAATCTATCCGTATCAAAGCGAAACTAGATTATTTCCCTGACCAGAACATGATTCAAGCAACTGAATTACCTTATGGTGTTTTTACAAACACTGTAATTGACCAACTAGCTGCTCTAACAAATGAAAATGAAAGTTATGGAATAGAACGAGTTGTAGACCATACCAAGAAAACAGCAGATATTCGTATCTATCTTTCAAAAGGTGCAAATCCAAAGCGAATGATAGCCAAGCTTTATAAGGATACAAGCCTTGAAAATTGGTATGCTATTAATATGATTCTACTGGATAATGGACGCTTTCCAAAAGTATTTGGTTGGCGTGAAGCATGTGATGCCTACATAACCCACATTCGTGAATGTAAGCGAAATATAATCCAATTTGATTTGGATAAAGCACTTGCACGCGAAAATGTAGTAGAGGGACTTATTCTCGCGGCAGCTTCTATTGATGAAGTCGTAGCAATTATTCGCTCTTCTCAAAATCCAGCAGAAGCATCTGAAAAACTTATTGCTCGTTTTAAGTTTAATGAAGAGCAAACAAAGGCAATTCTTGCTATGAAACTTTCTTCATTAACAAAAATAGATGCTATCAAATTAAATGATGAACTAGAAGAACTTAAAAGAAAAATAGAGGAGTATCGCCACTTATTATCTGATACTACCGCTTTGAACAATGAACTAATTAAAACACTACAGGTAGTGGCTGATAAATATGGCGACGCTCGTCGTACAAAGATTTTAAATATTGTAGAGAATGAAGATAACGAGGAACAGCAAATTCAAGAAGAAGAAGTCGGCGTAATGTTATTTGATAACAATATGTTACGTCTTGTTAAGAAAGAAGATTTACAAGGCGGAAAACGTGGCCGAAAGGGTATAAATATTAAGCCTCCAAAGGGTGCGAACCTAATCAATACTTTGTATACAACCAACCTTGGAGTTGTTGCCGCATTCACTAATGCTGGTCGTATGTATAATTTTTCTTTGGCTGATTTAGATTATGGGAAGGACTATTCTGTTTATGAACTAATTGTTCTACAAGATAACGAAAAAGTCCTGCTACTAATAGATACGACTTCCTTCAACGCATATCATAATTTAGTAACCATAAGTAAGAAGGGTTATATTAAAAAGACAGCAACTCGTGAATATAATGTGCGGGCTAAGAAAGGCACTGCCGTGATGAAGCTAGATACTGATGATAGGCTTATCGGGGTATATCTTTCTATGAGTGATGAAGATAAGATTTTCATTACTAGTAGCGCTGGTAATTATAACTTCTATGAAATTGGCGAGGTTTCTGCTACTGGAAGAATGACTAAGGGAGTTAAGGCCATTAAGTTAAACGCAACTGAAACTATTTGCGCGGCGACCCTAGTAAAAAAGGATATAAATTATCGTGGTCTTTTAACTATTACTACTACTGGTAAAGGTAAAATTACTAAGATAGAAGATTTCAATACAACCAGCCGCGCGATTAAAGGCCCACAAGTAATGGATTTAAAGACAGAAACTTTAGCAACAGTATTTGCTGTACCAGAAACACAAGAAAAGGTATTTATTACTACCAATAATAAAGCGGTTTTATTAAATGTTGATTCTATTCCTATTCAAAACCGCGTAACTAGTGGAGTTCGCATTATTGATGCGCGCGGAGTAGAAAGTGGAATTGAAATTATGTAATGGAGAAATAATATGGATAAGAGATATGTAGAATTATTTACTTTGATTGCTCAAACCACTGCTAACCTAGCAGAACAAGTAATGGAAGAGCATAAGAAGAATAACGAAGAAAAGGGCTATCAAACCGCAGAAACAATGCGAAATGATTTCCTCAATTTACACGATAAGCTTGGGACTGACGAAGTATTAGATAAAGCTGATTATGCTCGTTTACTGGTCGGTGCAATTATTGTTACTAATCAGCTAGATGCTCGTATTAAGAACGAGCAAAAGGCTCTACGAGGATATAAGATTGATATTATTCCTAAGTTAGATCAAATTAATAATGCTGATGCTTCTGAAACTACAGAACTCGCAGAAAGTTTATTTGAAATTAAAGAAGATACAGAATCAAATGAAGAAGATTCTGAATAATTTGACTTTTTTCTAAATTTATAATATAATATAAATACAGAAAAGGGAAAGGAAAATAACCAGCTTGAAAATGTAGCAAGAAAAAATTATTTAATATTTGACTTTCACCGAAAAATCTGTTATAATATTTACATAAAGAGGAAAAGGAGAAAAGTCCTTACCGCTTTAACAATTAAAAAAACGTGAATTAAAAGGAGAATGATGTATTATGATTACCCCAAACAGTGAGCTAGTTCTAAATTTCCTAAAGAAGAATTTTGGTAAGGAGTTTACCAAGAATGAGATTGCAGAGACCCTAGGTATTTCCATTCCCGCCGTTACAGGTTCCATTAATGGCCTAGTTAAGAAGGGCTATGTTACTGAGCGTCTAGAAGAGAAGGTTGTTGAGGACGCTACCGAGACTCGTAAGGCTAAGGTAAAGACAATTCGTCATGAGACTCTAACTGAGGCCGGTCTAGCTTATGACCCAGTGGCTGAGGAAGAGGCCAAGCAGGCCGCTAAGGCTGCTGAGAAGGAGCGTAAGGCTGCCGAGCGCGCTGCTGCCAAGGCTGCCAAGGAGAACGCCTAATAGAATAAATGAGGGCGATTCCCTCGTGGAATCGCCCTAGTTTTATCTTGACAACATATAAAAATTATGATATAATAAATGTAAAGAAAAGAAAAGATAAAGGAGAAATGTAATATGAGCAAGGATATTATGACACAGGCAAATAACAGAATTAATGTTGTTGGCAAGCTACTAGACGCAGTAATTAACGATGGCACACTAACTGACGGCCGCAAGTATAAGCGCGCAAATCTTACAATTCGCGTAACCCAGACTTATGGTGGACGTGAAGAGACTAGTGAAATCCCAGTTAGTATGTTCGCTGCGCAGTATACTCAGCAGAATAAGCTAAATCCTGGTTATACTCAAATTGAGAATCTAGCTGAAATGAAGACCGCGCAGATGGTTGGTATTGATAATGCCGATACCGTTCGTATTTCTGGTGCGAACCTACGCGAGAATAACTTCGTTTCTCGTAATAGTGGTCAGCTAATTCATGGTTGGCAGATTAATACCAGTTTTATCAACTCTGGTGCAACCGCAGATGTGGCTTCTTTCATTATTGATATTTATATTATGGATATGAAGCCAGAGGTTGACCGTGAAGGTGAAGAGACTGGCAAGCTAATCATCAAGGGCGCAATTGTTCAGTATCAGGGCAAGCTAGATGTAATTGAGTTCGTAGTTGAGAATCCCGATACCATTGATTACATTGAGCGCAACTGGAATATTGATGACACTGTAGAAGTTCGCGGACGTATTCGTGTTACTTCTATTGAAGATAAGCCAAAGGCTACCGAAAGCTCTTGGGGTGAAGATGTGCCCGAGACCACAACTCGCACGGTACGCCAGCTAGTCATTACAAAGGGTAGTGATGAACCTTATGAGGAAGAGTTCGCCTATGATAAGACTGACATCAAGAAGGCTTTCAATGTTCGTAAGGCAATGATTGAACAGCTACAGATTGATGCCAAGAAGGGTAATGCTCCCAAGGCAGCTAAGGAACCAGCCAAGGCTGCTAAGTCCTATGATTGGGAATAAGGTGAAAACCTTATTCTCATTTTCTAAGGAGGGATAGCATATGGCAAACGATATTGATATTTTCTCTCTTGAACCTAGTAAGATTTCCCGCGACCTAAAAGGAAAGTTTTTACTTATTTATGGACAGCCTAAGACGGGCAAGTCTACATTTGGCTCTCAATTGCCTCGTTCACTATTTCTAAATTTTGAGCAGGGCACTAATGCCTTAGCAGGTATTCGCAGTGTTCCTATTCTTCGTTGGAGTGATTTCCGTAAGGTTCTTACACAACTACGCAAGCCGCAGGCGCGCGAAATGTATGATAGCATTGTAGTAGATACTGCTTCTATCGCTTGGCAACTTTGTGAGAAGTATATTTGTCAGCGTGAAAGTGTTGATTCCATCCGAGAAATTCCTTGGGGCCAAGGCTGGGGTATGCTACGAAATGAGTTCTCTGAATGCTGGCGTGAAATTACACTTCTTGGCTTTGGTATTTTATTTATCGCGCACAGTAAGGAGAAGCCGACTGAAATGCGCGATGAAGAGGGTAATGAAATTACCGCAGTAGCACCTGATCTGCCAAATCAGTGCTATCAAATTGTAAATAGTATTGTAGATATTATTGGATATTTACAGGTTCAGATGAATAACGATGGTACTTCTGAACGTTATCTATACACACGCTCTACACCGACAGTATTTGCTGGTAGTCGCTATCAATACTTGGCGCCAAAGATTAAGTTTGGTTATCAAGAATTGGTTGATGCGATTGGTGATGCAATTGACCAGGCTGTTGAAAAGGATGGAGCAGAAGTAACTGACCATACAGTTATCGCGCAAATTAAGGCTCGTCCATTTAACGAAATTATGGAAGAGGCTAAGGCAATCTGGCAAGCATATATCAATGAAGCTGAAACAGATGAAGCAAAGGAACAGCACTTTAATATTGCTAAAGATGTTATCAAGCGCGTGTTCGGTACAGAGGCATTTAAGCTTAGCCAAGCAGTCCCCTCGCAAAGCGACCTTGTTGAATTATTCATAGATGAAATGAAAGAAATTATGGAATAAAAAAAGACCTGCATAGGTCTTTTTTTATTGACTTTTTTTCAAATCTGTGATATACTAAATAGTAGGAGGGATGATATATGGCAAAAGCAACATTACAATGTTTTAAATGTAAGCAACAATTTTTACGAAATGAGCTAGTAGAATATGCTAGTCCACGTTCAACTACATTTCATAAATATTGCCCGAATTGTTTAAAAGAACAACAATCACGCGATAAGTTTTCAGAAAGCGTTTGTAATATTTTTGGATTAAAAACGCCAGGACCTCGTATATGGGCTGAACGCAAACGTCTTATGGATACTTATGGTTATACCGATCAAATAATTATTGATTGTTTAAATTATATTTATTTAGTAGAAAAAGCACAAAAATTATCAGAGTCTCTATGTTTAGTTAATCCGCCAACTGTTGAAAAGATGATGAAATATAAGCGACATCAAGAATATGAACAAAATAAGTTGGCTAGTGCTTTTGCAGAAAGTATGAGCTCAACAGTTAAGCCACGAATGGTAAAAATCAAAGAAAACACTTCTACAGTTGGAAAGAAAAATTGGAGTCTTGATGATTTTTTTGATGATTAAGGAGAGATGTAAATGACACTATCAGATAAGACGGCATATCGTCAGATAGTAGGAAGTTTAATGCATAATCTTCTTTTGTTTATAGAATATCCAGATATAAATCCTTATGACTTTGTAGAAGCAAAAGTTGATAGAGCCTGCTTTCTAGTAATACGAGGTATGTACGAAGCAGGAGCAAAAAGTTTAAGTGTATATGAAGTAGATAAGGAATTTGAAAATCAAAAAGGTACCGCGGCCGCGACACAATATTTTAGTAATGGTGGCTTAGAATATTTGAAGAATGCATATGAATTTGCTGAGCCAAGCAATTTTCAAATGTATTATAACCGATTAAAAAAATATTCATTACTTTATCAATTAAAGAAAGCACATTATGATATTAGTAATTTTTATATAGATGATAAAGATGTAGATGACCCATTAAAAGCGAGTGAAGTTCAAAAACATTGCGAAGATTCTAGTCTTGATGATATTTTAGCAGAAGTAGAGGGAAAATTTAACGAAATTAGAAATGATTTTGTAAATGGGACAAAAAGAAATGGCGACCCTGCAAATAGTATTTTTGAACTTATTGATAATTTACAAAAAACTCCAAATATAGGTCCTGACCTTGAAGGAGATATTTTTAGTTCAGCTTGCCGTGGTGCGCGAGAAGGGTGTTTCTTTTTAAAATCCGCAAGTACAAATGCTGGTAAAAGTAGAACATCAGTTTTTGATGCGTGTCGTTTAGCCTATCCTAAAAGATGGTCACATGAAAAAGGAACATTTATTCATGAAATAAATTTTGATGAACCACGACAACCGCGTAAAGTTTTATTCATTGTTACAGAGATGGATGTTGAAGAAATTCAAACAATGATGTTAGCATATTTGTCTGGTGTAGATGAAGCGCATATTCTTACTGGTAGATATGAACCAGGAGAATTACAGCGGGTAAAGTTCGCGGCAACAATAATGCAGGAATATCAAGGTTATTTTTTAATTGAGGAAATCAGTGAACCGAATCTTGTGAATGTTGAAGCAACGATAAAAAAGTATGCAACAGTAGATGGAGTAAAATATGTATTCTTTGATTATATTCATTCAACCGCGAGTATGATGAATCAGTTTGCAAAAAATGGTTTGCGCGAAGATGTTATTCTTATGATGATGGCAAATCAGTTAAAGCAAATCGCAAAAGATTATAACGTTTTTATTTTTTCTGCGACACAGGTGAATGCGAAAGGTATGGAAAGTGATGGAGAGTTTAAAGATGAATCTTGTATTCGTGGTTCAAAAGCTGTGGCAGATAAATGTGATATGGGTTGTGTAATGAGTAGAGTAGACACTAAAATGTGGGATGATTTAGTTCCAAAATTAAGACCATATGTAAGAGACGGTATTATTGACGCGACTTATTTAGAAAACCCTGATTATCGGCCAACTCATATTATAGATATTTATAAAATGCGCCGGGGGCGTTATCGTGGTATAAGAATTTGGTCACACATCCATCTTGGCACTGGAAGAAGAGTAGATTTATTTATGACTTCTTCAAATAATTCGCCAATAGAATGGAAATCTGATACATTCCAAACAGTAATAGAAGAAATGATAGGTAACTGGCGCGAAATGATAAAGGAGGAAGCATAATTGCTAACGACATTACAAAATCAAGACAGTGAACTTGATTTAGCAATAGCAAGCAAAAAAGATATTGTAGATTCAATTACACTTCATGATGTAAAGAATTTTCTTGAAAGTCTTGGAGTAACACAGATTATGGTGAATGAAGATAAGCAATATCTTGTATGCCCAACAATTTGTCATAATCCTATCAATGAAGCTGAATCTATGAAATTATACTGGTATCAAAATAATAAAATATTTAGATGCTATACTGAATGTAATGAAGCAATGTCTATATTTAGATTATATCAAAAATATATGGCATTAAACCATTATCCAGTTACAATAGAAGAGGCTGAAGAATATGTAAAGCAATGTCTAAAACATATTGTTATAAATACAAATAAGGTATCATATAACTATGAATTAGACTTAAATAAATATCAGTTTAATAATAACATTCCAATTCTTGATGAATATCCTAAAGAAGTTTTATCTTATTTCACACATTATTATCATCCAACTTGGCTGCGAGATGGAATAACTCCAGAAGCTATGGATAAATTTCATATTGGATTTTCACTTGGACAAAATAAAATCATTATTCCGCATTTTGATATAAATGGAAGATTAATCGGCATCCGCGGGCGCACATTAGATAAAAAAGAAGCTGAAGCATATGGTAAATATAGACCATTACAAATTGGTAAAATAACTTACGCGCATCCATTACAATTCAATTTATATGGTATACATGAACATCAGAATGGAATTAAAATGCGGCGACAAGCAATTATAGCGGAAGCTGAAAAATCCGTATTACTAGATGATGGATATTATGGAGATTTAAGCAATTGTGTCGCATGTTGTGGTTCAACTTTTAATAAATATCACATTAGTTTATTAACTAATGTTCTTGGTGCAAATGAAATTATTATCGCTTTAGATAAAGAATACACCGATTGGAGAACCGAAAAAGCCAGAAAATATAAAGAACGAATAATATCTATGTGTCGTAAATATAGCAATCAGGCTATTTTTTCTTACATGTGGGATTATGATAATGTATTGGAGGAAAAAGACTCTCCATTTGATAAAGGAAAAGAAGTTTTTGAACATTTATATAAAAATAGAATTAAAGTGAGGTAACTATATGGCACAAATTATTACTGCCCCAAGTATCGAAAAACCAAAATTTATTTCTCTATTTTTAGCGGGTGGTATTACTAATTGTAAAAATTGGCAAGATGAAGTAATAAAAGAATTGGAATTTGAAGATGTTTCTATTTTTAATCCCCGTCAAATAAATTTTGATATAAATGATAAATCCGCGTCTTTTAAGCAAATATCTTGGGAATTTGAAAGATTGGAACAAATGGAAATTTTTAGTATATATTTTTGTGAAAGTAATTCTGACCAACCAATTTGTATGTATGAATTAGGTCGTAATATAATTCGCATACAAAATAGATTCCCCTTTGATTGGCAAAAAAGAATAGTTATTGGAGTAGAAGAAAATTATAAAAGAAAGCAAGATGTAGTTATTCAATTATCACTATGTGCTCCAACAATATTTGTTGATACTTTAGCAAGACCAGTCACTCACGCTCATTATATAAAAAATAAAATAAGACAAATAAGAGGTTAATGATATGATTTACAGACTAAGAAATTATTATACAATGAATCCAGAAAATGCCCTTCAAGAAATTCTAATTGATCGTGGCGTAAAAGATATTGAAAATTTTTTATATCCAACTTCAAAATGCGAACTTGACCCATATGGCCTTGAAAATATTGATTTAGCCGCGGAGATGCTTTTAAGACATTTACGTGCGGATAGTAAAATTATGTTTGTTGTTGACAGCGATGCGGATGGAGTAACTAGTTCTAGTATTTTATGGCTTTATATTAAACATATTTTTCCAAAAGCAAATTTAAATTTTACTATGCACGAGCATAAACAGCATGGACTAGATGATAAGATTGACTGGTTAGAAACTTTAAATGATATTAATTTAGTTATCTGTCCAGATTCTGCAAGCTATGATGTAGAAGAACATTCCAGATTAGCTGAATTAAATATTGATTGCCTTGTGCTAGACCACCACGAACAACTTTATGATACTGATGGCAATCCAGTCATTTCTACTGCTCCAAATACAGTAATAGTAAATAATCAGCTGTCTCCGCATTATGAAAACAAGTCTCTTTGCGGCGCAGGTGTAGTATATAAATTTTGTGAAGTGTTAGATGAAATTCTTGGCATTCATCAAGCACAAGAATATATGGATCTAGTTGCACTTGGAGAAATCGCTGATGTTATGGATAGAACAACAGCTGAAACTAATTATCTTATGCTTGAAGGTCTTTCTAATATTCAAAATAAGGGTTTTCAAACTTTGTTAGCATCTCAGTCTTATTCTTTAAAAGAAAAAGCTACTTTTCCATGGAACGGCTTAACTCCTATTGACATTGCCTTTTATATTGCTCCTTTAATCAACGCTCTAACTCGTGTTGGGTCAATGAAAGAAAAAGAAGCAATGTTCTATTGTTTTGTAGAACCGGATAGAGTTCTTCCAAGTACGAAACGCGGAGCGAAACTAGGTGACACGGAGACTGCCGCAGAACAAACAGCGCGTGTAGGCAAAAACGCAAAGGCTCGTCAAGATAAGCTAAAAGAAAAGGCTATTGACTTAATTGATTTCAAAATTCAAAAGAATGATTTGGCAAGTAATAATATTATTTTAGTAGAAATTGAACCAGAAGATAATATTCCGCCTGAACTAACTGGACTAGTCGCAATGGCTATTGTAAATAAATATAATAAGCCAGTTATGATTGGTCGCCGCAATGATAAGGGTGAAATCAATGGAAGTATTCGTAGCAGCGGAAACTTCGCTGGATTACCTAGCTTTAAGCAATTCCTTGAAGAAAGTAATTTAATGAACTATGTTGCTGGACATGATGCCGCGGCAGGCTTTGGAATTAATGCTACATTAGATGAACGACTATTAAATTATAGTAATGCAGTTCTTAATGATGATGATTTTAAGAAGTGTTATACTGTTGATTATATTCTTGATGCTGGCGATAATAATACTGAACTGCTCACAGTGTTAGCTTCACACCCAGAGTTTTTCGGTAATCATATAGATGAAATTAAATTTGTAATTAAAAACATTACGCTTTCAAATGTTATGGCTATGGGCGCAAATAAGGATAGTATGAAGATTTCTTGTAATGGTGTTGATTATGTAAGATTTAAGGATATGGATTTTGTTGACACCGTTATGAATAATAGAATGGATAAACTTACAGTTTATGGGCGTGCAAATTTAAATACTTTCGCTGGCCGCACATCAATTCAAGTATTTATTGATGATTATGAACTTTTAAAGGATGAAAATAAATATGATTTCTAAAGATATTGAATGTTTTAAATGTAAATATGGAGAAAATTGTCCTGTTCTTTGGTCTAGGCATAATGCCGCCTGTTTAACAATTCGTGAAGAAAAAGATGAATATGAAGAACAATTAGACTGGGATTATAGGGCACATGAATATCTAGATAGTTGACAAAAAGAAAATTCTATGATATAATAATTATAGAATAAAGAAAGGAAGTGATTGTGTGAGTAAATACCCTGGTAGTCTTCATAATCACACGGATTATAGCAATGAGACTTTACGAGATTGTATTAATAAAGTAAATTCTCTAATTGATACAGCAATTAATTTGGACCATGAGTGTGTAGCAATTACAGACCATGAAACCATTTCAAGTTATATTAAGGCTGAAAAATATTATAACAAAATTAAAAAGGAACATCCAGATTTTAAACTTATTCGTGGTAATGAAATTTATCTTACACGAAATGATTTAAATGCGACAAATTATGATAAAAATAAAGATAGGTATTTCCACTTTATTCTTCTTTGTCGTGATTTAGAGGGTTATCATCAGATTTGTGAACTATCTACTCGTGCCTGGCGTCGTTCTTATATTAGTCGTAGATTAAGGAGACGTCCAACTTATTACCGAGATTTAAAGGAAGTTGTTAAACCAAATCAAGGACATTTAATTGCTTCATCTGCGTGTCTTGGCTCACAACTAGATAAGTTTCTTTTAAGATATATGGATACTGGTGATGAAGAATTTTATAAAACAGCTAAACAATGGTGTCTATATATAGAAGATATATTTGGTCGTGGTAATTTTTATCTTGAATTGCAGCCATCAAATAGTAAAGAACAGATATTTGTAAATCAGCATCTTGTTAAGATAAGTAGAGAATTAAAGCTCCCTTATATTATTACAACCGATAGCCATTATCTGCGGCCAGAAGATTCATTCATTCACGAATCTTTCCTAAATGCGCAAGATGGCGAACGCGAAGTAAGAAGTTTCTATGAAACAACTTACATGATGAGCGATGAGGAAATTCGTTCGTTCTTTCCTTATCTTGAAAAAGAAGAAATTGAGACGGCATATTATTACATTAGAGAAATCAAGAATAAGTGTGAAGATTTTTCAATCTTAAAGCCGTTGGAAATTCCTATGCTGCCTTGGCGTGAGTTTCATGCGCGCACGCAAGAGGAGATAGATAAGTATATTAGTTATATTCCAGAATTAGATAAATTTCTTCATTCCCCTTATCGTGCTGATAACGAATTGTTTTTTGCTGTTATAGATGGAATCCAAAAGCACGAAGATTTACAGAATCAAAAAGCATATGACGCTTTAAATGAGTGTTTAAATATGACTTGGATTTCTAGTGAAGTAAATAAAGCAAGATGGTCAGCCTATTTCCTCAATCTTCAAAAGATTATTGATGAATGTTGGAACGCCGGAACATTAGTTATGCCCGCACGTGGTTCTGGCGGTGGATTTTTACTTCTATATGCGTTAGATATTATTCAAATTAATGCTTTGCGCGAAAAGACAGCCATGTATCCTTGGCGTTTCCTTAATCCTGCGCGTGTATCTGTTCTTGATATTGATGTAGATATTTCTGGTATTAAGCGTGCGCAAGTATTGGAGCATTTAAGAAAGTATTATGGTGAAAACCGAGTATCAAATGTAGCAACATTTAAACTAGAAAAATCTAAATCAGCAATTCTTACTGCGTGTCGTGGCTTGGGAATTGATGTAGATAATGCACAATATATTTCTTCTTTGGTTACACAGGAACGTGGCCAGGCATATACATTACATCAAATGTATTATGGCGATGAAGAAAATGGTATTAAACCAAATCCAACTTTTGTTGAAGAAATAAATAAGTATGATAAACTATGGGAAGTTGCTAGTAAAATTGAGGGACTAATTTGTGGATACGGTATTCACGCGGGCGGTGTCGTGTTTAAGGATAAGGATTTCACTGAATCTAGTGCACTTATGCGCGCACCAGATGGAACAATTATTACACAGTTTGAACTTCATGATTTGGAAGATGTTTCAGAAATTAAAATGGACCTTCTATCGGTTGAAGCCGCGGATAAAATCCAAACCTGTCTTGAAATGTTAATTAAGGATGGATATATTGAAAAGTATCCAACTTTACGTGAAACATATGAAAAGGCATTGGGTGTATATAACATTCTTCGTGATGACGAAGATATGTGGAAGTTAGTAGATGAACATAAAATTGTAAGTCTTTTCCAAATGGAAAAGGCAAGCGGTATTCGCGGTATTTCACTAACTCATCCAAAAAATGTTGATGACTTAGCAACTTTAAACTCGGTCATTCGTCTTATGGCGTCAGAAAAAGGTGCAGAAGCACCACTAGATAAATACGCTCGTTTTCGTAAGCATCCTAATGATTGGGAAACTGAAATGATTCAGTATGGTCTTTCAAATAAAGAACGAGAATTACTTCATGAACAATTAGATGTTTCAGATGGTTTGTCAATTACACAGGAACAATTTATGAAATTAGTTCAACTACCAGAATGCGGCGGCTGGGACTTACAATGGGCTGATAGACTTCGTAAAAGTATTGCGAAGAAGAACCCAAAAGAATATGAGCAACTAACCAAAGAATTTTATGAACGAGTAGATGAAAAGAATCTTAGTAAAAAATTTTGTCATTATGTTTGGGATGTTCAAATTGCGTTAAGCCGTGGATATGGTTTTAATGCAAGTCATACTTATGCTTACTCTATTATTGCTCTTCAAGAAATGAATTTAGCATATAGGTATCCAATTGTGTATTGGAACACAGCAAATCTGATAGTAGATAGTGGTGGAGTTCAAACCGAAGATATTGATGAAGAAGATGAAGATGAAATTCAAGCTGTCTTATTAGAAAATAGCATTGAATATATGAACACTTCTGAATATTTAGATGAAGAAGAATCTGATGAAGAAGAATGGGAAGAAGCAAATGAAGAAACAACCGAAGCAACGGCAGATAAGAAAAAGAAAAAGAATAAAGTCGTTGATTATGGACGTATCGCCTCAATTATTGGTAAAATGGGCGATTATGGAATTAAAGTATCTCCACCTGATATCAACCAATCTTCTTTTACATTTACACCTGTCGCAAAAGATAATGTTATTCTTTACGGGCTACGCGGCATCACTCGCGTCTCCACGGACAAGATTAATGAAATCATGGCTATGCGACCATATGAGTCATTAAAGGATTTCTTAATGAAAATTAAAGTAAATAAGCTTCAAATGATAAATTTAATTAAGTCTGGTGCGTTTGATAACATTGAGAATATTCCGCGCGAAGAAATTATGGCAAAATATATTGACATGATTGCTGATAAGAAGCAAAGATTGACTCTTCAAAATATGTCAATGTTGATTGCGAAAAATCAGATACCTGCTGATATGCAGTTCTATGCGAAATTATTCTCGTTTAATAAGTTTCTAAAAACCTGTAAGGATGGAATTTATTATGAATTAAATGAAGCCGCGATTAACTTTATTGATAATCATTTTGATATAGATATTGTTGAAGATGGCACAAGAGTTTTACAAAAAACTTGGGATAACATTTATAAGAAGGCAATGGAACCAATGCGTCAATATTTAAAAGATAATAAAGAAGAAGCATTGGCAAAGTTAAATAAGGCTTTATATGATGAAATTGCTGATAAGTATGCCGATGGTAATATTAGTAAGTGGGAAATGGACAGTATCTCATTCTATTATCACGAGCATGAATTGGCAAAAGCCAAGAATGATTTTGATGATTTCTTCAAATTATCGGAAGAACCTGAAATTGAATATAGTTTTCCTGGAAGTAATGGCCAAGAAATAAAGGTATATAAGTTATTTAAAATCATTGGGACTGTAATTGATAAGGATAAGAATCGTAATACAGTTACACTCTTAACTCCGACTGGTGTTGTAAATGTAAAAATTTATAAGAACCAATATGCAATTTATGATAAGCAATTGAGCCAGCGCGGAGATGACGGTAAGAAACATGTAATTGAAAAGAGTTGGTTCGCGCGCGGAACAAAACTTATGGTTCAGGGCATTCGTCGCGGAAATGATTTTATCCCAAAGAAAAAGAAACAGTCAATTTATCCAATTATTTCAAAGATAACAAATGTAGATGAATATGGAAACTTAACTTTCCAATATGAGCGTGCGGAGGTAGAAGAATGATAGGGTTAGTTGATTATGATATATCTAATTTTTCTTCCTCTAAATTTATCATTCCTAATCTTGAAATAATGAAATTAGCAACTTACTACAAAACCGAAGAAAATCGGTTTTGTAGATTGTTGTCTTTGAATGAAGAAGATTTGTCTGGATATGAAAAGATTTATTTTTTCAGTGAAGGACACGCAGTTCCAAAAGTGCCAGAACAATTCTTGCGCTCGCCTGTTGTGGAATATGGTGGTACAGCTTTTACGAATGGAAAATATATTCCATTTGAAAATTCAATTATAGACTTTACTATTCCGCGACCTGCGATTTATAAAGAATATCTTAAAGGAAAATATGATGACGGCATAAAAGCAAAAGTTATATCTAATGTATTAGATAATAGTTATTATCGTTGTTATGCGGGCGAAGAGAAATTACCAATTCCGCCCATCATGTCAAACAAACGATTAATCATGTATGACCGCGAATTTTTCTATCCAAATTGGCGCGATATATTAGAGGATATTAGTAATAGAAAACCATCTTCTATTGTAAGAATACATCCTATCGTTTGTAAAAAATTATCCGAGTTTTTTGAAATAAGAAATTATCCCAAAATGACTCGTTCAAATACAATTATATTTGATTTAGATATACCATTAGATGAAGTGTATTACATGACTAATAAATATAAAAATTATTTAAAAGCAGATATTACTCCTTATTCTAATGTTTATATACAACTTGGTGGAAATTTTGCAACAAGTTTTCAATACTTCAAAGATATGATTTATAAAATGAATTTATTATACTGCCTTTGGAGCGTTGATATACCAATAAAAATTTTATATGAACCACCATTTATCGGATATAAAAATCCATTGGCGAATCTATCTATTCGCATTGAGCGGTGGGCGGATGTAACCAGAAAAGATAACTATTCAATAATTTTAAATGATAGAATAAATACTAAAAAGAAAAATCCAGCAATGGATGAACGAGAATTATTATTAAAATTTTATCCATCGGCAAAAGACTTATTTACCCAGTCTCACGAGATGGTTGCGAAAGGAGGAAGGTGGAGAATATGAGGATTGATGATATTATTCAAACTCGTGAACAGCTTAATAAAGAATTAAGAATGGCTCTTTCCACTATGGAGCGAAAAGATACCATACAAAAAATAAAGCTTGCTATTATTGACAATCAAAAGCATTGTCCGCATACAAGCACAAAGTATAATTGGGAAATTACAAATGATACTTGTCCTTATTGTGGTTTCCATTTTAGCACTGGCGGCATTTGGAGGGAAGATGAAAATGATTAAGGTTATTAAGAGAAATGGTTCAGAAGTTGATTTTGATAAATCTAAAATTATAAATGCTATTAGAAAAGCTTGGATTCAAGTGTATAATGATTCTACGCGCGAGGAGCCTGAATATTTTACTATTATAGCAGATAGTATTGAGCGTGTAGCTAATCAAACTTTCACTGATAGTGGAAAATATCTTACTGTTGAAAATATTCAAGAATTGGTTGAAGATGATTTAGCAGCTTTTGACCGCCTCGTAGAAAAGGCATATATTCGTTATCGCTATAAGAGGGGCGTAATGCGTTCTTGCTCTGATGAATTTATCCGTTCTATTAGTGAGAAACTAACCGCTTCTAATGTTCAAAATCAAAACGCTAATGTTGATGAGCATTCATTTGGCGGTCGCGTAGGCGAAGCATCAGATGAAATGATGAAGCAGTATGCTCTTGACTTCTGTATGTCGGAAATGGCGAAGAACAATCATTTAAATAATGAAATTTATATTCATGATTTAAGTGCTTACGCGGTTGGTATGCATAATTGTTTATCTATTCCTTTTGATAAGTTATTAGCAGAAGGTTTTAATACCAGACAGACTGATGTGCGGCCGGCTAATTCCATTAATACTGCTTTCCAGCTTGTTGCTGTTATTTTCCAGCTTCAATCATTGATGCAGTTTGGTGGTGTTTCTGCGACTCATTTAGATTGGACTATGGTGCCCTATGTAAGAAAGAGCTTTTGGAAGCATTTTAAAGATGGATTAAAATGGTTTGGAGAGGGTAATGAAAATCATTATTTCTTAAATGTAGATATTTCTAAAATGCCTATTGAGCCTTATCATAATTTAACAGTTGATGAAGGGGTGCTTCCTTTAGTGCAAACTGCAAAAGTAACCAAAGCTTATAAATATGCAATGGAAATGACAGAGCGTGAACTTAGTCAAGCAGTAGAAGGAATGTATCACAATCTCAATACACTCCAATCCCGTAGCGGCAATCAACTTCCATTCACTTCAATTAACTATGGAACCTGCACACTACCAGAAGGTCGTATGGTAATTCGCGCGCTACTTGAAGGTTCTATTAAGGGCGTAGGTAAATTACATAAAACGCCTATTTTCCCTTGTGGTATTTTCCAATTAGGTAAAGGTATCAATCGTGAACCTGGCGATCCAAATTATGACTTATACCAATTAGCTTTGAAGTCAACAGCGCAGCGTATTTATCCTAATTACGCAAACATTGATTGGTCTGGTAATGCCGGATATGATAAGAATGACCCAAAGACTTATTTTTCTACAATGGGCTGTCGTACAGCAAATGGTGCTGACATTAATGCTGAAGAAGGCACTAATCCTCAGACTAAGGATGGACGCGGCAATATCTGCCCCGTAACCATTATTATGCCAACACTTGCTATGGAAGCAGAGGAAAAAGCAGCACTACATAATTTAAATGCTAATAATTTAAATGCTGTTTTTGAATCAGAAGTAGTAGATAACTTTATGGAATTACTAGATCAAAAAATCCACGAAGCCAAAGATATGCTATTAGAACGCTTTGAATGGATTTGCGGCCAGAGTCCAGCATCCGCGAAGTTTATGTATGAGAATGGGACTATGTTGGGTTATCATCCAGAAGAAGGTATCCGCTCAGCTTTAAAGCATGGAACCATAGTAATCGGTCAACTTGGTTTAGCTGAAACACTTCAAATCTTAATTGGGTGCGACCATACCACCGAAAAAGGAATGAAATTAGCAAAGCAAATTGAACAATTATTTAAAGATCGTTGCGCTGAATTTAAGAAAGAGTATAAGTTAAATTTCGGTGTATATTATACTCCGGCCGAAAATCTCTGCTACACCGCTATGAAGAAGTTCCAAAAGAAGTATGGCGAAATTAAAAATGTCAGCGACCATGAATATTTCACCAACAGTATCCATGTTCCTGTATGGCATGATATTTCTGTATTTGATAAAATTGATATTGAAAGTCAACTTACAGGATATTCCAGTGCCGGATGTATTACTTATGTAGAATTACCTTCTGGTGTAAAAAATAATCTTGAAGCACTTGAAACTATTGTCAATTATGCGATGGATCATGACATACCTTATTTTGCAGTCAATGTGCCTCTTGATACATGTATGGACTGCGGCTATGCGGATGAAATTAATGATACCTGCCCACAGTGCGGCAGTCATAATATTCAGCACTTACGTCGTGTAACGGGCTATTTAACAGGCGATTATAAAACTGCGTTTAATTGGGGCAAGCAGAAAGAAACAGAAGCACGTGTAAAACACGTTCATTAACTATGAGTAAAATTGCTGGAATCTATTGGGATGATACCGCGGCTGCGCCAGGTATCTCCCTCTCGGTCTATTTTTCTGGATGTCACTTCCATTGCCCCGGTTGTCATAATCCAGAAGCACAAGATTTTAATTTTGGAGAAGAATTTACTCCAGAAACTATTCGTGAAATACTTACGAAGTTAAGAAAAAATGGAGTTGAACGTAGACTTTCCATTCTTGGCGGCGAACCACTTTGTCCTGAAAATCGCAAGGCGGTATATGATTTAATTAGCATTTGCCGCAAAATTTATCCACAAATGAAAATATATATTTGGACTGGATATACTATTGAAGAACTATTTGAAGAAGGGGACGAAATTATTAATATGATTTTTAAACATACTGATTGTATTATTGATGGACGTTTTGAACTAGATAAGCGTGATATTACTCTTCCTCTCCGCGGTTCTTCTAATCAAAGAATTATTTATTTAAATGAGCAGGCATAAGCCTGCTCTTTTCTTTTTACTTGACTTTTTCAAAAAACCATGATATAATTAATTGTAAAGTAAAGGAGTGGTTGTGATGTAGATGTTGTATGGAATAATAGGAATACTTACAATTATAATAATTATACTAGGTGTAAAACTAGGACAGAAGATTTCAATTGATAATAAGCAATTAGAAGTTTATAAGAAAGAAATCTTTGAAGCGGAAGGAAGAGTAGAAAAACTTCGTTTTCAAAAAGATGAATTAACAAAAGATATTAAAACACAAACTGATTTGGTTAGTGAATATAATGATAAATTAATTGAAATTCAAAATAAGTATAAACGAGAATTAAATAAGAAAACGACAGATTTAGACTTATATTTTGAAAATCAAAAACTTACACGTCAGTCAGAAATGGATACAGACTTTGAACGATTGTGGCGTGAAAAAGAAGAAAATTTAAAAACCAAATATATTCAGTTTGAGCGCGAAGAATTAGAGAAAGAGCATAAGTTTAGACAGGAAGTTCAAAAAGTAATTGATTCTGCGCGTGAAAGCCAAGAAAATATTCTAGCAGAGACTCGCGCGCAACAAGACCGTTTTGAAGGACTACTACTTCCTTTAAGACAATATGAAATGGAACAACAGGAACGTTTATTTTATACAATACAAGTTCCTGATGAATATAAAGATGATATTAATTTCTTAATTACTACTGTTTCACAAAAAGTCCAGCATCCCGATATTATAAATAAACTTGTATGGGCTGAATATGTGAAACCTTATATAGATGGAACTTTTAAGCGAGTTGGAATAGAAGATAAGCCTGGCATTTATAAAATTACAAATATTGATACTGGTAAATGTTATATTGGTAAAAGTACCAATGTTAAAAAAAGAATTACTGACCACTTTAAAAGTTCAATTGGTATAAAAACAATCGCAGACCAAGCAGTACACCATGAGATATGGAAAACAGGTTTTTGGAATTGGACGATTGAAATAATTATTTATTGTGAGAAAGAGCAATTAAATGAATTAGAAAAGTATTATATAGATTTCTTTAAAAGCCAAGAATTTGGATATAATAAAAATGTTGGTGGTGGGGGATAATGGAAATTATTAAATATGAAGGTAATTCAAATTATATAATTATTTTATATAAAGAAAAAGATAAATTATTTGTTTTATATGCTCTTACAAATGCATTGTTTATAGATAGCGAAAATGAGGAAGTAGATATAGACGGTTGCTTTTCCCGTATTACAAAATTTGTTTTAAACCGCCATGTTGCTGTGCATATTCCTCTTATTGAAAGAGAAAATAATAAAGTATTTTCTATCATTCAAGTAGATAATGAAAAAGCATATGATTTAATTAAAACAGTAGTGGAGGATTTACTATGAGTGAAGAAATTTTTGCTACTGGCTTAACTACAGAGCATGATAGCCTAGAATCGATTGAAGCTGAAACTACGGCTGCTATTGAAAATAAATCGCAAGAACTACAATTTCATAATCGTGCCCAGCGTAGAGCGTTCGCAAAGAAACTTGGCAAGTCTGGGCGCGCGAAAATGGGCACCATATCAGAGACAGCTAAAAAGCTTAATTATATAAATCTAATTGAACAACTACGAGAACTAAATGAGAAAAAGGAGAATGAAAATTATGAAGATGCTACTGAAGACAGTTGACACTTTCCGTGTTGAAGATGAAGAAGAGGCTGTTCGCCTAATTGAAGAATATAAGAATAATCAAAATACAGAAGGTTACTCTCTAACTAAGTCTGGCTATGTTCTAAAGAATAAGAAGTCCAAGGGCGAAATTATTGATAGTTGGGCTATCGTAACAGTAGAGAGAACTTTTACTGAATAAGGAGACAATAACTATGGAAAACAATTTTACAAATTTCGCAGATATGGTATCTAATGATGAAAATTTACAGCCTATTATGGATGCCATTGAGCAGATTATGGCTATTCCAGAAGATAGTTTAAATAATGAAAATATTGATGTCATGATTGGCATGATTTCTGGAGCCTTTACTGATAAAATTCGCAATGATTCTGTCAATGAAATGATTAAGAATTTTGAGGAAGAAGGGCTTACTCGTGCGGCCGCGCATGAAAACATTGAGTCTTCAAAGATTGCTATTAAGGAAGCAATTGATGAACTAAAGCCTTCCGCTAATAAGCGTCAGATTCTTGAAGGTATTTTCTCAATTTTCTATGATATTTTTGATGCCGCATTAGAACGCTATCATAATTATAATATCGTTCTTCCAATTAAGCTGGATGATGGCGCGACCGTTCCTACTTATGCGCATGAAACCGATGCTTGCGCCGACCTTTATGCCGCAGATGATATGGTACTTCCAGCGCATACCTTTAGTAATATGGTTAGAACTGGCGTGCATATTGCTCTTCCAGAAGGCTGGATGGCAATGATTTTCCCACGTTCTAGTATTGGAGCCAAGACGCAGAATCGTCTATCAAATAGTGTTGGTAT